ACTATCTGTGGAGAGACAGCTGGAAGACGGCATACGAAAACTTCTTGCGCGGAACAAAGTGTGTAGAGACAAGAGCACGGGCATACCTGTCCTACGACTTCACGATAAAAGAAGGATTCATTACTAATATGGCCATGAGCCAGACGCAGAATCCGATCAACATGGTGTCGCTGTCATTCCAGATGTATGTCACTAGAGAGGTGAATGTGCAAGGTAGAGAGGCGCTATTGAAAGACGCAAAAACTCTTCTTGAGAACGCAAACGCGCTTCCGGCTGACCTCGAGGCTCGCGCACAAGAAAAGATCGACTCGATTTAATATGCCATCTAAGAATCTTTCATTTAAGGTTTACATCGAGGGGATCGAGGTCCCGTTTAGTGAGTGCACAATTTCGATTTTCCCAAACGCTCCAACGTCAGCAAACATATCTCTTATCCCGTCAAACGGAGCATTCAAACTAAGGCCGAGATCGCTTGTGCACGTTTTTTACATGGATGATTTTGATAACAAGATAGAGTGGCGGCTTCTTTGGGAAGGTGAAATTATAGGGATAGGTTACTCCCAACAGGCCGGAGGAAGCAGGAGCGCTATCGCTCAGTGTATCGATTTGTCTGGATATTGGGCGCACACGAAGCAGTACTTCATGAATGCGGAAGATTTTGGAGAGGGTGGGAAGATAGTAGCCTTTCTTGGCCTGAAACAAGTCGAGGTCACCGTGGACGGCAAGCTATCCACATTCTACTCAAGGTATTTCGGGCCAGGGGTGTCTATTCTAGACTCAGTCCTAACGATGCTTAGGGACTTCACTGACAGGCTTGTCTTCTACAGCGATGTTAATTCTCGTGTAAATCTTAATGCTAAGATTGACGCGGCTCCAGACGAAGCAGTCGCGAAGCTTATTGAAGCAAGGACAATAGAAGACCTTGTTGACCAGAGCATGGGGCACTTGGGCGGAAACGCAACGATTCTAGATATTGTTAATTCGATCAAGGGGGTTATTTACTACTCCCACGTAAATGTCGGACCGCCAGTATTTGAGAGCAAGCCTGAAGAGGTCGCGATAAAGACATTTGCAGAAGCTCCAACAGACGGCACAAGAAAAGACGATATAAAGCAAGAGGAGCCACAGCGCGTTGAGACTGGGACTCCTAGAAAGTTTACTCGTTCAAACTATTATAGGAGCTTTATATTTAAGCCAACAACGCACTTTACAATTCCGCCGATGTGCAATGTCATGTTCCCAGACGTCATCAGCGGGATAAACTATTCTCGCTCGTATATTAGCGAACCAACAAGACTTAAACTAAAAGCGCATCCGTACGCGGTCAATACTCCAGAGGGCCAATCAGAAAACCTTCAGCCACTTTATTTCGCTCCAGCGGAACTCGGGGCCGTACTAGACACATTGGGCGTTTCAACGATCAAGAGTTCTGAGGTTATTGGCTTAAGAAGAGATGATGTGGACACAACGAGTTCTAGCGCTGACAGTGTAAAGCCAAGGTTCTTTATGATTACCGAGGAAGAGCTAGAAAAGGGAGTCCTTTCTATAGATGCTCCACTCGCGTATGGAAGATACAACGCAACAAGCGCCGCGGAGGGCGAGCCGCACAGGAATCTTGCTAGAGTGGCTGAGTATTCATACTTGCTTATGAAGTACGAAAGCCGGTCGATAAACATTGTTGGTGAGTTCAATCCGCATGTCGTGGCAGATTTCCCCGCCATAGCATTCTCTGCCCCAAGGAGCTATCTGTTCAACGTATCTAGCATTATGCACACCATAAGTGGATCTGGAGGAAGTCAGACACAGATATCCGGAACACACACACGCGAGCTGGACGCGGACAACACAGAGGATCTTCCTGTTCTTCCTGCATGGATTAGCGAAAGCTACCTTCCGGACACAGCGGAGCTAACCTATAGGAAGCTACTCGGCTGTGGGTCTCTTCAGACCAGCGAAAGCGCTGCAGACGGGAAAACGAATAAAGACGTTGGGATTGCTTTAATAACGCAGAAGGAAAAGGAAGACAAGCCATTAATGCTTACGGCCGACATTGTTGACATTCCAAATGCGACATCAAATCTTTCAGGCGTTGAAAAGCCCCCAGAGACAAGCGCTGCAAAGAAGGCTGCAGTAAGGAATAACAAGGTCTACAACTTTGCAAAATTGGCGAATAGGATTTACGCGTTAGACAAGAGCAAGGATACAGGCACGTCAGAATGGGACCAGGCAGAGGATAAGTATCAGTATGCTGATAAGTATAGGCGTAGAGAAGGAATCGCGACCATGAACCAGGTTTTTGTGGATCACTATGGTCTGTCTCCAGGTGGAGACGTGAATACTAGAGATAGATCGGCTTCTGAGTGGACCAAGGAAGGTGGAGGCGGCCCGTTTGACTATAGCCTTAAAAAGCAGATAGAGGGGCAGTCTACTCTAAGAAGCGGCAATAGAAAAATCATTACTAGCGATAGGCATAAACAGGTTGTTGTGAAGGCGTATGTTGAAGAAATAAAGCAATTAGCTTTGAGAGGGTAGCGTGGCAGAAGATATTAAAAAGCAGGACCAGGATCTTTGGAAGCAGTGGAACAAAACCAAGGACCACGGCGCTCTCAGTGATCTTCTAAAGTCGATGAACCCCATGATTCAAAAGCGCGTTAACGCCTTTGAGGCAGCGCCGGTTCCAAGGTCAGCAATCGAGGCCGAAGCGAAGAAGCTTGCTCTTAAAGCATTTCAAACGTATGACCCGAATAGAGGGACACAGCTGAATACGCACGTCGGGAACTACCTCCAGAAGGTCTATCGTTATGTCTCTGGCCTTCAGAACGTCGCAAGGATCCCAGAGCATCGGACCATGAAGATTCAGACATTCAAGAATGTTAAGGCAAGCATGGAATCGTCGAAGGGCCGCGAGCCCACCATAGATGAGCTTTCAGACGAGCTTGGGTGGAGCCCTAATGAAGTTTCGCGCATACAAACAGAACTCAGAAAAGACCTATCACATTTTGGGTCATTTGGAGACACCAGATTTGTAGACTTCGATAGGACAAACGAAACGATTAACTTCGCGTACTATGAGCTCACACCGAAGCAGAAACTTATATTTGATTACGGCGTTGGTGCTAACGGCAAGGAAAAGCTTTCTATCTCTCAGATCGCCACTCGCCTAAAGATGACTGAAGAGGACGTTATTAAGGCTAGATCAGAGATAACAAATAGAATCAAGGAACGCATGTAGCGTGGCTAACGAGACTGGCTTCCCAATAAAGAAGGCAAGCCTCGGAACCCTTATAGGTTCCGCATCGGCCAGCGTTCCTGCAGAAGCATCCAGGGACATGGTTCCTTTGCTTACAAACCCGAACGCAACCGTGACTAAAAATGAGGTTAGAGACCACGCCGTTGATCTGGCTTCAAGGGTGGCCTCTGACGTCGTTGAGAACGCGAAGTTTCTTGATTCATTTGCGAGTTCTGAGTCGGCATTAACAGACGGGCTCAAAACAAAGGTAATCTCTGGGATTGATCCTGAACTAAGTGCGATCACGTCTTTAACAGGGGAAACAGAAAGCATTCCAGAGCTCGTTAAAAACTCGATTGCAAAAATTGTTGGGACGATAAATATAACTGGATATTCAGATCTCATCACAAGAGGCTCAAAGGACCTAATAGGGGACCTTACGAGCCAAAAGGCTGGTGGGTCTATTTTGATCGGTCTTGGGAAAGAGAACGTAGGAAACGTCAGGGTTACAGATGTTTTGCGTGGAGACTTCTCTGGTATCAAGTCTATCCCAGCTACGTTCGTATCTGTTGCCGAAGCCAAGCTTAGTAAGGCTTTTGGTCTTATGGGGTACGCCATAAATGCCGACCCAGCCGGTGTATTTCATATAGGGAAAAGCGGGATAGTTAATCTTATCGCGCTTCTCGCAGACAAGAATAAGATCCTGGACGACATTGATCAGATAGTTGATGACATCTACAGCCGGCTGGCCGTTATTGGGCCAGATTGGTATGGATTCAGCAGAAGGCAAGAGATCGTTGATGCGAGAAACAAGCTACACGACGCCGACGTAAGGCTCACGACTGTTAAGAGCGCCGTCATAAACACGGGGTCTTTCCAGGAAGAAACATTCGACGCCGCGAAGACAGACATACATGACGCAAAGGATATAGTCTGCAACTTCAAGGCTATCTACGAGCGCATATTCCCTGGAGCTCAAATCGTCCAGGCGGTAGAGATACTGGCCCTCCTAGAATATCTAAACACCAAGATACTTCTTCTAGAGAAGAAGCAGCGGTTCATCGACAATGCCAAGAAAGCGATGGAAGAGTTCATCCCGAACTTCCAGTTTGCCGGAGGAGAGCCGCTTGGCGGAACAGTTGCGAAAAGGCTGAATAACGTTGGTGCTGGGATGCTTGAGATGCTTCAGGAAGAGATCCGCAGCATCATTGCGTCAATGGATGCAGACATCGAAAAGAATAGCGAGATTCGATTCATAATTGATACCAAGATTTGGTGTATTCAGCTTGGGATCGTCCTAGAGACAACAAGATTCACTGGTGGCGTGGTGGATGATTACCTATCTAACGACCCAGACGGGTACAAAACAGACTTCCAGTTTAGAGCCGACACGAGCAAGCTGATATCGTTTCCAGACTTCACTCAGCTTATACATACGCTAAAAGCTTTCAAGCAGGCGGCTGAGGAGAAGCTTGTTAATGATACAAGTCTTCCTAATATCGCAAACCTTGTATCGCAGATCCACTCTTTGACTGCCGCGGAACGCGCAAACAACGATAGTCTTACAAACGCGTTCTCTGGGTTTGCTGGTCCGGCAGTCTCTATGGTCGCTGGAGCTCTCGCGGTTATAGAGGACCTTGGGCTAGACAGGCTTGCAAAGATAGCAAGGAACGGAGACTGGAACGAGTTCTGGAAAACGACGGCAGACACGGCCACCTCAACCGGATCATTCGCGAGCACACTAACAAGCGCAATGGCGCTCGTTCGCCAAGGTGGCGGAGCGTCAAAGCTAAAGGCTCAGGACGCAATATTGAGGGTTATCAAGAATAGGCAGAGGTCGGAACAGCTTTCTGCTGCTGTGAACTCCGGATTTGATAGGTCGGCTATCCAGCTTGCATTTAAACCTAAGTTGATTGAAATCCAGAATATATTAGAATCTGCAGAGTCTCTGGAATTAACAGCGTGACAAAATGCCAGATATTAGAGTAACAGTACCAAACAGGCACAACTTCATCATTCCAACCAGCACCAATTTCCCATTGGCGATCGGTGGACTTGGTGAGCTTATTCAGATTATTTACAAGAGCCTTCTCACTACACCTGGAAACGACATCTTTAATCCTCAGTATGGCGCAGGCATTGCCGCGATACTCCCATCTGCTGCCAACAGGAAAAGCGAGCAATCTGTTCGCTCTGACGTGTCTATCGCTATTATGAAGGCAGAGGAAGACATCAAGAGGCTTCAATCTGTAAGCAAGGATCAGCTAACTGCTGACGAAGCCCTTGATTCCCTTGGCGTGGTATCGCTTGAATTTGATATAGAGCAAGCGCTGTGGAGTCTTGAGTTGTCTGTTACTTCTAGAGCTGGGATTACTGCGATTGTCGGTCTTGATATTAATGGCTTGGCTATCACTGGTTAGGAGGCTTAAATGGCATTCGATCTTCCAGCGATTAAATTCATAGAAACTCTCCTGAAGGAGAATTTCCCAGACTTTGATCTCCGTGAGGGAACGGCCTACAGAGATATGCTTATCAAGCCGACAGCCCTGATCCTTCAGCCGTATCGAGATCAGGCGAACATCATTAAGAGAAATATGTCTCTTCTGAACTTCGACACAATGTTCGATGAGGAGCTTGACTCCCTGGTAGCAAATGTGTTCGTTGATAGGAAGGGCGGGACTCCTTCGGTTGGCTCGGTAAGAGTGTTTTTCTCAAGCCCTAGGGACGTCACGATAGACCAGGACGTTCTATTCCTTACTGATGACCAGATTCAATTTCGTCCGATCAATCAGACAACGACCACAAGCGAAGCAATGCGCCTAAACACTGACGGCGTGATGTTTTTCATCGATGTTAATTGCATTGCCGTCAACTCTGGAGAAACAGGAAACGTCGACGCCGGAAGGATCGTGTTCACAACCGGAGCGCCTAGCGGAGTCATCAGAGTTAACAACGCAGAAGATTTCACTGGCGGATCTAGCGGAGAGACAAACACTCGGCTGTTCTCAAGAACAAAAGAATCAATCGGGACTAGAGACCTAGTAACGCGCAGATCCATTAATACCGTGATCTTGGAGAAATTCCAACAGGTTGAAGACATCATCACGGTTGGGTTTGGCGATCCGGAGATGAATAGGGATATTGTCGGGATAGCCTTGAATTATCTGGAGCTAATCCCTACGGCGCTAACTGGGTCTGTCACTGGAGGACTTCCTCAGTTCACAGACACGACCACAAACTTCATCCTTGCTGGCGTCCTGCCAGGGGCAAGGGTTATTGTTGAAGTCGGTCCAAACGAAAGCAATTACGTGATCACGGCGGTAACGCCTACTGTGCTAACCGTTAGCCCCGTATTCCCAGTGACTCAGGCTGGCGTTCAATATCATATATTCGGGATATATGAGAAGGCAGACTTCCATATTGGTGGTAAGGTCGATATCCACCTGAACACAACAACGCTCGTGATAGACTCTCTCATCATAGCTCCGGCCCCAGAGGATATAGAGGTCAAGGATGAAACGCAGCCATATTACAGCAACGGCGGGGCTTTTGTCCTTCCGTTCATTGGGGTGTCTAGAATCTACCAGATAGATCCTGTAACTGGCGAGCAGGTCGCATCAGACTTTGTTGAGGGAAGCGATTATGCTCTTATTTCAACAGACGTGACCACGAGGTATTCGTCAAAAGAAACAGTTTTGATAAGGCTTCTTGAGACAAACCCAATAGCACCAAGGTACTTCATAGGAGCCACAATAAAGGTTGAGTATTACACTGATTCCACAGTCGGATCAGTTCAGGAATTTGTTGAGTCCGACCTAGACAGGGTTGTGACCGCAAATCTGCTTGTTAAGAGCGACGTCCCTACCTTCCTCGATATTACGATGACCTACGGCGGAGACGCAACCGCGGATGCCCTGGAAGAATCGATACGCCAGTACATTGACGACTTGAGGGCCGGCGACATGTTTGAGATATCCGACTTTGTTGCATCGCTGTATTTCCTTGGAGTAACGAGCATTCCTCTATCGCTTCTATCAGCGACAGCGACAACCAGAAATGCAGATGGATCTTCAGTTGTTGTCACGACAAGCGACACAATAACGATCCCAAGGAACTCGAGGTTTATCCCAAAGACGATTAACGTGACGAAACTCTAATGCCCGAATCAGATCTGTTCTACTCAGTCCTTTCAGACTTCTGGAAGAGCTATCAACAGCGTAGCCAGCTCTCCAAGTTTTGGCAGGGGCTGACAACCGTTTGGGATAACGAGTACCTTCAGGTTTATCAGGCTGACCTGTCGAAATCAGTTCTGACTGTTCCTGTTAGATGGCACAAGCAGTGGGTGAATATTCAGTTCGACGCTTACATAGATAACAAGGTTCCTCATGACCACTTTGCGTTCGAGTTTACGGCAACTGGCGGAGAAACCTTTGTTACGCTAGTTCCTGCTGCATCTCCACCAGAGGAAGAGGTTAATCTCGCAGTATTCCTGAACGGCGTTTACATGACTAGAGATACTGATTACACATACAACATAGCTGACGCGACAAAGGTTTATTTCGTTCAGCCTCTAGCGTCCGGAGACGTTGTTTATGTTGTCTGGTACAGATACGAGATCCCCGAAGAGCACAGGCATCTTAGGTTCGCCGAACTCTTAACAGCGCCGAAGGCAACATGGACCGGAGCTGCTGGAGATGCCTTTGATCCACTGGGGCAAGGGCCGTATCAATTCGGAGACGCCGACAACCCAATTGAGGTGTTTGTAAACGGTGCAAAGCAGGACCAATCGTTCTACACGGAGTTTAACAGCGTAACGTTAATTCTTGGTGTCGGCCTGCTTGTTGGAGACAAAATAGAGCTAAGGTGGACAAGGGATAATGAGAACGAGGTCCACAAGCATTTCAGATTTACAAAGATAATGAATGAGGTTAGCACGGCGGTTAAGGTCACAGTTGCCACTGTCACTGGAGACAGCCTTGGATTCGACACTCTTAAATACGCGGAGTCCGTGTTCCTGAACGGGGTCCTTCTGACACGAGACATCGACTATAAGGTAGTCGGGATTAACAGCGACATCATTCTGTTTAACCAGACGCTTGTGCAGCAGGATATCGTAGAGGTTGAATACCACTACTTCGAATACCTCTACAGACACGAGCTGGATCCGGACATTATCGATGCCCCAGTAATGCAGGACTACGTCGAGATTCCTGGGATTAAACTCACAAACCCAGCGGAATTCACCATTAGGTCTGGGTTCCTATTCACGAATGTCCAATTTGAGGACGCTTGGTTCCCAGACCTATTTGTGAACGAGCGTACGGTCCAAAGGAATTTCGGAGAGATCGTTGGGCTTGTTAGGCCCAATAGCGACTTGTATAGGAGACAGGTTCAGGGGCTGTGGTACGTCCTATGGAACGGGCCAACAGTATCAAACATAGAGACAGGCCTAAAGATCCTTCTTGGGCTTCCATTCGCTCTTACGCCAACGTCTGTAGCATCCATCACGAACGATGGATTGGTTCCGGCCTCTTATGAGATAACACTATCTGATGGCCAGGTCTTTGTAGTAAATCAACCAAGAAGCCCAATAGTTTCTGCTGGGGACCAGCTATCAAGATTTGCAGCAATAAGCGATGGCGTTGATGTAATTGACGATGTAAACACGCCTGACTGGTACAAGCAGTTCCCGTCCCTATTCCGCCTGGTCGCCCAATTTGCCGTTGATCCAGACTTCCAATATTCAGGATATTTCGATGACGGCGGGTTCCTTGATGACGGCGGGATATTCGATGACTTTCTGTTCCTAACGTCTGGCGAGGCAGACGAGATTAACATCTTGTTCTATAGGTACTTAAAGCACCACGTGTTTCTGGTTAAGGTGGCAATGGATCTTCTTAATTCAGAATCCGTAATTAGCGACATAACAAGCTTCCTCGACGCTATTAAACCAGCCTATACTGACTATATGCTTGTTGGGTTCATGGTGCCGTCCGATGTGCTTCCGATGCCAGGGGATTCAGTGACTCTGACTCTCGTCTAGATTTCTCATAGATTGACTGGGTGAAATGGAACTGGTAAAATCTGGAAACGGCAATGTATAGCGACAAACTACCAATGCCGAAAGGCAATGTGCGGATAGCACTTGTGAGCGATGGCAACATCGTTTCTGAGTTCCGCGCCAGCAATTTGGCTGTCAACGGTTATCAGGACGTCTCTATCAAGCTTGCCGGCCAGGATTTCACCGACATCATCTCAAAGATCGCGGTTGGGACCGGAGGCCATGTCGTGGGAGATCCGTTCACCCCAGTGGTTCCTCTGCCTGCTGACGTGGCTTTAGAGGCCCAGCTTGGACTAGCAAAAAACATCGATGCCATTACATTCCCGATTGCCAAGAAGGTTAAGTTCACAGCGACGTTTCTGCCAATTGAATCTAATGGCGATTTAACAGAGGCTGGGTTATTCTCTACTAGCGATATAATGGTTGCCCGTGTGACATTTAGTAAAGTAATCAAGACTGCAGCGAACAGCCTGATCGTCGACTGGGAAGTGTTCTTCTAGGAGTAACTGATGACCCAGAGCAGAATTTTAGACTTCGGAGCTCCAAGGCGCAGTAGCCTTTTAAATACACATTACAAGGGCATCCTGCCCGCCGGTGTTTACAAGGGCTTCTTCGTCCAGCAGACATTTGTTCCGAGCATGAGTCTCAATATCGAGCTCAATGGAGCCACGGAGAGCGTACTTCTAACAAACGAAAACGTCAGGATTGCTGAAAGCTTAACTCTATCGTCCGCTGTTACATTGGCGGCGGCACATGCTACGCTCCCTCGAAAAGACATCATTGTTGCGCAGCACACGTTCTCAAACCTGAATAACCCAGCTGTTTATATCGCTGTTGCAGGAACCCCAGCGGCATCCCCAATAGCCCCAACTCCAGCAGCAAACCAGATCCTGCTTGCGACTGTGTTTGTTGGGGCCGCCGTAACGTTCATCGTTAATGCAAACATAACGAACGTTAGCGCGATATCTCTGGGTAACCCATTCGGGTCGTTCATAACGCAGGCTGGCCTGGATATGCTGCGCCCACACGAAGAGACTGTAATCGCCAACACGGTCTTCGTTGAAACAGGAAGGTTCGTTAAGTCTGACGGAACTGGAAGCGTTTTGTTTGCTGGCGGATCAAGCCCAGCTTTTGCCCCAGTAACTATCGTTGGCGAAAGCCGGATTGACCTTCTAACTATTGATGATCTAGCCGTTCTTGGGGTTCAGGTTGGAGTCCAGGCTCTGGTTCCAACCGTTCCAACGTACCCAAGCGACAAACAGGTAATCGCGGAAGTTCTGATCGACGAGACAGGCGCGGTTCTTATCGCTGATTCTGACATTACAGACGTCAGATTCTTCCTGAACCTTGGTGGTGGGTCTGGATCAACAACTCAGCCTCAGCTAAGCGTTCAGACGGCATCTGGTGGGCAGACTGTATTTACAACTCCGTTCTCTTATGACATTGGAGAGAATGAACTTCTAGTGTTCGCTAGCGGCGTCTTCATGACGCTTGGATCCGACTATACAGAAACAACCACAACGTCAATTACGTTCCTATCCGGACGCGTCGTTGGTGAATCTGTAACAATTTGGAAGGTTGGACCCACGGTCACACCGATCATTGGGGGGATCCAGCCTCTCCGCACAACGATAACTTCAACGTCTGGACAGACGGTTTATCCGACGACATTCTCATACACAACTGGCCAAGACGAGATCCTTGTGTTCTCTGGCGGCGTCTACATGACGTCAGGAGACGATTACACAGAGACGTCTTCTACATCAATTACATTCGGTGTTGGAAGACCATTGGGCGAGAAAGTAACCATCTGGAAAGTCGGAGATTCTACTGGGGCGATGAATGCTGCAAACGAGCAGATATTCTCTGCGACAGCAGGGCAGCTGTTATTTACGCTCACGCTTTTCACATACACCACCGGCGCAAAGCAGATCATGGTATTCCAGAACGGGCTTCTTCAGGATATTACTGTGGACTACACAGAGACGAGCACGTCCTCGATCACGCTAACTGTGGGCGCAGCACTTGGCGATTCAATCAAAGTTGTCAAGCACCCAACTGATTAACGGAGTTATAGACTATGAAAAGACTTGGGCCACATCAGGTTAATCAGTCTGGAACAGCCTTCCCATTTGATGGGCTGTTCACTGGGATGCTTTTTTTCAGGACTGATCTAGCAAAGCTATATTACTACACTGGTGCAACATTTGCTGAAATCGAGAGCGCTGGATCCTTAGCAACGTTTGAGTGGGAAACTCAACGAGTTGCTGGAGATTTCACAACAGAGACCGCGGTTCCATTCATATCTTCGTTCACAAGTTATCCGATTCTTACACACACATCACAGATCAACGCTGCTACTGCCGGATCAGGCGGGAGCGTTCGCAGGGTTTCAAAGACTGGGTTTAGACTTACGACTGCGGGCGGAACAACTGCTGCCATTTCTTATTTTGCCTGCACCCCTGGCGTGTGGATCGTAAATGACTTTCTGGTATGGGCGTTCTCTGCACAAATGACAGACGCGGCAACTGGCTGGATGGCCCCATGGCCACGTCCGTTTAGCAGGACTCCAGCAGTATTTGCATCCAACAAAAAGACATCCGAGGCAGACCTCGGCGACGGAAGCGTTACGCTTCACGCTGGCCTCCAGGACGATCTCGCGGACCTTGATGCTGGACAACATACAGAGTTCGAGCCGAATGCTGGGCAAACACCATTCCATGCGATTCTAATAGAGCCGACTGGAGCAGCCCAAAGTGGCAATAGCATCACCTCTGCAGGAATGGGATCTTGGAAGGCTGGCCATCAAATTGAGTGTGGTTTCTTCCGGAATGGTGCTGCGAATGCATCCACAATAACCTTCAACACGCCATTTGGAGCCGCGCCAGTTGGAATGCTTGGAGCCGGAAACGTGACTGGCGGCGCAGTTATGCACAGGAATATAACAGCCAACCCTCTTGTTGGCAGCATGACAATTGAGATTACCGCTGGCGGAACTTCAAACTTTATTACGTGGATGGCAATGACATCTGGGCACAACTCTGTGACTGCCAGGAGGCTGATCTAATGGTCGAAACATTTACCTCGCCACAGAGATCTAACTGGTCAGGAACCGCATTCCCTACTGTAGGACTGTTTGCTGGCCTGATGTTTTTTAGAACAGACCTTGGGATTTTGTATTACTACAATGGAGCGTCTTTCGCGGAGCTTGCCGGAGGAACTGGCGGAACAATCGCGACATTCCAGTGGGATGCCAACAGAACTACTGGCGTGAGCAACGCGGGTTGGACATCAATCCCGTTCGGCGGAACGTTTACTGAATATCCGTTTGTTGCCGTTAGCCTTGAAGAGGGGGACGCATCTGCTGTTCTTAGGTTTAGGAACGTCACGAAAACAGCGTTCGAAGTTCGGTCGAGCTCCGGATCATCGCACGCAATTCATTATTTTTCATGTACCCCTGGAAGCTGGATGATAAACAGCAGCGTATTGCTGCACACGTTCCAGGAAATAACCACAATGAACTCACACAACTCAGACGGGATTCAATTCCCTCGGACATTCCTAAGAACCCCCGCAATGTTCGGGAATTCCCAGGTTGCGACAGCTGATCCAGGAGGTCAAAAGCCTGGGCTAAACTTCTCTGGGACTCCGTCGACGTCTGATGTCGATAGGCACGGGACTCACGCGATTGCCTGGCATTCAAATAACGCGTCTGGGTACGGAATTACAGTTATGGCAATTGAATCAACAGGCGCTGGCCAGAACAGCAATAACCCAACCTCAACTGGCTCTGGGTCGTTTAAAGCCGGTCACAAATTTGAGGCAGGGTTTTTCTACAGCACTGCGACCACTGGAACGATTACATGGAACGGAGCGTTCTCAGTTGCTCCGGCAGTTCTTGTTGATTCGTCTGGGTTTGATACTTTCCAAGGTGTTGGCGAAAACGTCACAACGCTCACGGCAAATCCAACAACTGTTTCTGCTCTATACAGAGCAGTTAGAGGTGCGAATTCAGGGCAAGCATTTTTTGCTACAGATAAAGGCTTCAATTCCACGCCTGCCAGAAGGCTTGTCTAATGGAGATCTAAATGGCTGAAACAAAAGTCTTATCCCAGCGCGCGAATTTCTCAGGAACTGCATTCCCTGTAACAGGGTTGTTTAATGGGTTGTTGTTCCTAAGAACGGACCAGAACATCCTGTACTTCTATAACGGCGTGTCTTTCGTGTCTATTAGCGGAGCAACTGGGTCTGGGTCAGAACACGCCAGGAGCGGAATGCAAGCTGAATACAGCTCAGCATCAAGCCTATTGATAACAGCTGGACGGACAAACCTAGGCGCGTTCACGGTTACCAAGACAGCAAACAGCACCATTGACGTAACGATGGGTGCGAACTATGTGTCTGGATCTCCTGCCGCGAACCAATATGTTGCTGCACTAACTAAGGCAGACGGGACGATAAAGCTTACAACAGCAAATCCGACAGATGCGGATGTTAATGGGTTCACAGACGGAAGAAAGCAATATAAGTTCATTGCGGGTGATTACTGGCGTTATCTTGGAATGCGGAGAACGGATGGTGCTGGGAACCTGCTTCCGTTCTTCTTGTGGCAGAAGATGCTTATTTATGGAGACCATTTGAATGTGCTTACCAGCGGCACATCTACAACTTTCTCTCCAATCTCTCTTGCTACAAGAGTAGCGCCAACAAGCCGAATGGGGTATGTCGCCGTGCGCATAAGCGCGAGCGCGGACCCATCCGACCACTTTGTTCGTCCGACAGGCGGGCCAGGAGATGGACTGCGAAATATTGGCGCATCAGATTCTGGAAGAAGCGCTTGGCGCTGGGTGCCGACAGATTCAGCACAATCTATAGATTATAAGGTTCAGAGCGGAAACATGTACATCGACGTTGGCGGGTTCATGGAGGATCTAGACTAATGGCTAATCCAAAATGGAGAGTTCTTCGCGGAGCAGACGGGAAGATTGTTTCTAGTGGATTCACTAACTTTACTCCCACTATAGGGCAGTCTATAGAGGAGTATGATGATGTCGATCCCGATTGTGTTGCGGAGTGTGCTGTCGCTGCCGGATCTAGGGCAACAGCTTCTAGCTCCGTTATGGATCCTCTAAAGGCGAAAATAGAAAACGAGACGATCACGTTGGTAGAACTCGTGCGATACTTTAAAGCAAAGGGCGACCTGCCGTAGGTTAAACAATGGCTGGTCTACGTAATATAAGGAATTCTGTATGCCATTTGATGATAACGATATTAAGGAAATTCTCGCCAGGCTTGGCAAGGTCAGCGAGTCTGTTGTAAAACTTGGAGGATCAGTAGCGACTCTCGCAGAGACTGGGAAAAGGTGCGCAAAGGACATTGATGAGATAAAGGTAAACATAACAGATCTGTTCAAATCTAGGCTCAGCAAGGACGACTTTAAGACATTCAAAGACGAGATCTATAAACCGAAGGTCGAAGACATTAAAGACAACGCAAAAGACAATACAGAGGAATTGAAAGAGATCAGGGGAAAGATTGCCCTTTGGACAGGAATTGGGATTGGAATACAGGCGGTGGTTGCTTTGGCTTTAACGCTTCTGAAGTTTCTCTAGGAGAACAGCAATGAGAACTCAAGAAGTTCAAAAGGCGTTCTCTGATGTCCAAGACGATTGCGCAGAGGTCTTGGCAAGCATAGCCGATCTTGACGGCTTACTCAGATCAAAGCTTAGTAAGCGCGGGGCCAGAGTTATGGTCTGTGATGACGACGAAAATATACGCTATATAATAAGGCATTCTCTCGAGGGGCTTGGATACGAAGTTACAGAAGCTTCTAACGGAGATGACTGCGTTCGGAAGATAGCTGAGAACGATATAGGACTTGTTCTTCTTGATATCGGGATGCCGAAGCTGAACGGGAAGCAAGTCCTAGAGCTAATCCAGAAAGCCAAATTCAAGACGATAGTAATCTCTGCACAGCCAGATAGCGAATTGCACGACATCTCACTTAAATATGGGGTGGAATTTATACGGAAGCCATTTAGAATGGCTACCGTAATCGATGCTGTTAAGAAGGCGTTCTCGACTGACAATCAAAATGGTGGGTTTTGCGCGCAGTGACGCAAAGGCGCTAGGAATAAATAGACATGGTTGATTTTCACAGAATACCTAGGAAACAGCTCGATCCGAACATCTTCTATGTTACGGATGATATCCAAGCGCTTATCGGGATATCGTTCACAACGGCAGAGCTAGAAGCTCACATAGTTAACTCGGCGTATCCAGCCAAGGCGCATCCGGCTGTTGATATCCTTTTTGACCCAACGGCATCAGCCCTGTCGACGACCACTGTTCAGGACGCCCTAGACGAGTTCAACCTTAAGCCGATGGCGATTCCAGCGCAGGAGACATCTGCTGGTGTTGTGGCGACGTCTTATTATCAGGTAACGTCTCTGACGCCAATTTACGTCGGGATAGTGCCGCTGGAAGCTGTAGAAACATTTATAGGGATATTCAGGGCATCGGATGATTTTGAGCTCGAGATCGTTACCGACGTGACATCAGACTCTGCGGGCACGACGACCGTTGTTGGGAATACCTGGGCGCTTAACCCGTACATACAGTTTAGTGCGCCGCCAGGCGTCCAGATAAAGGTGAAGTACGGCCTGCAGAGCACTCTAGGCGAGCTGCCCATTAAGACGCTTCTTTCTGAAGGAATCGCCGTCGGAGAAATTGAAGCCGACGTTGCCGCCATCCTGGCTGATATTAAAGGCACAGCCTTTGACGTTGCCGTTCCGAACACCAGGGACCTTGTGGGCCTCGATAACAGGGTTTCAACGCTCGAAGGTCTCGCCCATGACCACGAATACAACGCCACGCCAGTGGGGGCTCAAAACGGCCTAAATGCGCTGTTCACGCTTCCTGGCGGAGACTCATACGTAACCGGAAGTCTAAAGGTTTACTTGAACGGCATTAAACTAAGGGACTCGTTGGTGGACAAGACAAGCACGACCACATTTACGCTGCTTGTCGAGTCGGAACAGTTCCCAGACTCGTCAGTTCAGGACTACCTTGAGATTGACTACGAAGTCGGTCCTTGATAGAATATTAGGCGTATTTAGTCCCAATTTAAGGAGGTTCCCGAAATGGTAGATGTTAACGCTGGTCTTGCTACAACGGTTGGAACAGGTGCTCTGGTCCTAACCTTCGTTTTGAAGAACTGGGTTCTCACGAAGATGGATCCTAAGGCCGTTGCTTGCATTGGTGGTGCTCTCACGACCATTGCGGCAGCCTTTACGGGCCATGTTGTGGCCGGAACATCTCTGCAGACACAGCTTTCTAGCGCTGTGGTTGGAACCGCTGTCGCAGGGTTGTCCTACGACAAGGTTCTTGATCCTATCCTATCCCCAATGTGGGCCTGGGTGAAGAGCCGGTTCCCGAAGGGGAAGTAGTCCAAGTGGCATGCGGTGTCATCAGCATTTTCTTGTAAGGCTGAGTGGTAACGTAACGCTTATCGTTTTAAAGAACGATGGCGAATACGCTTACGACTGGGCCGAGCTAAGAAAGTACTGCAAAGCAGACACATTCGCTTTGGGGAAAAACCTGAGGTGGCATCAGAATGCCGAGCCTCTTCACATCAAACTAGGGGTAAGCAGCAGCGGTCTGCTTACCTCTAACTACTTCATAGACGACGATTCAGATATCGACACCGTCTACTCGGTTCGTTATGTTGGGGCAACCCCTGATGAATGGCAGAGCATAAAGCCGTATGAGCCAGTAAGGCTTAAGGCTCCATCAATAACAAAGGTTAAGAACCAATGATCGTTATTGAATGGGCAGATGTTCCAGGCGCTTTCAGTTACAACGTCTATAAAGCTGCGACGTCTGTAGGCCCGTTTGTCTTGCTGACGAACGTCCCAGGCACGTCATATCAAGACGGCGTTGGGCTGATCACGAACTTCTATCAGGTTGCCGCGGTAGACCAGTATGGGACTGAGGGGCCTAGATCTGGAACGCTGCAGCAATTCGCCCCGCCGGCAAACACCTGCAAGGTGTTCGGGACTGTGATCGACTCTAATGGCAATCCAGAAGAGAACGCTCTGGTGGAGGTCTTTGTAGACCCATCAGACACGTTCCAATTTGTCCAGGGCTCAGGGCTAACAGAAGACGACCTTATTATGAACACAAGTAATCTTGGGAAGTTTGAGATCTATACCCCGATTGGCGCTCTGGTTAGACTCAGGATCCAAAAGATGGGCGTTGAGCTTCAGTTCGCTGTGCCGAACCAAGCCACGCTGAATATAAAGGATATTGTTGGAGTGGTAGGGGTAAGGAAGCCTATCTTCAACCCTTTCTAATGACATGCCACAGATACTCAATGTTCACATCTTCACAGCGAGCGAACGTAACCCTATATCGACCATAGGGCTTATAGTAAACATCGAAACGTACGCGTCTCCGGACGCAACGGAAATAAGGTTCTCGAATGACGGGACAACGTTCTCGCCATACGAGCCAATAGCCCAGAAGAAGTTCAATTGGGATCTGTCAACATTCGGCGGGAGCTCCGCTCAGGGTTTTAAAACTGTCTATGTTCAGGTAAGGAATCTGGCCCTTATCGCGAGCGTCATTGCGACATCAAGGATATTCCTTGGAACCCAGCCGTTTATAGAGTTCACTGACGTTGCGCAGCGAGCTGACAATACGGCAGTAGATGTTACCCTGAAGGCGCACTATGACTTCACTGTGGCAGTTTCTGTCCCAACCATCGAATATTCGCTCACAGGCGCGTTTGCTGGAGAAGAGCTCCCAGCGTCCATTGAGACGGATATAGCGAGCCTGAAGGCCACTAGAGCTGGCAAGGAACACGTTATAGTCTGGGATGCCGTATCCGATTTGGGCTCTGGCATCTTCAGTTCTGCAGCAAGGTTAAGAGCCAATGCTGAGTTCTTTAACGTATCAGGAACACTTAACAAGAGCTCAGCATTTACCGTCGACACCAGGACCATCCCCACGGTCTCTGGAAAGTCAGTTATTAGGGGAAACCCTATAACGCTAAGCGCAACAATGCGGAGCGATTCCGGAGCACTTTTCAACCCAACCCTAGTCGAGATAATCTCAATAACGGACCCAGTAAGCGTAAACCATCTCGGATCTCCAGTAACGGTTGTCCCGACATCTGTTGGTATATTTGATTATCTATTCTCTGTCCTGGCGACAGATCCTTTGGGGCAATGGCGTTATGTCTACAGATCAACAGTTGGAACGATAGTTAAGCTTCACGAGTTCTTCTTTAAGGTTGTGGCCCCTGTGGCCAACGTAAGCGTCCCGTCTGTGTCTGGAGCGTGCGTTATAGAAGGCGATATCGTTGGCCCAAATGGGCAGCCGCTGCTAGACACAACCGGCCCTAATGGCGAGCCAAAAGGAGTCGTCATAGAATTCCACAGCGCTGGCCGTCGCGGAACAGGCGCTGTTATTACGGCCACGGCAATGGTATCAACCCAGGCTGACGCCAATGGGCATTTCAAAGTCGAGCTTATTCAGGGTGGAGAATTTACAGTATTTATTCCTCTCGTTAATTACAGGCGCACCGTCAAAATCCCCAATACACCGACCGCACAATTTGATACACTATTGGAAGTTGCGTTGCCCACAAGAACCCATGACCCATTTGGGAACTCTTAGGAATAAAACATGCTAACACCAGAAGGCTTCACTTTAATGCGGCAGATTTTATCTGCTTCTGACGTAGCTTATTCAAAGGTTGAGGAAGACATCCCAAACAGCTCCCTCAAGAGGGCGCTCTCTGAAACGTGGCAGAGCGTACAGGTTGGATACAAGTACGTTTCACAGAAAGTATTTATTAATCCGGTGACTAGCGACTCCTGGGGCGCGCAATCGGACGCTCTTGAGTCGGTGGAGGCGCTGTAATGTCGATACGGCATGTAACGAAATCAGGTAACGATTCAAACAGCGGGCTCACGCTAGCCCTTGCAAAAAAGACAATCGGAGGCGCTGTGTCTGCTTCATCTGCAGGGGACGAAGTGCATGTGTATCGTGGCGTTTACAAAGAGTCAGTTAGCATGCCAGCGTTTAATAGCGCATCTGGGTTCATTCTAAAAGCGATTGGGAATGTAATCATTGACGGAGAGAACCTAAGGGGTGTTGGTATTACACACTCTTTCAATAATACAGGAACAAATGTATCCACTGTTGATGGATTCACGATCATAAATCACACATTTGCTGGTGTCCTGCATACAGGAAACAACTTCGGAAGCGGATCGCTTGTGGAGGCTCTTACAAGAAATTGCATTATACGTAATAACGTGATAGGGATCCGCGGCGGATCGAACGATCTTATTTCCTCTGGCTACTCTGTAGATTCTCAATTTAACACAATTTACGACTGTTCCGCAGCTGGTATACACATGAGCTCTCTCGGTGGAGGATTTAGTCCACAGCTCAGAATGAAGAGCAACACAATATTTAATTGTGGTGCTGGGTTAAGGGACGAACGCAACAATAACGCCGGCGGAACAATATTTAGCAACATACTTGCCAGTTGCGGAATCGGACTTAATTTCAATGCCAATTCTTCTATTGGCGGGACTCTTGACTTCAATGACTACTTTGGAAATACGAGCGCTGGTAAGATGAGCAGCACTCTTTACGCGACGTTCGCCGCGTGGAAGACCGCCACTGGGAAAGACGCCTCATCCATCGGTACTGATCCGCTACATGTAGACTCTTCAGTAAGGCTGTTTGCTCTTCAGAGCACATCTCCGTGCGTTGGGACTGGAATGAACGGAGAGAATATCGGCGGGCATGGGAAGTCCATGTTCTCTCTATCCAATCTATTCTCCCCAGCAGACTTTGCAGCTGGGATATTCACGGACACTCAGATTGGTGGGCTTGGCAAAATCGAAATCGTTCCGCCAGCTACAGTAGGGACATATGCTTCGGTTGTTAAGGATATCGGGAACATACAGTTCCAGAAGATCACTGGGATTGAGTTGGCGGCATCGGAACTGAATCCTTTAGACGTTGTCGATACAGACAACACAGACACGGCTCCAAACTCGCAGAAGATAGAAGTCAGGATGAGCGCAAGCTCGTTCTCTCCAACGGCTGGATCTCCTGCGTGGGTAGCTCTTGAGGTTGGCTCTAACACCACGTTGCCCACCGTTAAGGGAAGGTACATCCAGTTCAGGCTGACGCTTAGGAACGATGGAGTTGAAGCCTAATGACTACCTACTTCGTAACAAAGTCTGGGCTAGATACTAACTCAGGGCTGTCGCTGGCGCTTGCAAAGAAGACCATCCAGGCAGCCGCAACGCTTATGACAGGCGCAGACACGGTTCAGGTTTACAGGGGAACATATAAAGAAACCGTTACATTTCCGAACGCCCTGGTAGCAACTGCCAAGGCATTTGGTCATGTTGTTATTGATGGTGAGAACACCAGGGGCTTCGGATTTATATTCCAGGCCATAAACCAACCGAATATGGACAGGATTATTGATGGCTTCGTTATGAGGAACCACCTAACTTCTTGTATTAGGATAGGCTCAAATAACAACCAACCAACAACAACAACCAACCACACCGTTAGAAATTGCGTCCTTCACGACTCGTTCCGCGGAGTTGATACCGGAGACGGCGTTGACGGTGGGGCTGCATACCAGGTATTTGATTCTGTTATCTACTCTTGTTCCGATACTGGAGTATATGCAGGGGGCGGAAGCACTGGATTCTCTGCTGTTAGAACGAAGAACGTGACGATCTATGGCTGCGGCAAGGGCGTTAGGTTAAGAGGAACAAGCGGAACTGCTGCAAACGTTTTCAACACGCTATTCCTCTCAAATACAACAGGCGTGCATATCGATAACAATCTTGGCTCCACCGCATCCAATAACTCGTTCTTCGGGAACACCAATGTTGGTCACAGAGGCGGGACAGATTACACGACACTTGTCGCATGGCAGACAGCTACAAGCGCTGACGCAGGTTCTTTGGATTCTGACCCGCTAGTCATAGATGTAACAGCGAATCTGTTTGGGCTTCAGGCAGCGTCCCCATTGTTTGGCGCTGGAATAAATAGCTCTGACATAGGCGGAAGAACGTTTGCAGGGTTCGCTCTATCTAACACGTTTAGTCCGGTTGATTGGGCTGGCGGCACATTCGTTGATACGCAACTATCTGGGTCTGGAAGAATAGAGCTTATCCCGCCAGCAACGACAGGGACATACGCGTCTGTCGTTAAGGATCTTGGGGCCGGACAGGTTTACAGAGTTGGATATGTAGATCTATCCGCCCTTGAAGCTGAACCAACTGACGTTATCGATACGGACAATACAGACACCGCACCAAACGCGAAGAAAATAGAGATTAGGGCGTCAATGACCACATTCCTGCAGACAGATTTGACTCCGGCGTGGGTTTCTATGGAAATAGGTTCTAACGTATCATTCTTGCCGACAGGTAGAGGCAGATATTTCCAGGTAAGGCTAACGTTAAGGCAAGACGGGGTTGAGGCGTAGCGGCCGGACGATTGGACCGTAGCCATGCCTAACGCCTATTTCCTCGGTCCTCATCCATGCGCGGCTTTGACCGCTCTTGCGACTCCTGGGGTGACTCCGCCATCTATCCCGCACTGCTCTGCCAGCCCTGACGGGACGCAGTGCCTCTGTCAAGCCGACTTTCAACAGAGTGTCTTGGATGCTCCTCCAGTCGGCTATGTATTTGAGACGCTTGCTGAGGCCCATGCACAGAGGGTAGCGTGGAGTATCACCTACCCGCTTCCTGGGGCGGGTGGCTAATGCCCAATAACCTCGGTAATAATTTGCGCCTCTCTCACGAATGTGAGGCTACGAGTGGTAACTTTCTAGACGACCTTGGGATTAATGATCTTATTCCCTCTGGAGTGCTGCAGGGGGCAAATATTGGCCCAGGATTTGGAAATTGCGGCCAATATGACGGTATAAATGACTATGCGAAGAAGGATTTTCCAACTGGAATAAGTGTAGGAACAGGTTCCTTGACAGTTGAGTTCTGGATGAAATGTGGCCCACCATCTGCTCAGAGCGCTCCTGTTGCTCACCGTAATGGGGGCTCTCTAGCTGGGTGGTCCTTTTTCACCTTTGATTTCGGTAGTGGAAACAGAACCCACTTTTATATGCAAGACGATCCTGGAAACTCTCTGCAGAAGCAGGGCGTAGATGTTTGCTTTGACAATGCTCTTCACCAAATCGTGGCTGTCGTAGATCGTGCAGCTCAACTCGTTCATCTGTATCAAGATGCTGTAGAGCAGGGATTGGGGATGAGCACGGCAGCAATTGGAAGCCTAACGAATGCAGAACCTTTTATCATAGGGTCTCGCTGGGATGGCGCGGGGCCTGGGGCTCCATGGCCTGCTGGAACAACAGGAAAACTTGATCGTATTCGCTTGTGGCCACAACGCGCATTGAGTAGTGTAGAGGTGACGCAACTCTACAATGGCGGAGCTGGGTTGGCGTTTAGTGAGTTGCAGACAACACCGTCTGTTTCTGGCATATCATTAATAATGTCTAGAGACGGGGACGGGCCAAAGATATGACGACCGGCGGAGGGATCGCTCTTTTAACGCCGCCAGACGCCCCGAAGGTTGATGGTCTGCTTCTGCTAACGCCAATAGACACCCCAAAGGTTTTGGGGATATCTGCAGTCGGGTCTGACGTCCCCACAGTCCTTGGTATATCTGCAGTTGGATCAGCTGTCCCACTAATAGACGGCATTTCATCTGTCGGATCTGCAGCGCCAATTATAAGCGGGATTTCGGCTATAGGCAGTGTTGAGCCGCTCTTCAACGGAATTGCAACTTTCACGACGATTACAAACGGGATGTTATTGCTCAGCGCTCAGCAGGTCGTAAGCGTAAGCAAGAAGTCCCTAAAGATAATTTATAAGGGCTTTGAAGGAGTTGGGGACCTAAATGATTTAACTATATATGAATGGAGCCTTACAGGGGCTTTTGCTGGAGAGCAGGAGACAATGACCCCTCTTGTCCTGTCACCAGATCACAGCGGGGTCGTAGGCCTTGATTTTACGCCCACAGGAGCGACGTTCAAGTTCATGTGGGACATCCAGGAAGACTTCAACCCAACAGAGCCCACAGACATCTATTTCAGGCTAATGGCCAATGACGGGACAGACGACACTAACATTATAATCGGCAGAGAGACTATAGACCTTAAGCCGCCAAGACTAAGGTTTGGTGGAGTTAACTTCGGAGATGGCAATAAGAACACATTTGGTGAGCTAGATGTCTAGCGTAACGTTCCCAGTAAAGGCGACCAGGAGCCACCTAGTCGACTTGACCGTTGTGGCTGATTTTGAGCCAACGGCTAAGATGCACTTTTCAAACGATGGGCTCACATTTTCTCCTTACGAGTCGCTTGAGTTCAGGAGATATGACTGGGATCTGTTCTTGTTCGGTGGGAACAACACTACCGGACTGAAGACGATATATACACAGTTTAAAGACAAATACGATAATGAGTCAGAAATAGCTGTCCTTGGGACTGTGTTCTATACAAGGCCACCAAGGATAAGAGTGAATCAGCCGATCCAGAGGATAGACGGGTCTAGACTTGTAGACATCCCGATCATCATCTACGACGATGAGAGCGATATCGTAAGCGTCGTTGGCGCTGAATATTCACTTAGCGGCACATTTGAGGACGCAAGACCGATGGCATTCAGGACAAGCGATCCTGCGCATGATTCAATGTCTGCGATTTCTTCTAGTCCGACGGGGCAGACAGCTAATTTTGTGTGGGATGCTGCTGCAGACGATTCGCAGGCATTGACGTATTCAGCCCGTGTAAGGATGAGCCCACAGTTCTTGGATTCTGAATTCCAGAAGGCCGAATCTCCGCATTTCAATTTGAACACGCTTTCCAGTGCCAGCGCAGACCCATCGCTTAGGGCTGTCAGGGGTGAATCGGTAGATCTGACGGTTACGTACAGGAATCAATCAGGGGTTCTGTTTAATCCAACCACAGTCAAACTGCTGTCTGTCTTAGATACTAATGGGTTCGAAAAACTAGGATCTCCAGCGACTGTTCTTCCTGCTTCTGCTGGCGTGTTCACATACTCGTTTCCAATAGCTGAGGTTGATGTTCTTGGCACATGGGAATATGTCTACGAGTCAACCGTTGGGCTAGACATAACGACAGATACATTTGAGTTCCTTGTAATAGATAAGGTTGTATCTTCTGAAGCCCCAGACGTTGCCAGCACGTGTCGTGTGTTTGGGCGAATCCTAGAGAAGAGCGGGAAGCCCGCGGTTGGAATGTCCGTTATAGTGCTTCATACAGACAGCACGAGAACATACACCAATAAGACCATCACTGAAATCGCCAGAGCCCAAACGAATGCATTTGGAGAGTTCTCGATAGATATCAAGCATGGACTTGAAGTCACCATAGAGATTAAAGGCGCGGGTCAGGTCATTCACGGTACAGTTCCTGCAACAACGTCTCTAGACTACCTGCTTCTTTCATAGCTAAAAAAGAAGGGAAACAATCACCTTGCTGGTGACTGTTTCCCCTCACAGATGTAGTTAATTGTTATCTGTGCAAATATTTGCCGCAAGATCTACAAGAAGAAAAATTGCGACACAGGCAGCGGCCATAGGCAGTCCATTTTCAATGGATCTTGCCACGTTTATTTTCGCTGTCTCTTCGAGAAATATGGAAGTAGCTTTGTCTTCCATTTTTTATCCTTTCAGGGTTAACTGGTTTTATCCTGTTAAGTCCCTGAAGATCAACCATAGTCGTACATAGTCACCTCCTTTTTATTTTGCGCTTCTCTTCAGAAGCGACTGGTGCATGGCCGGTTTCATATGTGCCACCTTGCACGACTTAACTACAAAGTCGCTTCGGCGGTGAGATCCCAGCTGTTGGATTTTATCTGTAGCTGATGCGATGTGTTTGAGAGTTCCCTCTCTAGACATAAGAATGGTTTCCTCGCTGTTGCCATTCTTGATGGATTCATCAATTCGTTTGAGCGTTGCCTGTGCCAGCGCCAACGACTTGAGGTGCGCATCCAGCGCCACTTTGGTTAGATTGGTTCGCACTTGGTCTTATACCTTTCTTTGCGAGCTCCCACTTTTCAACCATCTTGGATAACCCAGGACGGCTAGGGTTTACCTGCGTGAACCACTGGAGTACCCCATTGATTCTCTGCGTGAACAAGCCAACCGGAGCATTGTTGTAGGAAGCCTCTGAGGCGATCCCGTTCCAATACGCCTTATGAATGCTCTGCCTGACTTCGTGGAATTTGTCGTATGGGATGTTTGGCTTGTCACCCGAAACGCTAAGACCGGTAACGTAATTGGTGGCAACCTTTGTCTTGTCGTCGTTAGGCTTGAAACCCTCTTCCTCTACGATTCGCTTCACGATTTCTGTGAAGGCGATATTCTTCCCCTTAGAGAATCCGCTAAGCTGTGAATAGGTAATGTCATCGGCGTATCGTGTATATGAGAAGCCAAGCTTACCAGCAGCAGACAGGATCTTCTTGTCCCCTCTGTGGAATATGGCGTTTGCAATCCACGGGCTGGTTGGAGCTCCCTGAGGAACCTTCCCATCCCATGTCATAAGCGCAGTCATAATTCCAGATACGCGCTTATTAAACCCGATCGATCGGAATAGTCCATATACCCGCTGAGACGATATCGTATCGAAGAAGTCCTTAATATCAACGCTTCCTGGAGTGGCGGCCATGTGCTGGGCTGCATTTTTGATGACATTCTTCCCAGGCACAAACGCCGTCACACAGTCCAACGGTTGGAACTGGTAGAGAACATTTTTAAGGATCTTCTTTTGAATTTCCTTGAGATACTTATCTGGAGCCGTAATGGTTCTCATCTTGCCACTGCGACCGCGCTTCTTAATCGCGAATGTGTGATAAAGAGAAGAATCACGATCGCACACGCGCTTTAAGAGCCACGTGATAACCCTGTATTTCGTCTTGATACTGTAGGCGAGTTCCCGACCATCCTTAATGGATGTGGCATCTCTTGGAGTGCTATTAGGAAGAGCATCTAGCTGTGGGCCTCCGCTAGCGATGCACTTTGACCTGGTTGGCTTGTAGCAGCTGGATGTGAAAGAACAGCTTCTGCAGATATCAGCAACGTTGAAATGGAAGCACTCGGAATCCTTATGGATAGGCTTCCCGATGCTCATTCTCGATCTCCAGTTCTGCGGCAAAGCAGAGCAGGAAAATCTATTGCTGCAAGCCAAACAGATCACAGGATAGGTGACCCCATCGATCACAACGGGGAGTTTGAAGTTAAGCCAGGATGGCTTACCCTTCGAGATAAAAAATTCAGCCTTCGTTTTCTTCTTTCCCTGGATTGTCAGGTAATACGGTTGAGTCACTATTACTCCTGTTATTTAGGATTGCTACAATCCGTTCTGTAAGAGTGTTCACAAGCTCTACCGAGTTTTCATAGGCGCATTTCTGGATGAAGATGTCTTCATCACTAGCGCCATTCATGGCAATATCTGCTAGTTTTCTCTTGGCCTCGTCCACCGAGGCTCTTGCGTTCTTAAGTTGTGATGTTAAATCAACTGTGTTCATTTGTATCCTAAAAGAACGGGAGGATGGGGTTGCCGCCCCATCCTCCCTGTGAAACCGAAGAATCGATCTCACTTCGTGCGCTCGTGATACACAGTCCAGTTGCACTCGTCCAAGGTGACCCTCTCCCACTGCGGCCTTCCGGCATCAGCGGTGAGGACCCTGACTTCGGTCTTCGGGGCAGGAACAACGAGAACCTTTTCGATCACCCTTTCGATGATCGTGGGACGCTCGGCCTGAGCTTCCCTTGCCTTGACCTCGGCGATTTTGAGCTGAAGCTTTGCGAGCATCAGTTCCTTTTGCTCCTGAGTCATCTCAGGCGCAGGCCTTGGCTTCAGTCCTTTCTGGATAGCATCCTCATCGGCATGCTCCAGAGCGGTCTTCGCGATCGCGTTGGAAGCGTTCGTTTCCTTCATCGTCTCGGCAAGCCGGACGACCGTGGAAGCGTAAACGGCGGGAGTGATTTTCCCTTCACGCTCTTCCGTTTGAGCCTTGGTGATTTGCCTTACCAACTCGTCGTTTCGCTTGATCAGATCAGAGTTGAACTGCTCGAGGGGAGAAGGCGGCACAGGCTGAGCCTTCGTCCCGCAGCCAACCAGAGCGAGGGCGGCAAGCAATGCGATCATGTAGTTTTTCATTGTGGCATCTCCTTTTGAAAAAGGGTTAAGAGCCGGTCGGCAAACCGGAGAGGTAAGATTATTCACTTGCCTCTATACTCTTATACCGGAAAATAAGGCCTATACTGGGTTCTTGCGAGGCCTTCCCCTTTTGCGCTTTACAGGCTCTTCCGTGGCAGGAAGTGGGTTCTTCCTCGGTCTTCCAGGGCCACGCTTTGCGGGCTCTGCCTGACCTTCTGGAAGCGGGTTTTTGCGTGGGCGACCCCTCTTCTTCTTAACCGGCTCTTCGGCAGCGGCCTCAGGAACTGGATTCTTCGGTGGGCGTCCACGGCGCTTCTTAACCGGCTCCGCTGCCGGCTCAGTCTGAGGAACTGGATTCTTAGGCGGTCTACCTCTGCGCTTCTTGATTGGTTCTGCCTGTGGTGTCGCCTCTGCAGGAACCGGATCTTCTGAAGGCGTCTCTTCTGTCTTGATCTTTGCCGGACGTCCTCTGCGCTTCTTTGGTGGGTCTACGAGTTCAACCCCAGCGATTGGAGGGCCGACCCTCTGGAGAACAGGAAGATCTGTCTTTTCAAGAGAAGCCTCATCGATGATGGGGATTGGGTTTTCCTTTGTCCACGCAGCATATTCATCTGGGTTCTTTCCAAGGGCACACCAGATCTTGTAGCGCTCGCCCTCAATTGCTGATGCTGCAAGCCTATCTGCAACAGCGCACGCAAGATTAAGTCCGTTCTGCTTTTCTCTTGCGGCGGCCAGGGCTTCTTTAACCTTTTCGAAAAGGTCCATCGGGCTATTGCCTTCTACACTGAACCTTTTGTCGATTGCCTTTGGAGCAAAGACGCGCTCAAATTCCTTTAGCACCGCTCCGTCTTCGGCCAATAGTCTAACTTGGAATCTTATGGATCCCATAATGGCTCCTTTCGGACTTGAATTTAATCACTCTATTTAAATCTGTTGTCTAGTCCACACGCCATAATTGCGGATGTCGTAGACTATCTTTCCGCCGGACTTCATCAGCTTCTCCCTGTCCATTGGGGGAAGTGTCTGATCTCCAGCCGCCCGAGTGAGAACATTGACGATATTCCACATCGTCTTTAATTCCCCTTCTTGACTGCAGGCTGTTTTAATAGCCTCCTTTTGGTCCTCGTTGAACATATTTGCCCGCTCATTCCCAATGGTCTCAAGAAGGCCATTAGGATCATTAACACCGATCTTCTGTAGATCGGCGTATTTCTGGAGAGCCCCGCTCATATTCGAGAATATCTGAGGGACACTTTCCCTGAAAGCCCTGAACAGGTCTCCGCGATCCATTTTGTGGACCTTATTAAATCCGCTCCACTCACGAAGAATGGCCCCAGTTGGAGCCGCTTCCTTCATGACCATGCTCTCCAAAACGATCTTGGAAAGACCAACCTCGCTATTGCGAAGGTGGATTGCTCCTTGAATAACCTCTCCATTTGGAGTTGTCATCTTGCACTTATCACTGATGATATGTGCGTATAGGTACATAGGTGTCCACTCAAACCGAACTGAGAGATCGGACGCTCCAGGAACAGTTGTTAGTTCTCTGGATACCTCGTCATTCCCAATTGGGGAATATTGCTTTGACAGAACAGCTCTGATTTCTGGTTGTCCTGAGATAGCGTCGAGACGCATAAGGAGCTCTTTGTGGCTCCTTTTCTTTAGCCAGTAATTCACGTTAATCGCTCTGAGCGATGCGGTGATTTTGGCGTCTGATGTGACAATCTCTTCTGGTTCAGCTGGGCATTTTGAAATATAGGATCCGATGCCAAGCCTTGCGCCGAGAAGCATTAAAGCGTGCTTCTGGAGTGGGTACGTTGGCCTATCCTGGGCGTTGCCAGTATCCTGAACAATATTGCCCTGATTATCCATCATTAGGTTTCCGGCCTTCACAGTCTTGTCGGCGAAGTGTTTTGCCCTATCTGCCATGAGCCTATTGAACTCAACTACAGGAACAACCCCGCTTCCAAGGGTTACAGATGCTAAAGGATTAGGTGCCTTAGCTTGAGCTGTTTGCATTAAGGATTTCCTTATTTGCAGATTGAACAATCTCATTGCACTCTGCGTCAAATTTGTTAATTGTTTCAACGGCTTCAGTCTGACTCAGGGAGAGTGCTACACATACATCGGCGTCTTTTTGTAGCTTTTTAAGCACAGATGCGCTGATTGTTGGTCCCTCAGTCTCAACGCGCTTATTAACAAGTTCTTCAAATGAAGACGTTGTTTCGACGTCGACTAGGTATGAATCTCGATCTTCCCGTTTGATTGCGACGTAATCGTTTCCTCTCGGCTCGGACAGGAACTTTCTTACCTTAGCGTTCCTTTCAGATTCAAGAGCAACGATCTTGTCGTTTATCTTTGCGACTTCAAGGTTAAGGGCTGAAGCCGCATCCTTAACCTTATCAAAACCAAGTTTCTTCTTTAATTCGTCCTCGATAACTAGCCGATGCTTTGCTGTGACAACGCTAAGTCTTTCAGAGAACTCAGAGAACTTTGACTGGATAATGTGAGAATAATGCTCCAGAAGCTTTGGCCCGATGGCGATCTTTGGGTTATTCGGCATTTGTTTCATCTAAATCCTCTGAGATTTTTGCCCCTTCTATAATCCTCTGGATCTTTGAAGCAACCCTGGATCGCATCTGAGAGGTGGAATACCTGACATGGATGACGTAGTCCTGGGCGAATATGCTGTCCTCTGTGAATAGAGGATGCGTTTCGACTAGTTTGGAAGCTCTGGAGTCGACATCGTCAAGCCACCTCATGGCTGTCCGATGTGCCATTAACTGTGTACGAGAGGATGCCTCCGAAGCGATCGGAACATCCTGATTCTGAGCCATAACTCCTCCTATAGGATTGGTGGTTGAGCCCCGCATTTTGGGCAAACAATAACCGAGAAATCAAGAGACCATTTGTACGGGCGGTCGCAGCTCTTGCACCAGCCATTGAGGACTACTGGCTCTATTACAGAGAACAGGCTTCCGCCGGTTCCCTCTACGATCTCTTCATGGACGATCGGATCCGAGAAGCACTTTTTGGAGAATTCTGCTCTGTGCGACTCGAGATCGATTCCGTCTACTTTAATACCAATTACAAGCTGCACAGCGAAGAATGGGTACTCTTTGAGTATCTCCATCCCATTCTCTGTGGCTTCACATGTAGCCATGAACTTCGCTGTGAAGTGGCTTATGTTTAGGCTCACACGACGCCATTGGCCTGTCAGGTCTTTCCATTCGAATCTCTTTCTGACGTCCGCAATAACGTCACCGAGGAGCGTCGCGCGGATAAGATCTGAATGTCGGTTATCCGGCATTCTTTCTCATGGCCTTAATGGCCTCGATGGCCTTTGGGCCGATGTGCTCCTTAATGTCGTTAATGAGCGCTTCTTTCATCTTTGATGGCAGCTCAGCAACGAACTTTGGGAGCTCGATCTTTACGCCATGGATAACGGCACTGGAAGACTCTGCATCTTCGTCATCGTCTTTGCTCTTCTTTCCCTTAACGATGAAGACCTTGTCATCTCTTAGTTCGAAATGACTGTCGTTGTCTTCCCCGATCTTGTTCCAGTCTTCTGTCTGTGTGTTTTCAATCTGGAAGAAGAGCTTACATTTAAGCGCTTCTCGTTGAGCCGAAAGGACATCGAACTCGGCCTTGTGGACCGCAAGCTGTTTTAGAAGCTTGTCGATCTGTGTTTTCTTGAATGTTTCCGCCTCGGTATCGAGAGCCTTGATCTTATTGGCGATGTTAAGCGCCTCAGTATCCTTGACCTCGAATTCGTATGGCGTGAGGTTATCCACTATAGTCTTTAACCTTTCTCCCGCGCTCATTTCGGGCATTTTATCTCCTTAGATCTGCTGGAAGACGTTCACTGCGTGATCGCCCCCGCGATCCTCTAATGCAGCCACGTCTATTACGGTGTCGCAGAATTGATCCATTGTCGGGTGCTGTTCGTCTCCGTAGGTCCCCATAAGGACTCCGTATACGTTAACCCCGCTTGTTTGCTTCCATTTTTTAAATGTCTCAAGGAACTCATCGTTAACGCCGCATTCGCCGTCGGTGACGAATACAACATCTGCTTTTGGCAGATCGCCATCAATGATTTTCCTGCACTCTGTGAGGGGGGACTCGAAGTCGGTTCCTCCACCAAAGAAGAACTCTGCCATCTCAATCATCTGTTCGATATCTGGACGCCCGTCTTGGTGTTTGAAGACGTGGGTCTTAATCTCTTCTGAGGATCCGAAATGGACCCATCCGAAGGTTCTCTTTTGTGATACGGCGATTTCCATTAGGGCTAGTCCGACAGCCTTTGCCCAGATTTCTCTTTCACCGCTCATAGAGCCAGATTCGTCCATTGCGATAATGATTGGTCCCTTGGCTTCCTTGATCTTGCCTCTAACCTGATATTGCATCAGATCTTTCTCAGTGAAGCGTCTGTAGAAATCAAACTTCCTTACTGGGTGGCACAGGTTAGCCAGTTCTTGAGGCAGCACGCGCTCAAGGCTATCTCCGCGCTCGAGCTCGAATATCTCATCGCATCCGCGGGTAACCTTTGTCTTTTGCGTAGACAAGGCTAGCCTGCGGAACCGTCCGGCGATCTTCGCGAGCTCCTTCAGCTTGTGGCTGCCCATGATCTTTTGGGCGAGCTGGACCTTCTCTTTGTAGCCTGTCTTGTGAAGCTGGCCCTTTTCAAGACCCCAGCCAGCAAGACAGTCATTCGCTTCGTTAACAGATGATTTTGCGTCGTTAAGGCCACTTTTAATGGCGTTCTTTATGTCGTCTGGGTTAGGCTTCTTTCTCTTCTTCTTGCCCTTGCCGTCTCCATCGCCATCGCCTTCCTGTTCCTCTTCCTCCTTCGGAGGCAGGTATTCCAGGATCTTTTCAGCAATAGCATCGGTTGCAAGAGCAGACGCAAACTCATCCAGTAGCGTTTGGCCTCTGAGGTCCTTATATTCCTTCATCTCCATCATGCTTTTAATTAGATCGAGATGGACCCTATTCTTAGGATCTAAGCGACGTTCGCTTTCTAATTCTGGCTCATATTTGTATAGAGCCGAGTACACGTCCTGTTGGAGCGTGTCAAACGTTGGAAGCTTCTCTGCATTCCTATCAAATTGACCCTTTAGACTCTCAGAGTTCTTCCGGATGTCCTGAAAGGCTTTCCGGTCGAAGCTGTCATTTTTTACTGCGTATTTCTCGAATCGCACTTATTCTCCTTTTGATTTGATCCTTTGGGAGACTGAGCCAATCATAGCTAGCCTCCTGGATCGGAGACTTCATCTTGCTCGTCAATTCATTCTTTGCGATGTCTGTGTAGACCAGCGGACGCTTTTGATACGCCGATGTCAACGACCCCTCGCGAAATGAATAGAACTGTATGATCCCGCCACACTTCCGCTTTTCCTCTCCAGAACCATCGGCAACGTTTTGATTATTTACCCAAAGTCTATTATCAATGTGCCAGACAGGTCCTGTAATTTCTATGCTCGCGTTGTTCTTTAGGTTGGCCAGGCCATAGGCAATGCCGATGGAATCTCCAGACGCAGGATTGAAACCATACGCAACGCCATATGTAACTCTTTTGAAGCGCATGATTCTATCCCTATATCCGATGTGCTCTCCGATCATCCCGTAAGCAGTTTTTAGGCTTACCTCATATGGAAGCATTGCTAAGTGTAATTTCGCGGCGGCACTAAATGCTTTCCGCATAATAGGCGGCACTCTCCAATAGGAGCTGCTCCTCTTAATGATATTCATCGAGTGCCAGCCGTTTTCAATGCCGTCTGTTGGTGCGCTATGAACTTTGTACCATGCCTTAGCCGTTCCCTTTTTGTCAAAGACGCAAAGCGTCCTCGAGATCCTTGGGTATTGCCTTCCCCAAGACCCGTTATAGAAGCCATCCATATGAGGCTCATCAATGAATTCGAATCGCCTTCCGGCAGCATCGAATTTCTTTATTAGATGATCCACCTTTTCGTGGTTATTAATGGCATTCTCAAGACCAGTTTTGGCCCAGCCGTGTTCGCGGATTATCTCCTCGCTCATCTCGCTGATCTCTTCGTTGCTGGCGGCTAGTTCAGATTTAACGGTCTCTTTTATCTTTGCGTCGCATTTTTCAAACTCTTCTTTGGCCGCTTGTATTGTTTCCTTCGCGCCCTCAATAACACAGTCTTTCCAGTTGTCGGCTAACACATTTTCACCCAATCAACATCCTCCCCATAGATTAGAAGCCTGTTTTTGTTTTCTGGGTCTACGGTAACCCTGGCAGTAACCTCGCAATTGTTATTGATCTCAAGCGCTATAGACTCCCCTGGCTTGAGCTTCTTCTCTGGGTTGTCTTTGAAGTGTATGGCGATGTCTTTTAAAAGGTTGGCTGCTGCCTTAACAAATAACGCCGGAGTCTCTATTCTGATCTCCGGCTGACCAAGCTTATCCATTCCATGGCTGTGAACCTCATACCAACCAGTTATAGAATTTTGTTCTACGTGCACCTTTATTATTTCAGGCATCGTCCTTTTCCTCGTGTGCCAGGCCGGATTGCCTGGCACACGGATTATAGGGTTTTAAGCCAAGGTCTTCTGATCGATCCCGAGGCATTCCATAAGCATCTCACTATGCATTACAGTAATCCTGTTTTGCATCTCCTCATACCGAGCAGCCGGCTTTCCCTTGGCCTTCATTTCCTCGACAATCTTTTTAAGGTCAACGTGTAACTTTTTGATTTTGCCGTTGGCCTCAAGGGTTGCTTTCTTGCGCTTGTCATCTTCCTTGATAGCGTAGACGTTATTCTTGATCTCAAGGGCCATCTCGTACTTCTCGAGAGCCTGTTGAGCAAGAGGGTTCGCCACACCAAGGATAACGCTTCGTGTCTTTGAAATTTCCTTCGGATCATTCCACATGCAATGCTGGATGATCTCGATGGACTCCTCGTCAACCTTTGTCTTTCCGCTAAGGAAGGCCTCAGCCTTAATGACGTGCTGACAATTACGGATGCGCCTGTCCGATACGAAGATGCCTTCTTCGCGCAGGTTCAAGGCGATCCTTGTGAGCATGTCTGCAGACTCCTCAGGAACTGGAATCTGCATGGCTTCTTCGTGAGCCTTGGTGATTTCGGAGTAATCGACAGTTGTCTTGAATTTATGGTCAGGAGCCATCAGCAACCGCTTGAGACCCGATGTCTCGCGGATATAGCCGACATTATACCTGAGCATAAACCTGTCGTAGAGGGCGTCGAGCTCCTTCGATTCAGGAAGCTCGTTTGAGGTCCCAGTGACAGTGTGCAAAGGAAGCTTTGTCATGACTCCGTCGTTGAAGAACTTACGCTCGTTGATAGCCATTAGGAGCGAGTTCAAGATGGACGAGGATGACTTAAAGATCTCATCGAGAACGACGTCGCTGGCTTCTGGAAGCCTTCCGACAGTCACTCTGTTAAAGCGATCTTGTTCCAAAGCCCTAACAGAAAGCTGGCCGAAAATTTCCTCTGGCGTTGTGAACCTGGTCATCAGGTAGTAGAAAAGTTTCGACCCGTTGAAAGCCGCTGAAAGGCTTTCTGCGATATCGGATTTTGCGCAGCCTGGAGGGCCGAGCATGAGAATGTGTTCTTTGGCAACGTGTGCAAGAATTGCCCCGTGGATAACTTCGTTTCTTTCGATGAAGAACCCCTTGAGCTCATCCTCGATCAGACGAAGCTTCGCGACAACCCCCTTAGGCTCTTTAGCCTCAACCGGCGGATCCTTAACAGCGGTTGCGGCTTTATTAAGATCTATTTCGAAATCTGGCATCTAGTTGACTCCATCAGAATGCGTCTGCTTTATTAACTCTACTGTAAATAGGTAAATTAGATTCAACAGAGAGATTCTTCAATGGCTGTGGACCGGCACACTTCACAGCGTGCTACCTTGATGACCTCGTAATCGTCTCCAATATCCTGGTCGGATACTGAAACAGGATCTCCGTCTGAGTTGATTACAAGCTCAAGTGATGATGGTCGGATAAGTGCTACGAATCGGTCTGAGTTGTGGCAGTTGGTACAGATTAGTTTTCCCATTAATTTCTACAGCAACTCCAGGTTCAGCCTGTAGCCGTTTACCTTTACCTCTGGGCCGATAATGAAGATCCGAACGGCGTTGACATCAACCCCATCGATGGCCTTGGCCTTTTTCATTGTTTCAATTAGGTCGTCGTAGTTTGATGTAAAAATAACGCTGTTCATCTCGCCGGCCTCAGGATCCGCGAGCGGAGCCTGCACCATAAAAGTTTGATCTTCAAAGCGAAGATCGCCGTCTTCTTCTGGCTTCTCTTCCACCTCTGGCTCTGGCTCTGGCTCTGGTTCCGGTGTTTCTTCGCGCATTTCTGTTGCTCGGTCAGGTTTTTCAACCAGTTCTACTACGGGCTTTTTTGTCTTGCCTGGCGGCCGCCCGCGTCTCTTTGGCGGTGGCGGCGGTTCCTTGTGCTCCTCTCCGTCCACGACTGGACCAAGCTCTTCCTCGTTTTCTTCTTCTTCCGTCACTGTAACTCACCCCCTTTCAAGGATTAGAAGTTATCACTAGACCACAAATTCTTATACCACAAAATATAAGGTAAATGAGCCATTTTGAAACAGCCCCAAAACACGTTGACTTGGAGCGTGTCCCTGACTAAAATGAGTGGAATTAGCACCAGGAGGCATCCTCGTATGTGGACCATCGGCGGCAAGAGACTCGACCTTTATGACGATCTGTCTGGCGAGCTAATCAAGGGGCATATCCAGAAACTCGGCAGCATCAAGGTCTCCAGCAGAGAAGAGCTAGAAAAGGCAAAAGACACGGATTTCGCCCTGTCTGTTCTAACGAAGACAGGCGCTCTGGTCCGTAAATTCCCATGCACCACAGCGGGGGACACTCTTGCATCTATGTGGTATTTCGAAAAGACCTCTTCTAAGCTGCCAGATGTATATAAGCAGACTGCAGCGACTTTCCTAAAGAAGGCGTCACAGAAGTTTAACCTCATCGTTCCGGACTGCGTTATGGATAACGCCAGGAATAGCATAAAGTCCAACGAAATTAATGAGGTTGAGGCTCCCATGGTATTCAGTAAGACCGCTGGCATCCAACCAGATACTGACTTCGCTCTAATTACAAGGAATGACGAACGTCGCTATCCTATTGATACACCAGAGAATACGGAAAAAGCTGCTGAGTATTTCGAGGAGTATTACAAGCATTTCGAGCCAGCTTATAGAGCCAAGATGGCATCTGCTATCTGCGTTAAGGCGAACGCGTTCGATATCGACGTATCTAAGATGCATAATCTTAACGCATATAACCCAACTGTTTATTCTAACGCTATTAAAGTCGCTTCTATTCAGCGTAAGGAAGCTCTGCCTGGAGATGCTGACTCCCATAGGGTTCTTGACCAGCTTATGGAGAAGCGCGCCTCGCTGAAGCCAATCGCCTTTGCCGAAGCTCTAGAGCGCTTCGATAAGATGAACGGCCTAGATGCCTACTGGGACCGCGGAATCACGGATCCCTACCGTGTGACCTTCCAGCACATAAAGGTCGCAACCAGCGTCAATTTTGACGGCAAGGCGATCACCCTAGAGAAGCTGGCTGCCCTAGCGTCTAACAAGGACGTTCTACAGAAGCATTTCGATAGCAACTTTATTAGCGCTTTTGAGAAGGATGCCATGGCGGTTTTCTCTAGTCTGCCATATCCAGACAAGCGGCTGCTAGTATCGCTGATCGATGGTTAATCTAGATGCCATGCGTCTGGCCATCGAAAATGGCGGCTGAGGCCCTCAAGCGCCAGGTTGAGAATAAGCATAATATCCAGCTTGCCAAAGAAGACGCTAGCTGGGCACCAGCAGAATTAAAGAAGCTAGATAGAACGCTTTCGAAGCTTCCCGATAGCTTGGTTAAGTTTAATCCGAAGCTAAAGGCTTTTGTTAGGGCACACAAGCAAGCGAGCCCGCCAGGAGCGCCTGGTGACGCAAAGCGCACTGGGAGCAAGATAACCATTTACGACCAGGGGGCAAAAGGCGACATGCTTCCTGAGTCAGTAATACACGAGATTGCTCACACGGTTGAGCATTCAAATCCAGTGTTCTGGCGTCGGTGGCTTGCCGCTTCTGGGTGGGAGCGATCCGGCGGCAAGTGGGGACACAGCAAGAATCCTGGGTTTGTTTATGAATATTCAAAGACAGATCCAAGAGAAGATTTCGCAACGGCTCTCACTTCTGCTATACTTAGACCACTTACACTAAAGAAGATAAGTCCTATAAAGAGTGAGATGATGGCTGGCTTCCTGGAGACGCTCGGATGAATGAAATCTACGTAGATCCCCTTCATCCAGGTGGCGAGCCACTAACGCCAGAGGAAGCCTTTCTTTCTGCGGCAACTAAGTTTGCAGCCGAAAAGCAGCGCAGACTTAAGAAGAAAGAGCTAGAGCAGGTCGTTGAAATGCTTCCTGAGGATGTGATCCCAAGGGAAGATGCCATTATGCGTGGCAGGCAAATATCATCTGGGATAACGTCAATCGTAAGGCCTTTATCAGCAGTAAGACCAGCAGCCTCTTTAAGGTCTATGCCGGCAAGTATAGCTCTGGCGCTAATGGGAAAGCAGAGCTCGGAGAATCCATTTGTTCGGACAGACACGAATCCTGATGTCCTTGGGAACATGCTAATCGAGCGCTATAAGAAAGCTTGGTTGGAGTGGGAGCCTGAGACGCTCTGGACAATGATACAGAAAGACTTTGGCGGCGCATTAGGCGAACAAACAAAGAACACGATTAATGCAATCAAGACTCTCCTATTAACTGACGCCTTCTGGAAGGAATACCCAGTTTTCGAGAACTGTATCCAGGCTTTAAATGGAGAAATCCCAGATTTCTCTATGACCCAGCCAGCAAGTCCAGCTCAGTTGGCCTTTGGTATTGAGATGGCCAAGAGAATAAGAGATAATGCATTCTCGGACGAGATCAAGAGTTATGTTCGTGCTGTAATGTCTGATAATGGGTTTACAGTTTATCCTAGCCAGCTTGCATTTGCTCAGCCAGTGGAGTCCGAAGAAGTCAAACAGATGAAAGAAGCATGGGAGCAGATGCATCGCGAGAATCCAAATTTCATTATGGATCCCCTTGAAGAAAACGCTATAGGCGTTCTCTTTGCAAGGTTAAACGCGGTTCAGCTGTACGTTGACGCACGGCTGGCTAAGGAGATCACGTAATGGCTGGCTCAACATTTAACACGAGCAGAGACAGGCTAGGGAGATTCAAGAATTATCCTTCACCTTTTTTTGACATCGCGTCAACTTATGTGCCGCCATCTCTCAAAGAGATGTTCAAGTGGGTTAAGTACCTCTACTACTCTAACTCCGTCGTCTCCCCGATCATCTATAAGATGTCGGAGTATCCGATTACTCGCCTCATCTATGAAGACGCAGAGGAGCCTGCGAAGCAGACCTATAAGAAGCTCCTAGAGAACACTCTTCATATTAAGCGGCTATTGATTGAGATTGGGCTGGACTACCATGTATATGGGAACTGCCTTATCTCGATTAACTACCCGTTTGTTCGCAACCTGAAGTGCCTGCAGTGCAAGACCGCCACTCTCATGAACAAGATGAAGTGGAAGTGGCAGAACAACAAGTTTGAAGCCATCTGCCCGCACTGCAAGACTGGGACGGTTCACGAGATCGATGACGTTAAGGTTAAGAACCGGACCAAGATCAGCGTTGTCCGGTGGAATCCGTTCAACATAGACATCGACTACAACGATATCACTGGCGAGTCGTTCTATACCTACCGCATACCACCTAAGATGCGGCGCTCTGTTTTGGCCGGAATGAAGAACATCATGGAGACCACACCAAAAGTCTTCATCGAAGCGGCCATTTCCAATAGGGATGTCGAGATCGATAAGGGCAACCTATATCACTTCAAGCGCCCGTCGATAGCTGATAACGACATGGGCTGGGGCATGCCTTTGATCATGCCCGTCATGAAGGATCTCTTCTACAACCAGGTCCTACGCAAGGCCCAAGAGGCCATCGCTATGGACCACATCACGCCTCTCAGGATTGTGTTCCCTTCTATGAATGCGGACGTCACTCCGTATGTGAACATCAACCTGCAGACATGGAAGGGCAAGGTTGAGGAAGAGATCAATAAGTGGCGTCAGGACCCGAACTATATCAGCGTGTTCCCAGTGCCTATGGGCGTCGAGAATATCGGTGGAGACGCCAAGGCGCTGCAGATGGTTGAGGAGTTCAAACTATCAGGCCAGATGATTGCTGGCGGTCTTGGGATCCCGCAGGAGTTGCTATACGGAGGAATGTCCTATAGCGGCTCTAGCGTGTCTTTGCGCGTAGTTGAGAACGGCTTCTTGAGCTATAGGGAGATGATCCAGGAGTTCCTATCAGACTTCCTTGTCCCTAATCTACGCAGGTATTTCCGGCTTCCTGTGGTCAATGTTCGCCTTCAGGACTTCAAGATGGCCGAGGATATCCAGAAGAAGCAGATCGCCATTAACCTTAAGGCTTCTGGCGACATGTCAACCAAGACGCTTATCAATGAGCTTGGTTATGATTATGAGCACGAGATTGCTGAGATGGAGAAAGAGATCGACGATCGCGAGAAGATCGATCGGAAGAAGCAGCTTCTCATCGCTGACATCCAGGGAGAGGCCGCCCTTATCACTGCGAAGTACCAGGCCCAGGCACAAATGCAGGCCGCAGAAGCAGAGCAGGCGGCAACTCCTCCAGAGGTTCATGAAGAAAACATGAATGCCCAGCAAAAGCAGGAACAGATGCAGGCTGAGCAGGCCAAGGCAAATGGCGGGCAGAATGGAAAGCCTGGTAAGGGCAAGCCAGCCCAGAAGCCGCAGCAGGATCCAAAGGCACAGGCCGCAACCCAAGCTCAGGGACAGGAAACTAACCAGCAGGCAATCCAGGGCGCTCAGGCATACGCGCAGCAGCTAATGCGTCTTGCTCCGGATCAAAGGGAAGCGGCTCTAGCTAGGATTGCGCAGAGCACGCCCCAGGTTGCGGCGCTCGTTAAGAGACTTATGACAAGAATGTCAAAAGACACAGTTGATATGAGGCCGCTTCCTGAACAGAAGCCACCTCGTAGGACGAATTCACCTATTTAGGATAATAAGCTGTGAAAGTTAAAAACATATCATTAACTGAAGACATATATCTCACCAAGCCTGGGATACATCTAGTCCCTGGTGAGATAAGCAAAGAATTCGATGACTTCTTCATCCTCATGGAGAGGACGAACAGGACTCGTTACGACCCAGCGAATCCGATAAATAAGTCAGAGATAAGGAACCTTATCGATCAGGGGAAGCTTGAGCTGGTCAGCTTCTCTCCGCTTGTTGACACAATCGTAACTCATGCGGAGCTGTCGGCATTTCCAGGAACGCCTTTAACAGATGTTAAGACAGCCGACTATGTCCAGGCGCTTACCACGACTATCGTCGGCGGCGCAATATCTGTTAACGTCTCGTCGCAGTTCACAATAGCAACGCCTGGCGGCACGGTATCAACAGAGGGCGTCGTCACAGCCCTGCCTTTTAACAGAGCTCCGTTAAGGAAGCCTCTTAACCAGAACGCGTTCGTAGACTCGATGGGTAACGAGGTCTATGGACGCCTAACAGAGTCAGCTGGCGTATGGACTCTTAGCTTCTATGTTTTTGACGGAGGAGTTGAAACTACATTTGCATTCCCACTGATTCCAGCGACGGTAGATATTGATTGGATATACCTACAGGTATTCAACCTAGCGACAAAGCCAGTTATACCCGCACCTCTGAGATCTTATAGCGACCAGGTTGATACAGACGTTGTTCTTGGTTTCCAAGGCTCGCAAGGTAATCAGGGGAATCAGGGTAGCCAGGGCAACCAAGGGAATCAAGGTAACCAGGGCAATCAAGGAAACCAAGGCAACCAAGGTTTTACTGGACCTCAGGGCTTTCAGGGTAATCAAGGCAATCAAGGAAACCAAGGTAATCAAGGCAATCAAGGAAACCAGGGAAACGCGGGCATTGACGGCAATCAGGGATGGCAAGGGCCTCAGGGTTGGCAAGGCAATCAGGGCTGGCAAGGGATACAAGGCCCACAGGGCAATCAGGGGAACCAGGGTAACCAAGGGAACCAAGGGAATCAGGGTTTCCAAGGCAACCAGGGTTTCCAGGGCAATCAAGGCTGGCAGGGGAATCAAGGTTGGCAGGGCATTCAGGGGCCTCAAGGGAATCAGGGCAATCAAGGCAATCAAGGTTTCCAAGGCAATCAAGGAAACCAAGGAATTGCCGGCACAGATGGATTCCAGGGGAACCAGGGATGGCAGGGCAATCAAGGCAACCAGGGAAATCAAGGCAACCAGGGCAACCAAGGCTGGCAGGGATTCCAAGGCAACCAAGGAAATCAGGGTAACCAAGGGAACCAGGGAAATGCCGGCATTGATGGAGCAGATGGTTTTCAAGGAAACCAGGGCTGGCAGGGAAATCAGGGGAACCAAGGTTGGCAAGGGATCCAGGGTCCTCAGGGTTTCCAGGGAAACCAGGGATGGCAAGGTAACCAGGGAAATCAAGGTAACCAAGGAAATGTCGGAGACACTGGCGCTCAAGGAAATCAGGGTTGGCAAGGCAACCAAGGTTGGCAGGGAGTTCAGGGGGCTCAGGGTTTCCAGGGCGTTCAGGGAGCTCAAGGAAATCAGGGAAATCAGGGCAACCAAGGTTGGCAAGGGTTCCAGGGCAATCAAGGGAATCAAGGCTGGCAAGGAGTTCAGGGAGCTCAAGGAAATCAGGGTAACCAAGGCAACGAGGGCTTCCAGGGTAACCAAGGAAACCAGGGGAATCAGGGTAATCAAGGTTGGCAAGGTTGGCAGGGCTGGCAAGGAGTTCAGGGAGCTCAAGGAAACCAGGGGAACCAAGGTAATCAGGGCAACCAAGGAAATGCTGGATTCCAGGGCAACCAAGGTAATCAGGGCTTCCAGGGCTGGCAGGGATATCAGGGATTCCAAGGAGTCCAAGGTTTTCAGGGTCCTCAGGGCAACCAAGGTAATCAGGGTTGGCAAGGAATAATAGGAACGTCTGGACGATTCCTTGTCGGCATGAGTCGTAACAATGGTGTTCCTGCTGGCGGAACGTTATATATGGCAACAGAAGATGGTGTTGTTGGGTCCACCGCTGGAATAATTATTCCGAGAGCATGTACACTTACTGGTGGAAGCATTAAAGTTAACGCTGCTGATGCATCGAGAGCTTTCGATATGGAGATATTAAAGGATTCATCCGGCACGCCTACAGTCTTGGCGACTATCGCTCTTGCCGTATCAGCGACATCCGCTTATAGTAGTTCTCTATCTGTAGCTATTGCTGCTGGGGATGAGATAGGTATCAGGATCGTTAGAACGAGCGGGTCTGGGCCTTCGACATTTAATAGCGAAGTTGTGTCGGCAGAACTGACTGTATAGGTGAATTGTGGCAACGATTATTTGCTTTAACAACACAGCATCTAACGTTCTCATCAGGGATCTTGGTATAATCATTCCTGGATCTGGGAGCGAGACGCTATCAGGTTTTCTTGAACCAGAGGAAATTGCTGGATCTTCAGATTTAATAGCTTATTGCACTGATAATGCCGTTAGTCCTGGGGTGTCTACGTTGAAGCTTAACGATGGAGTAAATGATATTCCTCCTGGTTTAATATCTGGCCTGCAAGTGGCTGACAGATTTGTCTCAATTTGGAAGTGGGGAGAAAGTTAAATGGCCGATACAGCCAAACGCCTAGCTGGGCCAGCGCTAATAACGGCGACAACATCTGGGACCGCCCAGACGCTCTATACAGTGCCGGCCTCAGCAACTACAATCGTCAGACACATAATCGTTACGAATAACGAAAACGTCGCAAGGACGATAACGATATCGATTGGCGCTGATGCAGCTGGAACAAGGATATTTTCCGGCACGTTGGTTCCGGCCAATGGTGTTGTGAGCCTGACGGGATCGATAGTGTTAAGCGCAGCAGAAACGCTTAGATCATTTGCTAGCGTAGCAAGCCAGATTGTGGTGACCGCGTCAGGCGTGGAGGTTGTCTAATGAGCCTTGAAGTAATCCCGCGTCAGCCGGCTGACTCAGGCATCGGCGTTATAAGCGCAAATATCCTCAGGCAGAATGAGCTTGTGATATCAGCAAAGACGGAGATGGACATCGCGAACACTTCCTACACCGTTGCTGCTGGGAAGAGATTCGCGGTTACAGCCTTTGTTGCTAACTATGACTCTGGTTCAACAGTAATCATTAGACTCAAGAAACAAACCGGCGGAGCTGGGGCCTTCAATCTTGTCCAGAAGATATTGCTCGCTGTTGGCGGGCAAGGGCAGGCAACAGTCCCGCTAGAGATGGGCAATGGGATTTATATTGGTGACGCTGGAGACGTGTTCAAGCTCACCGCAGAAACATCGTTGATTAAAGGAACCGTTTGGGGTTCATATGCTGGGATAGAGGCATAAATGGCAGTTAATCTGTTCACGAGCAATATACTCGGGCCACCTCCAGGGGACCTCACGGTTGCAACTGAGCTGTGGGTTGATCTCGGGCTTATCCCGACTGGGCAGAGGATCTGGATTGGGAATGCTCAGTATACCTCTCCAGACAAGTCTATTTCATATAATCTGAGGACGAGTCTTGTTGGGCAAAGCGCTGCGACACTTGGCGCTTCGGCGTCATTGGATAGCTGTTTTGTTTCTACAAGAAGTGGGACGGTAACGCGCGATCTTTATCGCAAGGGAAGATTACATATAGCAACAGTTGTCGGGACAGGGGTTGAGCATTGGTGGCTATATCTAAAAGCCAAGGGCTCTGCTGGTTCTTATCTTTACTCAATAAACTATACTAACGAGTAGGTAAAAAATGGCCGTAATTATTCCTCTGTTTGAGTTGCAGCTGCTTGGGAACGGGTCTGTCACTAGCGAAACATGGCATGATGTAACCGCCCAGATCTCAGGCGGAGTGATTCCTAGCGGAAAGCATCTTTGGCTTGGGTACTCTACATTCATTTCAGAAGATAAGAGTTTGATTTTTGAGCTGAGACCAAACCTCACCACTAAGAGCGCAGGCAACACGACAGATACGCAGCTTAGGGCGTTCACCTCTGTCCCTGGCGGAGAATCGAGAGATGTTGATACATACCTAGGCGGGATCATCACATGGCTTGCTCCGGTTAGCGTTGCAAGCACAGGAGTAGAAAAGCTGTGGCTTCGAATTAGAAGCAATACCGGAACGAATGCTTTGTGGAACTATATTATCTACTACACACTTTATTAAGGTTGAAAAAATGATCGTATCACTGTCTTGGGCTGACTTTAAGGCGAGAGTATCTAACGCTAAAAAGGTCCGCTATATCGACCGAGATTCGTTTTATGTGATCACCTATCAAGATGTAGGCGGAGCATTCGAGACGTCTATTCTTAAGGACAGCGGAGCAGACCAGGTTGAGTTCGAGGCAAGCTATAAGCCGTCTGCGAACTCGCTTGTGGAGACTCCAGTAACCCTCCTTAAGACCGCCGAAACGGTTAAGGGGCATTATTGGACCTACCCAATAAATATTGATCTTCCTGCCAATAGCACAGATCCCGTTGCGCTAGATGTGTCGTTCCCGTTCCCAGTTGAAATGCTTTCTGGAAAGGTCGTGGCCAATAATCTTCTATCTGGAGATAAGCTCTCTGTAAAGGTGATGGTTGGCCAAGTCGGGGTGCTGACAGCTGCAGCCGCTCAGAACGACACAACGGTAACCGTTAATAGCGTTGCGAATATTGATGTTGGGTATCTTTTGACGTTTGCTGCAAACACAAGCAGGCATCTTGTGAAAGCAGTAAATACAACAACGAAAGTCGTGACGCTTGATACCCCGCTTGTCGCTGCCTTTGCATCCAGCGACGCGGTGAAGGTTCAGGTGGACTTCATTAGGGGCGACCTCACTATTGAGCCCATTGAAATCTATGAAATAGGCGAAGAAGCCTTTGGCGGGTCTTACCTGCCAGCCGGCATGATTCTAAAGGTAACGGCCACTCCAGTGTCTGGCGTAGCTAGAACCCTAAGGGGAATTCTAGCGGTTCTGTACTAACATGCCGGCATATGTGGGATTTGAAGCCAGGAAATACAATCTGCTTTCTTGGCTTATCAGACGGATAACAAAGTCAAAGCATAGCCACACATTTGTGTGTCTTGGCGATCCACACAACAACCCAGATGTACCCATCATCCATGCATCTGGGTTTACAGTCCATAGGGCTAAACTTGGCTCTCTAGTAAACAGAAAAACAAACGGAATAATATACAAAATAGACTGCAATCCAGAGACTGAGAAGGAAGCACTCTCCTACGTTCTTAAGTTTGAGGATGAGCCATATGGCTACGCTCAGCTAGTTGGTTTTGTGTTTGTTCTTGTTTTTAGGCTTTGTAAAAAGAACCCGATATCAAAGGGGGTTGTTTGTTCAGAGCTGATTTGGAGGCTTTTGAACGCCCTCCACATTCCTGGGATTGAGAGATTCGATAGAGACACCATGACTCCAGGGCAGGGAGAGGATCTTCTCTTGGCTACGCCAGGAGTTTCAGTCGCTGCCGAATGGTAGGACTTTAGGCTTCCATCGCAGGCAGGATCATGCTATGGTGTAAGCATGATAAGTGGAATAAGAGTCCTGTTTGTCTTGCGGCAGTGGGATGTCCCTGCCGAATCCTGCACAGTAACAGACATTAAGGATCTGCTTCCTGCGATAGCCAGGTTCAGGCCAGATGTTATTGTTACCACTGGATTCTTCCCTGGTGAGCTCAACGCAGCGGGCTACGATCTGCGGAAAAAGTGGATGAATGTAAGCGACCCTAAAGCCACTCCAGAAGCTGTGGCGCAATCGATCCAGAACGTTTACATAAACAATATTTGGACAGCGCCAAAAGAAGATGATGTTCAGCCGCTTGTTTCGGTCTATACGCCGACATTTAACACTGGCGGCATGATCCTGGACACCTACTACTCTCTCAGAGATCAAACGTATCCGAACTGGGAATGGGTTGTCGTTGACGATGGATCTACCGATGGGACATACGAGCGCCTCTTAGAGTTCGCTAAAATTGACCACAGGGTCAGGCCGATCAAGGTTAACCACATAGGCAAGGTTGGCGCACTAAAGGACATGGCCACACGCCTATGCACAGGCGTTTACCTGATCGAGTTGGATCATGACGATATGCTTACTCGTGATGCGGTCTATGATGTCGCCGCGGCATTTAAATCGCATCCAGAAGCTGGGATGGTTTATACGAACTGCGCCAGCTTCTTCCAGGACGGTTCCCCGCACACCTTCCCAGAGTGGGTTAAGGATGGAAGGTATAGGGAGTTTGAGTACAACGGGAAGAAGTATATGGAGGCTGTTAATCCGAATATCTATGACAGATTTGGCCCAGAGTACTACAAGCAGTTCGGTTGGTTTCTGACGGTTGGGCCGAACCACATCAGAGCTTACCGAGCTAAGACATTCAGAGAGCTTGGTGGGTACAATCCGCAATTAGCGATCGCAGACGATTGGGACCTCTATGCTCGCTTTTTCCTTAGGTCCAAGTGTTTCCACCTGGACAAATGTCTATACCTCTATCGCTTCCTAGACGCCTTCCAGAACACAACGTTTACAAAGAATAAGGCGATTCAGGATAACCTTGAGATTGGCCGCAACAATTACCGCCATGAGTTTGAGGAATTCAATAACAGGAGACATCGGGAAGGATGTATCTCCATTGTTGTCCTTGATTGGAATACCCCGGAGCTCACGAAGCGGTGCCTTGAATCAGTTAAGAAGCACTACCCGACGCTGCCAGTTATCCTTCTTAACAACGGATCCAAAGTTCCGGTTGAAGGGCCGGCAACCAAGGTCATCAACCTAGAGGCGAATATCGGCTATGCCGCTGGGTGCAATAGGGCGGCGATGGAAGTGACGTCGCCATATATCTGTTTCCTTAACAGCGACACAGTCGTAGAGCCTGGAGTTCTAGACAGGCTTCTTATTGGATTAAATGATTCCCAAGCAACAGCGGTTGTTGGCCCGTACTCAAACTATGCTTGTCCCCCTCAGGGATACGTTCAGAAGGAAGACGCTTTCAGGCATGGAAGCCTTGTCGTGGATTCTGTAGTGGGTGTCTGCATGATGACCAGGACAGACATGTTCAAGAAGCTCGGAGGATTCGACACGAGGTTCGTTAACTTTGAAGACACAGATTACTGCGCTCGAGTTCGCAAGGCTGGGTATATCTGCAAGATAGTTGAGCGGGCGTGGATCCACCATGAGGGACACGCCACCTTCAAAGCCAACGATCTCGATATTAACAAAATCCTAGAGGAGAACAGGGCTCCATTCCACAGGAAGCACCCAAAGATTAAGGTCATTGCGATCACAAAGGATGAGATCGAGGCGCTTCCAGGATTTGTTGAACAGTTCAAAGGGATTACTAATGATATATCGATATTGGATTCTGGCTCCACAGACGGCACCGTCGAATGGGCTAAAAATAATGGCGTTGCCATCATAGAGGACTATGAGTTTACAGCTTTTTCAAGAGCCAGAAATCATGCCATTGGCAAGTTTGCGCTCAGCTGTGATTGGATCATTATGTTTGATCCGGACGAGCGCCTCGACAAGTCCACGCTGGAGAATATTTGGGAGCTCGTTGATCAGGATGAATACGACATCTTCCTGGCGAAGCTTGTGGACACAAACGGCAAGGAGCATATTGCGAAGCCGTTCATGCACAGGAACAAGCCTGATATCAGGTGGGTCTTCCCTGTGCATGAGAAGCTTATCGGATCGAATAGAGTCGTAGTACTTAAGAATTCCTTAATAACTCACCACCTGGGGTTTCACGACGCAACAAGGCGCATTAAATCCATAGCGCAATACCGAGAGCTGGGTGGGGAATTCGATACGGACAGCGAGCTCTTCGAGGAGACCCTGAAGGAATATCCGATCCTTAATTATGCTCATCCATCAGATCCGCGGATCAAGGAGTTCTATTTAGGCCCGAAGATCTCTGTGATTATCCCGACTCACAAGAGGGTGAAGAACCTGCTTCTAGGGAAGGCCGTGGCGTCCGTCTTGGAGCAGGACTATTTCTCCAAAGAGATAATTATTGTTGGGGACAATTGTCCAGAATTACAGGATTATGCCTGCGAAAAGGCCCGCATATTTAACCTGCCCAATAACCATGGAGCAGGCGGGGCTATTCCTAGGAATTACGGGATCATGTTGTCGTCAGCCAACTTAATAGCGTATGTAGATGACGATAACACGGTTATGTCGGACCATTTATCATGCCTACACGATAAGATGAAATTTGAGGGAGCAAGCTACGCATTATCATCCATGCTTGTAGATGGCAAGCCTAGGTTCTGTACTGCCCCAGAGAAGTTCCAGGTGGATACATCAGAGGTGCTTCATAAGAAGAGTCTAATAGAGAAATATGGATGGTGGAAGAATCGCACTGAAGTTGGCTACGCGCATGATTTTGAAATGGTCTCCAGGTGGAAGAACGAGAAGGTAGCCCTAACGATGGTGCCCACTCTCATCTATAATGCTGAGACCTCTGGCCAAAAGGAATTCCTGGAGACGACAACATGATGATTGGGAAAAAGTCGATCATAAAGCTGTCCCTGGATTCATCCCTTGGCAGAGCCGAGTACGAAAAGCTCGTAAACGACCCATCTATTAAAATACTTAAAGAAGAGGTATTCCACACCAACCGCGGCGAGGCTAACGTCATTATTCGTTATGTAGACACGGCTTTCATAGAAGACGATGTTCCTAGCAGGGAGAATGGTGTTGCGTCAAACTGAAGCGTCCGGTATATTGTTGTCTGGCAAAAGCCAGAAAATAAACTTCTTTCTTAAGGGAGGATTTAAATGGCAAGCGTACAGAACCTGACCACTGGCACATTGGCTTTAATCGAGCGTAGGCCGCTAGGATCTCCAGTTGGAACTCCTGATGTTGAAGTTCGGCTTACTGCTTTTGGAGCGCCAGGAGATACTGGAACGATTCCGGACTCCTTCGCCCGCTCAACAGAGATCACCAATCTTGTAACCGCAGGCAAGCTAGCAATCCTTTCTTACAGCACAGCCGCTGACAGCGATTTCGGCCAGGACGAATTTAACAGGGCTGTTATCCGCGGTTCTTTTATGGCTACACCAGGTCCCGTGTCTGTTGTCCCAGCGGCTAACATCGCTGCAGGATCAAAGATCTTCCTGTTTGCGCAGAACGCTTCTGCGGCCATTCTTCTTTCGACTCCTCCTGGAGCGTTCGCCGGCATTGGCGGCATAGTTCCTGGGGTTAGCTTTGCTGTGTCAACCCCAGGCATGGCGGCTGGCGCTGAAGTGTTTAGCTATACCGTTATCGCCTAAGGAGTAAAAATGGCAACAGTAAAAAACTTAACAGCAGGAAAGATCGTTCTTATCGAACGACGTGCAGCTGGGGCTCCGCTTGGAACTCCGGATGTTCAGAGAAAATTAAATCCATTTGGGACTGCGGGAGACACCGGAACAATTCCGGATACATATGCATCCAGCGAAGAAATTCAACGTCTCGTTACAGCTGGCAAACTCCAGATCATAAGCTTCTCTCAAGACTCAGACTCTCCTGTAACACAGGCCGAGTTTAACGAGCTTCTGAATTACATTGTATCAACTGACGCGCAAGTCCTATTCGAGAATGGCTCCCCGTTCTCTGGGACAGCAGACGGGTCCACGCTGACGCCGGTCGTTGTTAGGGTTGCGAATGGATTTGGAGTGACAAATCCATTTAACAATACAAGCATGGTAACTGTCTCTGTTAGCGGAAGCGCAGTGATTGTGACTTCTCAGCCAGTAACATTCACCAATGGCGAGGCAACGGTTCAAGTCAAAGACTCGGTCGTGCAGATGGTGACATTAACACTTAGCGCCCCGACGCCATCTGGCCTTGCTGTTGTTGACACGGCTCAAATAAACTTTGTTTAATTTAACGGAGATATAGGCAAATGAAAGACAAAGCATATTACTTCGACAACAAGGGAGCTCTTAGAGATGTTGACGATAAAGTCGGAAGACATGAAATGGCTGCCGTAGTAGAAGATGTCGAAACAGTTGCCGTCAGATCTTATCGGAAGACGCTACTAATAGATTGCCAAGAGACATTCGCCGGAGTCAATGTCAGCGGGACGCTTACTCTTCAGACAAATGCGGCGTCAATCAACTCTATAATGGCTTTCGTTACTGCGACCGGCGCTCCAGCCGCCACAGCACTATTAACATTGAACACGGATTACTCTTTTGTTTCCGGCGGCAAAGTCATTACAATCCTTACGAATCAGCTCGGTAATACGCTAGTAGTTAATTACAACTTAGCAAAGTAGAAAAGGAGAAAAAGAATGCCATCTATTAACGTCCCGATTGATCCGTATTCTCAGTCTAGCGAGAAGACACTCAATGAGGTGCGGGCCGCGGCCGCCGCAGCGCATCCTAACTTTGCCGCCGAAGTCATTCGTGACGTGAATGGCAAGGTTGTGGAGGTGAAGGTCAATCTTCCGTTCGGCGTATCACAGGGGAATCTGGATGTTGCTGCCGCTGCGATTAATGCCAATCCTGGTGTGGCTACTGCATCGGCCTCGTTCATGCCGGTACCCCTATTCGCAGATACTGGTTTCGAAGGCGCGCCTTTAGCTCAAGAGGTTTACGATTGGGGCCTTACTCAGGGACTAGTAGTTAGCCCTCAGGGTGGCCCAGCTTCGATTTCTAACACGGTTTCTTTAGATCATCCGGCTACCGGAACGAAGTGCTTGGAACAGTTCTGTGTCTCTGCTCCGGATGATGGCAATGGCTGGATGTGCACCTTTGTTCCGACACCTTCGCCATTCAAGCGCCTGAGGATTGGCTACAGTGTTTTCTGGCCAGCTCTTGGAAGCGAGAGCGGAAATGAACTTGAAGTTGGAGATAGGGATGGTGCTATGCGTCTTACATTCCATGATTACCCTGTTGGTTTCGCGCCGACTGCTCCAGTAGGCCGTGGAGTGTATCTAACTACGCCGGATGGGACGCCTTCCGCGTTATATACTATGTCTGCTGGCGCGCATCACACAGCGTATATGGATTGTGATCTCATGACTGGAACATACGCTCTCTGGGTTGATGGCGTTCTGAAGGAAACTGTCATGGGAGCACTGAGCCCAAGAACGATCTGGGAGTATGTCTCTCGCACGCGTTACCCAAGCGGAACTTCTGGGGCTGGGAGGAGCTACATCGACAACCTGATCATGGATCGTATTGCTTAGGCTGCAGTTAGCCAGAATTTAGGAGACGCGTTCATGGCTCGGCCGGAACTTGTAATAAACGTATTATAAAATGCAAAGACAAACAATAACTACACAACATTACATAAATAGTGTGTTAAGTATGTGGGCGATATTGACATCGCCCACATTTTCTTTAAAAGAAAGGGGAGTAGACAATGCCGAAGATTAATATAATCTGTGATCCTGGGGCTCAGGCAAGCGATTTAACGCTGACCGCGATCCAAAATGCTGTTAATGCTGCGCACCCAAACAACGCTTCCACTATTATCCGTGACGTCAACGGAAAGCTGGTCGCTGTTGAAGTAAACCTTCCAGCAAACACGACATCTCAGGGCATTGCGAATGCTCAGGCTGCCATTAATGGCAACGGTGGCGTTGCCCGTCACGAGACGTTCCCTCAGTACCCAATCGAAACGCACAACGTGACAACTGGTCTGGTGGATATGGAGACTGCAACCGTCGGTCAGACTCCTCTCCAGGCCGGGTTTGCCAATGCGATGGACACTGCGGGCGGGACGCTGGTCGTCGCCTCTGACGGCGGCACCACGGCTATTGGGGCCAAGTCTCTCAAGGCTACTCTCAACGCTGCCCTTGGCTCTCAGGTTTCCTGGGAGCATCAGTGCACGGCTATCAAGCAATCCGTTATCAAGAGGGTGGAGTTCGGGACCAATATCAACATTCCCGCTGCTCCGAGTGGTGTGGAGTTGGTGGTCTCCGTCGGCTCCGCTCCTGCCGGATTCGGAGCTGCATTGGTCATCTCTGACGGGTCACCTTCCTAGGAGAAAATTCAATGTCAATCTTCACAGTGCTAAACTTTACTGGGGATACGCCGGATGTCGATGTATCGGCGGCTCCAAATTATACCGTTGGGGCGGCAAAAGTTGACGGGACAGAGAAGGTCGTGTCCGGTGACTTTGACGCTGCTCAGATCAATGCGTTAATCGCAGCCCCGAAGACGCTGCTGACCGCAGCGCAAGCTACCGCGCAAGCCAGGGCTTGGGGTGATGCTTGGGTTGCCGCCTACCCGACTATGATCACTGGCATCTAATAAACGGGAGCATAAAATGCCGATTACAGACAACATCATAGATGCCTGGAAGCTCGACGAGGCTTCCGGCAACTTTATATCAAAGGTAGCAGCACACGCGCTTGTCCCAACTTCTGTTGGCTATCAGGCGGCAGGGAAAGTTGGGTATGGGGCTTTATTCAATGGCTCTACTAGCTTTGCCGCAATAGATAATGCTAGCTCGCCGAATCTGAATATCCCTATTGGGAAGAACTTCTCTATTTCTTTTTGGTTCAAAACGGCATCACCAAGCAATCCATTCTTTGAGGATATGATATTCTCCAAGAGGAACCCTCTCGGCGTTCCGGTTGATAGCATGTTCCAGGCGTCTGTTTATACTGGCGTCCTGCGGACAGTTTTCCAGAAAGGCGCGAATCAAGTATTAATCCATGGATCGACTGCCACCGTCAATGACAATGTCTTCCACCTTGGAGTTATCACGTTCATCGCTGGTGTTGCTGGCGGTTTTAGAATGTATGTAGACAATGTGGAAGATGCTGGAAGCGGAGTAAGTACATCGCTTATCGATGAGATTGTTCTTACGACCCCATTCCGTGTAGGCAGATCAAGCTACGCGGCTTCGGCATTCTTCAATGGGGTTATTGATGAGATGATAACATGGGATAGAGTTATTACTTCAACGGAACGAGCAGGACTGTGGAACGGTGGGGCCGGGACGAATCTGTGGGCTCTTGCTCCAGCTCCTTCGTTGGCCACTATCGTCCCGGTTTCCGGCCCTGTAGCTGGTGGGACTCCTGTAACAATTGCTGGAGCTAACTTCGCTGCTGGGGCTAGGGTTTTCGTAGCCTAAAAGACAGCACGATAATACGATAATACAAGGAGAGAAGTAAATGGCTTATCTATTGGTTGCGAAGATTGCCGGGCCTTGGTTTCCTAACTCCCATGCTAACTGCAGAAAGACAGTGGCCATGAGGGCTCAGGAATCGTTTTCTGTTAATGAGAAGGTATTGTTTGATTTGATTAACCGTCCAGACATTACTCTCGGGTCACAGGATGCTAATGATCTTATGGGGCTTATCAAGGCGATTGATTCAGCGGCCACGACTGGGGCACTGTTGTCCGTAAATGTTGCGGATCGGCCACAACCGCCGCCAGCGCCACTTCCTGCTCCTTAATTAAATTTAACGTAAGAAATACGGAGGAATAGAAAATGGGAATGTCGCTGGTAGGTTCAGATAAGCCGTTCACAACCATTCAGGCAGCTATCGCTGATTTGGTTCTGAACCACACCCCATTCACTGAGGACTGGGAAATCGTTTGTAACGGTGGTGAGACGTTTTCTCAGGCAGGCTCTAATGTTGAAGTTATGTTTTTTGGTGGAATTAATACCGGTGCTTTCAGGCTTACAGTTCGAGGGCAAAGCAATGCCAATCGTTCTATTCTTGATGGCCAGAATGTCAATGGCATAGGAGTCATTGGCTCTTCCACGGCCAGGGTCACAATTAAGTGGTTCAATACTAAGAACTGTAATCCGTCCCTTCCTTCCTTCCAGGGCGGGTTTAATCTATTAAGACACGTTATCTTCGAGCAGATGGAGGTAGTGACTAACGGCGGGCATTATGCGTTCTATGCGATGGAAGGTGTAGACTTTAACACAGAGCCAATCATAGTCAGGAACTGCTATATCCGTCCTAGGGTCGTTTCTGAGGGCGACGTTGCGTTCGTGTCGGTATTGAACTTCAAAGCCTTCGGCAACACGGTCAGGAACTATGCTGGCGTTCTAAGCTCAAGCGTTGAGAACGCTTGGAAGACTATGTTTAAGGACAATATCTATCACACTATCGTTTCTAACTCTAGTCACCGCGCTATATATGTTCTTTCTGCTAATACTCCTACTGGACTTGCAGATAACTTTAGTGCTTCCAATAACTTGACTTTTAATATTCCAGTTCTTCAATATGCTAAACTCTTCCACAACGTAGACCCTCCAACTGCCTATGTGACACTTGCAGATTTCCAGGCAGTAGGTAAGGAAGCTAATTCGTTTACAGCGGATCCTTTGCTGACTAGCTTTGCTAATCCGCACTTGATGGCAGGATCTCCAGCTATAGGTGCTGGTGTGGCTATTGCTGGTTTGACAGAGGATATGGATGGCGATGTTCGCTTGTCTTCCCCTGCGATTGGCGCAGACGAGCCATTCTTCGCGCCCCCTGGGACAGAGGCGACGAACGTGGTCGTCGTGGATGCAAACACAATAACTTGCAACATGCCAGCTCACGCATCTGGTTTGGCTACCATAAACGTAGCAAATCCAGACAGCCAGTTTGGTTCGCTTATTAACGGTTACACTTATAATGCGGCTCCGACGGTAAACACCCCAGCTCCAATTTCGCCAGCCTACGGGCCATCTGTCGGCGGAACGGCTGTCACGATTTCTGGTACCGGATTCCAGTCTGGTTGCTTTGCGACAGTAAACGGGGTTAACGTCCAGAGCTTAGTATTTCAAAGCTCGACGACTCTGACCGGGGTTATGCCGCCGAGCCCAGGCGGAACAACCTCTGACGGTCTGGTAAACCTGTTCGTTCAGAATCCAGATGGTCAGGGTAGTAATGCTCCGTCCAATGTGTTTGCTTACCATGCTGCACCCACCGTCACGGTTGCATTCCCCGCTACAGGTATAAACTCTGGCGGTACTCCTGTAACGCTTAATGGTACTCACTTCCACTTCGGGGTTATTATCAATTCCCCGACTGGATTCTTCCAGACGTTTACGACCCCAACTGTTTCCTTTGGTGGAACACCTGCGACAAATGTGGTGGTTCTCAATGAGGGGTCGCTAACCTGCGATGCTCCTCTACATGCGGCTGGTCAGGTAAACGTAGTTGTCACCAACTCTGACGGGCAGTCTGGGACTCTTGTTAACGGTTATACTTATACATTCCCGGCTCCTAATCCACAGCTTGTTGTGCCGAACACTGGAGATACAGCAGGAGGAACTTCTGTTACGATCTATGGTAACCCTGGTAATTTCCAGTCTGGGTGCACAGTTCTTTTCGGAAGCACACCGGCAGACAATGTCGTCTTTGGTGATGGAAATACGATTTTCTGTGATACACCAGCTCAAGGGGTTGGTCCCGTAAACGTGCGTGTGACGAATCCGGATACTCAGTTTGGTACTTTGGTGAACGGATTCACCTATGTGGTAACGGCTATTCGTGGTATTCGTGGGTGGTCGCCTGATCCTATCATCCTCTCCACAGGCCAGCACAAGGTCCATGTTGATCACCAGCCGCTTACTGGCATCCAGGATCTCTACGTGGATAACGTGTTCGTGGCTACTAGGATCGTAGTCCTCAAGTCCACGGATGACCTGAGCTATCGCCAGGAGTTTACGAGGGCTGGCACTGGTAACGGTGTCATGCATACTGATAACATCCATATGGTTAGAGAAGAGTAAGCTCAAAACTAAAGGAGTTTAAATAATGCTCTACGTAGAACTTGCATTTTCGGGAGACACGCCGGACGTTAATGTAAGCACAGCCCCTAATTATCGCGTCGTTAGAAAGAATCTTGCTGGCGCTCTTGGAGTTGTCCGTGGTGATTTCGATGCGACTCAGATAACTACATTGATTGCTGCAAGCAAGACGCTACTCACAGGTGTCGCGGCTAAAGCCAAGCTGAAGACTTACACGGAAGGTAACCACACGTTCCATCCGGGCTCAGTTAACGCGAACATGAAGTGGCTCAAGAAGACGGCTTAATCCCTATCAATACACAAGACATGGGAGGACTATAAATGGCTCTTACCGATGATATTATCGCAGGATGGAAGTTTAATGAACTGACCGGGAACTTTGCCTCTGTTGCAGGGGTTCCGACTTCAGGGGATTTCGAACTTACTAACGTTGGGGCTTCCCATGGAGTAGTTGGCAAGTTCGGCACTGGGATCGGGACTGGTCCTGGTGCTGTTGCCGTCACGGGTGACATTACCCACACAGCTCCGGGTGGCCATTACGGACTCTATTGGGGCGGTATCGAGCGCACTGATCTTGAGTTCGGAAATTCTTATCTCGGGGAGACTTGGTCAATCTCAGCTTGGGTGAATCCAGCAACAGTCCCATCCCCGCAAAGTTATGGGGTTATGTGGTCTATCGGCGATTTGAATACCGGCAGCAGTGGTGCGCTTATTAGCTTGCAGGGTAGCACTCTCGTGCTGCAGGTGACCAACGGCCCGGCCACATTTATCGGTTTTGACGTGAGCTCATTCGCCCTTGGGGACGGTAATTATCATCACATCGTAGTCACTTACGATTACAACACGGATGGCCCCCTGAGCGGGATTAAGGGCAACTTGGTTGTTGATGGGGATGTGAACCACACCGTCTATTCTCTTATGGACTTTGGTTCCGATGAGGGCTTTGATGGCCCATCTTATCAACAGCTTGGCGAAATCGCCATCGGTGACTATTACGACCACAACTGCTGCGGCAATTTTAATGGTCTCGTGGGTCCAGCCGGGCTTACTTTCGAAGGTAAAATCGACGAAGTCTTCATATGGAAGCGGGTTCTGTCTAACACAGAGATCACGGATCTTTGGAATGGTGGGGCTGGGGTAAATCTGTTTGGTGCACCGCCAGTCGTGGCCATCCGTGGAATCCGTGGCTGGACTCCCGATCCGATTGCCTTGCCAGCCGGACAACACAAGGTCCATGTTGAACACTATCCTCTAACCGGTGTGCAGGATTTGTATGTTGATAACACCTACACTGCCACGAGGGTTGTTGCTCTCAAATCCACGGATGATCTCGGGTACAGGCAGGAGTTCACGATGAAGGGTACTGGGGACGGGATCATGCACGTAGACAACATTCATAATATCCGCGAAGAATAGAATAAGTAAAGTAAGTGTTGTAAATGTGGCGATCGAGGGCTATCATGCTCTCGGTCGCCACTTTGTTTTAGGGGGTCTACATGGAAGTCGAAATAGACCTTAGGTTCCTGGAAGACATCATCGCTGAGCAGGAGAAGGCGGGTCAGGAATGGGCCAAGGTGAAGCAATTGTCTACCAGGCTAGAGGAAGGTCGGAAGACCATGCTAGCGAAGCTTATGAACACGATTTCGGCCACCTACGAGACCACTGGGACGAAGGTCACAGAGTCCAGGATAGAGAGAGAGGCTTTAGCCTCTAAAGAGTATGGCGAATATATAAAGGTGTATGCAGATGCTGTTGGGGCTGAACTTGGAGCCAGGACGCATTACGAGACCCTAAAGAACCACTTTGAGGCGCGTAGATCCTGGGTATCTCTAGAGAAGGCTAAGACTCAAATACTTTAATAGCTAAATAAATGCCTCGGCCCGCAGAGGGAGTCTCGGCCGTTGCCGGCCAAAACTCCCTCTGTCCAACGCCTAACTAGAATTCCGCTTCACAGCGGAGCTTCATTCTGTTTTCGAGCTCGTGCTCATCGAGCAATACCCCGACAAGCTGCATCTCAAGCTCGAAGGCAATCTGCTCCCGATTGGAGCCGATATAGCCTTCATGGATCCAAACGCTACCCCTTCTTAGGAGGTGATTTGCCGCGTTGTCTAGAGCGGTTGAGTTGTTTGGATTGATGTTCTCGATATTCTGGTCGATAGAAGCTACGCGAACTCTGTGAAGAGCTGCGTTCTTTTTTGAGAGCCGCTCCTGACGCATGGATTCGACATGCGCCAGGGCAGCCGCTTGTTCCTTTTTGATGCTGTCTTTGGTGAACTCTTCCTGCTTCCTTTTCAGTTCTTGGAATGCAGGAATGCTTGCAAAGGCAGTCCCAAATGATTGTTGTACTCTCACGTCACCATTACCCCCCCCTCTCATGAAGTGGCCAAAGAAATATATCTAGAAACATAACTGTTGCGAAAAACCATGTTTTGTCTTCAAAGTCTGGACTGCCATCGCAATCTCTATTTAGGATTGGTAATCCGTGAATAGATGCGATGACCCCTTTGTATGCGCCTACGCAACAATAGAGAAGAATCAAGTACGCGAGTAGGTCCATGTGTCACCTCATCGCCATGATTTTGCCGACTCAGAAAGTTCTTTAAGAACCTTCCAAACTCCGATCAGCCAGTCTCCCATCTAGTATATCACCTCCTTTTTGTTTATGCCCCACACCGCATTATTAAAGGTGGGGCCGATCCTTTCAGCTGCCGTCGTTGGTACAACAGCCTCTCTTATTCCGCGCCCACTTTCATGGTCGCTGGCGATCGCACCCCATAGTCTACACCGGCCTACTTGTCGTAGGCGGCGTTGACTTTGTGGATGTATTGCCTTGTTTCGGTCGGCATCTTGCTGATGTCCCAGCCGAACTTCTTCAGTCTTCCGACTCCGCCATTGTATGCGGCTGCGATCAGATTCCGCGTAGGGATCCCCCCGTTCTTCTGAATGTACTTCTCGATCCAGTGAAGATATTTAGTTCCGACATCCCTATTGGTCGTCGGGTTAAATGCTTCTTCCCACGGGCGATCAGTCATGTCCTTCCAGGTTGGTTCCATGATTTGCATGAGGCCCCTGGCACCGCACCTGCTCACAGCGTTCGGATCCCAGCCGCTCTCCACATTTATGACGGCGTTGACGAACTTGTTGTTGATCAATGCTTCCGGCTTCGCAGCAGGCATTGCCCGCTCTTCTAGGGGCAGAAACTCGAGCTTCTTAGACGTGTCGAACCCGAGCGCCCTCGCGTGCATCTCTGTCTGTATCTCTGGGATGATTCCCAAAGCTACAGCTACGATTCCTACGGCTGGGTATGCCACCAGAACCTTTAGTGACAGGAACATGGAGTATCTCCTTTCCACCAGTTTTTGAGGCTGGCTGAACTAAGACTTTCCTTGCCATATTCTTATACCCAAAATTAAAGGTTCCACTTCCCTTTCTTACTCTACTTACGGTAACATCTATGGCGTTGATTGGGTCCAAGATCTCTGTTATATTGGAGGCCTAATGCTTGATTTCCAGGCGCAATACGAGAGCATAAAGCGCAGGTTCTTAGAGTCAGTTGCAGCCCTTTTCCCATATAAGGGCACCAATCAAACTCTGGTCCTTAATAATGTCTGGGTTGAGGATACCCAGGCCGCGCATGATTTCGCTGGGCAGAAGGACGCCAAACTTAGGGGGAAGTCGTGGGCTGCACAGGTCTACGGAGACTTCTCCCTAAAGGATAACGCCACTGGGAAAACGATAGATCACGCCAGGAAGATCAAGGTTGCCAATCTTCCGAAGCTAACGCCTAGGGGCTCTTACATTGTTAAGGGAAATGAATATCAGGTAACAAACCAGCTCAGATTAAAGCCAGGAGTTTACACAAGAATTAAAGATAATGGAGAGTTAGAGTCTCAGGTCAACCTTGCTAAGGGCAGGAATTTCAAGATTATCCTTGATCCTACAAGCGGAACATTCTATTTAAATGTAGGGACATCCAACGTAAAGCTATACCACGCTCTCATGGCCCTTGGGATTACAGAGGCCAAGATCGCTGGCGCTTGGGGTAATGATCTAGCCGCACAGAACAAAGGTGGTAATTACGACAAGGAAATAGCCAAGCTTTATAGGGCTATTTTCGATAAGGCAGCCCCAGATCTAGCTACTTCAATCGCCGCGATATCAAACTATTTCAACGACACCAAGATCGACCCAGAGACGACAAAAATGACGCTGGGGACGGCGTTCGCCAGCGTGACGGCAGATATGCTTCTCAGCACGTCTGCGCGCATCCTGACCGTATCCAGGAACGAAAGAGCCCCTGATGACAGGGACTCACTGGAGTTCAAGACAATACATTCCACAGACGACTTTGTGGCTGAGCGTATTACAAAAAGCGCTAATAGGATTAAAGCTAGAATTGGCTTTGTAATTGATAAGAAAGACAGGATTAGGGACATCATCGGGATTGATACCCTCAATGCCCCCATCCAGGATTTCTTTACCTCTACGACGCTATCCAACACACCAGAGCAGACTAATCCTCTGCATATGCTAGGAGAGACAACCAAGGTCACCATCATGGGCGAGGGCGGCATTGGAAATGAGCATGCCGTCACCGCAGAGGCGCGAGCTGTTCACCCTTCTTCAATCGGATTCCTGGACCCGCTTCATTCGCCAGAATCAGGGGCCATCGGAACCACTCTGCACTTAGCGCTTAATGCTTCAAAGGTAGGTAACAGCCTAAAGACGGCCCTGTTTAATGCCAAGACTGGACTTAAAGAAGAACTGTCTCCGAACCAAGTATTTGATGTCGTTGTTGGGTTTAGGGATCAATATCAGGATGAGCTTAAGGGCGGGAAATTCGTCACGAAATATCCATTAGTTAAGGCAATTCATAAGGGCGAGGTGGCCAAGGTAAAGCCAGAACAGGTTCAATATATAATTCCATCACCGAGCTCGATGTTTGACGTTTCGACAAATATGGTCCCGTTTCTGCAGAATGACCAGGGTAACAGGGCCATGATGGCCTCAAAGATGATGGAGCAGGCCCTCCCGCTTCTTCATAGAGAGCGCCCGCTTGTTCAGGTTGAAGATAAACAGGGCAGCACCTATGAGAGCAAGATTGGCGCTGGATACACGAGCAAGTCCCATGAGGATGGGACCGTCACAAAGGTCACCGAGGACGCTGTTTTTGTTAAGGGGAAATCAGGGAAGACAAATCGTTATCCGCTTTATGATCACTACCCACTTAACTCTAAGGTCTATCTGGACTCTGCCCCACAGGTTAAGGTTGGGGACAAGGTAACCAAGGGCCAGCTTCTTGATGAACTTAATTACACGAAGGACGGGCATATCGCCCTAGGGACTAACCTTGTAACGGCATACGTCCCATATAAGGGCTACAATTTCGAAGACGCCATTGTTGTCTCCGAGAGTGCGGCGAAGAAGCTGACGTCATTGCACATGCATCGCATGTCGGCGCAGCTGGATCAGAATGCCCTTCTAAACCTGGACAAATTCAAGGCGTATTACCCAGAGAACATCAGCGTTGCGCAGTCTGGAAAATATGATGCCGATGGAGTAATTAAGAAGGGCGAAAAGGTCGCTTATGGAGAAATCGTTATTGCCCTAATGCGGAAGGAAGAGAAGACAACTGACGACGTGCTCCTTTCCAAGCTGCACAAGGCGTTTATCAAGCCATATAAGAATCGATCCGTCACATGGGAAGAGGATGACGTCGGGACAGTTACCGACGTTGTTAAGACTGGTGGAAAGATCGAGGTCCTTATCTCTACGGAAGAGCCAGCCAAAGTAGGGGATAAGCTAGTTGGTCGGCACGGAAACAAGGGCATTATTGGGAAGATCCTATCTGACGCTGAGACCCCAACTCTTAACGACGGAACGAAGATAGACATCCTAATGAACCCTCACGGGATTCCGTCCCGCGTTAACGTTGGGCAGGTTCTCGAGACCGTAGCTGGCAAGATTGCTGATAAGACTGGCAAGCCATATGTAGTTAGGAACTTCTCTGAGGACAATTACCTTGAGAAGGTTCAGAAAGACCTCAAGGACGCTGGCCTTACGGACAAAGAAACTATATTTGATCCAGAACTCAACAGGAAGCTTCCGCCTGTTCTTGTTGGCAGGCAGTACATCTTGAAGCTTGACCATCCGACAAGGAAGAAGTTCTCTGCGAGAGATCGTGACGGCTATACGGCCGATATGCAGCCTGGACAAGGTGGCGGAGAAGGTGGCCAGTCCATCGGAACCCTAGATCTTTACGCCATGCTTGCCCACGGAGCAAAACATAACCTTCGTGAAATGGCTACGCACAAGAGCGAGAAGAACGAGGAGTTCTGGCGCGCCATTCAGACAGGCCAGTCACTTCCAGCGCCAAAGGTCCCCTTCGCATTCGAGAAGTTCATAACGATGGTGAAGGGCACCGGCGTAGATGTCAAGAAAGACGGGAACAACATGCAGCTTGTTCCCATGACCGATAAAGAAGTGCGCTCGATGAGCTCTGGCGAAATTAAGGAGCCAAAGATCATCAAGGGAAAGAACCTACAGCCAGAGAAGGATGGCTTGTTCGATCCCAATATTACCGGCGGGCATGCTGGGTCTAAGTGGTCCCACATCGAGCTCTCAGAGGCTCTCCCTAACCCGATGTTTGAGAACGCCATTAAAACGATTACAGGCCTGACTGGGTCTCAGTACGACGCGTTAATCTCTGGTGAGCTTTACTACTCAGAGAAGCATGGATTTACTGCGACCCATGAAGCTGGATCTGTAACTGGCGGCGTCGCCATTAAAAAGCTGCTTGATAAGGTTAACGTCACAAAGGATCTAGCCGGAGCAGTTGGTGATGCAAAGGGTTTGACTGGTGACGAGCTCGATAAGGCAAACAAGAAGATCCGCTACCTTAAGGCCCTGAAGGATAACAAGCAGGATCCGAATGTTTACATAACAAAGAACGTTCCTGTTATCCCGCCGAAGTTCCGTCCGATCTATCCGCTTGAAGACGGGAACCTCGTTGTCTCTGACGTTAACGCTCTCTACAAGGATCTGATCGCAGTTAATAACTCGATCAAGGACTCAAAGGCCGCAGGTATTCCTGATTCTGAGTTGAAGAATCTGAGGAAGGATCTCTACCAGGGGATGAAGGGCGTCTCTGGTCTAGGTGATACCCTAACCAATAGAGAATACCGCGGACTCATTGAGACCATTAAAGGCAATAGGAACAAGGAAGGATTCTTCCAGAACCGGATCATTAGTCGCAGACAAGAGATTTCAGGCAGGTCCACAATTATCCCTGAGCCACAGCTGACGCTGGATGAGATCGGGATTCCTGAGGACATGGCCTGGAAGATCTACAGGCCGTTCGCGATTAAAGAACTACACCAGCAGGGCTACAAGCCGCTTGATGCCCGCAAGGAACTTGAGGACAAGTCTCCTGTTGCACGAAAGGCTCTTGAGATCGCCATGCGGGATAGACCGGTGATGGCAAACAGGGCTCCGACTCTGCACAAGTTCTCCATTATGTCGTTCCAGCCAAAGCTTGTTGAAGGGAAAGCCATACGCCTGAACCCTCTCGTTGTTAAGGGGTTCAACGCTGACTTCGACGGCGATACCATGGCTATCCATGTTCCTGTAACTGAGGAGGCCCGCAAGGAGTCCTTCTCGATGTTGCCTAGCAACAACGTTTATAATCCAAGAAACAACCAGGTTATGCATGTCCCAGGTCAGGAGGCTGTGCTGGGTCTCTATATGCTTACCAAGGGCGGCGTAGACACTAAGAAGGTATTCACTACAGCGGAGCAGGCTCTAGAGGAATACAAGAACGGGAAGATAAAGCCCTCTGATCTGGTAACTATCCGCGGCCTAAAGACAACCGTTGGAAAGCTTGTTGTTAATGCAGTCATTCCACAGAAGTATAGGAACAATGACCTTATCCTAACCAGCAAGGCGCTAAATGATCTTCTCGATTCTATTAACAAAGACGACCCGAAGCTTTTTGCCGAAGTCGTACACAAGCTAAAGAACCTTGGTAACCAGACTGTCTATGAGCAGGGATTCTCTGTTGGCTTGGATGACTTCAAGTTCGATCCTAAGATTAAGGGAGACATCTTCGATGAAGCCGCAGCAGAGGCAAAGAAGGGCGGGAACACGAAGGAATCTATTATCGGAGCGTACGACAAGGCGACGACTAGGATCAATACGGCTCTGAAGAGCGTCTTCAGCCTGAAGCAGAACTCTTTGTATGACATGCAGGATTCAGGCGCTAAGGGATCCATGGGTAACTTGCGTCAGATGGTTGTTGCTCCTATTCTTGTTAAGGATACAAGCGACCGCACGGTTGCGATGCCCATTACAAAGTCCTACGCAGAGGGCTTGGACATGGGGGATTACTGGATCTCTACTGCAGGAGCCCGTAAAGGCATGATGGACCGCGCTCTGCAGACCAGTGAGCCAGGAGCGTTCGCTAAAGAGCTAATGAACTCTACGGTATCTCATCGCATAACAGAGCAGGATTGCGGAACAAAGCGCGGCATTAGCATGAGCACTTCTGACAAGGATATTCTGGATCGATATGTATCCGAAACGTCAGGCCCGATTACACGAGGCACGTTAATTACTCCGAATATTCTGTCAAAGAATCCATTGATAAAGAGCCTGATGGTCAGATCACCTCTTACCTGCGAATCGATGCATGGAACATGTGCGACGTGCTTTGGTCTTACCGAGAATGGCCAGCTTCTTAGGACAGGCGAAAACATCGGTGTTATTGCTGGGCATACAATTACAGAGCCGGCCACACAGATGACCATGAAGACATTCCACACTGGAGGCATCGCTGGTGAACAGGGCGGCATTCTGTCCGGCTTCACCAGGGTGAAACAGCTTCTTGAGATGCCAAAGATCGTAAGAGACAAGGCAACACTCTCTACAGTCTCTGGCAAGGTAGACACAATTAAGAAGGCTCCTGTTGGAGGTTGGCATATCAGCGTTGGCGGGGAAGAGCATCATGTTCCAGCCAGCAGGACAATGAAGGTTAATGTTGGCGATAAGGTCATTAAGGGGGATTCTCTGAGCGACGGAGTTCTTAAGCCTCAGGAATTAATGGAGCTTAAAGGAGTCTTCTCCGCCCAGAGGTATCTCGTTGATGAGTTACATAAGGAGTATGCTGGGCAGGGAGTTGGCGTTAAGAAGCGCCTTCTTGAGACGATTGTTCGTCCACTCACGAACCAGGCAAGGATTCTAGATCCAGGCGACCATGCCACGTTCTCTCCTGGGGATTACACAACAGTCAGTCATCTTGAGAAGCACAACGAGACTGCGAAGAGCCCGATCAAGTTCGAATCAGTAATGAAGGGCATTAATACATTCCCGCTAATGAGCGAGGACTGGCTATCCAGGCTTAATTTCCAGCGCCTTGCAGGGACCCTAACGGAAGGCGCTTCGCAGGGATGGAAGTCCGATATCGTAGGTGGGAGCCCAGTTGCTGCCTATGCCTATGGCGCTAACTTCGGGAAGACAGCCGAGCTAAAGCTTGTTGATGAGATTGAATTTGAAGAGATGGAAAAGCTTAGTGGCGGAGGCTACAAGGGGCTCGGAGCGCGTCAGCCAGATGAAGCCGGTGTTAGGGAATTTGGAGGAGATGGGAACTTCAATGATAAGCCTGGAATGAAGGGCAGAGATCTTGAAGCCTCAGGAAGTAATCTTGGAGAAACAAAGAAGACCAGCAAGGGCGCGGCTAATGCTGGGACTGATCCTAAGAAAGGCTTAAAGGCTAAAGGGCATGCGCGTGGGGACACTCCAGCGGAAGAGGAAGACAAGAGTCCAGCTAGAGCGCTATTCGACCAGAGAGATCAGAAGGAATAGTCATGCCGTTTCGCTCAGAAGCCCAGCGCAGGCTACTATGGGCAAAGAAACCAGACATCGCCTCTAGGTGGGCTCATGAGCATCCAGGCCAGAAGAACCTTCCGGAGCATGTTAAGAAGGCGATGATGAGCGGGTTCGTGGAAGAATTCACGAAGATATCCACCGAGAATCCGAATAAAAAATATCGCGAATTCGCCCCAGGAATACCTCTAGACAAGAAGCTTCATCCAATTAGGAAGGTAACCACGGAGACTGAGGACTTCTGGCCGTTCGTTGTGCAGGAGCATCATGCTGCAAGGGCCGGAAAGCACTTTGATGTTAGGCTCGGAGATCCTCAGACTGGCTATGGGCATTCCTGGGCTACCAGAGAGCTTCCGAAACCTGGCAAGTCAACCTATGCCGTCCAGCAGCCGACCCACACTATCCCGTACTTTGACTTTGCCGGAGAGCTAAAGACTGGGTACGGGAAAGGCATGGTCTATCGGCATCGCAGGGAAGACGCCGAGGTTGTTGAGGCCACAAACAATAAGATTAACTTCAACCTATATCCAGGCAAAGACACAGAGGAATACACGCTTGTCAGGCTGAAGGATAAAGGCTGGCTTCTAATGAATCGGACGCCAACCAAGGAAACGCACCCACAGGTTCCAACGAGCAAGCAGGACTATAAAGATATAAAGCCAGACCAGATCAACATGGAAGACAAGTCACATCTAATGCAGGCAAAGATTGATGGGGCTCATTTGAGCTATCACCTCACTCCAGGGAAACAGATTAAGGCCTTTTCCCATAGACCAACAGAGCGAGAAACAGGTATTATCCAGCACACGTATAGGATTCCAAAGCTCGTAGGCCAGAGAGCTCCCAAGGAACTGGGAGACACAATTCTGAGGGGAGAAGTATATGCCCGCAAACATAGTTCAGGAAAAGCTATCCCAGCTAAGGACTTGGGCGGGCTCCTTAATAGCGGGGTTTTCCTCAGTAGAACAAAGCAAAAGCAGCAAGCTGTCGAAATGGCAAACGCTGTCTTTGATGTGGAGCGATTTCGAGGAGAGGACTACTCTAAAAAGCCTTACAGAGAAAGGCTCGAAGCTCTTAAGGAAGTTAGAAAGTTGCTACCCAAGATCTTCGAGCTCCCAGCGGAAGCACACGGGCCAAGCGAAAAAGAAAAGCTCCTTGAGAAGATCAAAGCTGGGAGGCATCCGGAGACAAAGGAGGGCGTAGTTCTCTGGAACCTAGATGAACCCAAGACACCAATTAAAGCTAAAATAAAGCCAGTTTATGATGTCGTCATCAGGGATGTGTTCCCTGCAGGCGGCGGCATGAAAGGAAAGATGGCTGGCGGCTTCACATATAGCATGAAGCCTACTTCGGATGTCGTCGGCAAAGTCGGGACCGGATTCTCTCATGCGCTTAGGAAGAAGATGTGGGAGAACCCGAAGGCATACAGAGGTCTTTATGCCAAGGTCCAGGCTCAGGAGCAGTTCCCATCCGGAGCTCTAAGAGCACCGGCACTAAAAACCATCGGGGCCGATGAGGCTGGCAGCGTCCCCGAGAATTCACCAATGAAATGAGAGAAACAAATGGCAACCTGTTCGAAGTGCGGAGCGAATATAGAAGATTTTAAGGTCTGTGTCGTCTGTGACACTAGGGAGATAATGCTAGACGAAGATCTTCTAAGAGAAGTTCAGAAGAATGAAAAACAAAGAAAAGCTGAAAAAGAAGATACTTGGCGTTAAAGGTCTTCATGGCGGTGGGCCTGGGCCTGCCACTAGTGATTGGAGACAAGGGCGTCCAACCCATGCCGAAAGCGTGAGCTGGGGTCAGATCCCATTGCACAATGGAACCGAAATATATAATGTGACTGAATTTACAAACGTTCACTCTAAACATGCCTTTGTGCAGGAGCTTGTTAGACTGATTGACCATAGGGAGCAATCTGGATAAAATGTTAGGTTGAAATGATTTATACCCAGGAAAAGAAGCCACAGAGGGAAGACTTTTACTTCCCGAAAGAGACAGAGATAACTGTCGGGACTGTTCTTGACGTCGATGCTAGCCGAGGGCTCGTGACAGTTAGGTCCACTTCCAGCGGCTCAATTATAAAAGACATCCCAGTAATGAGGTCATACTACCAATCTCTTGGTGGATATGGCACTTACGTTGTTCCAGAGATAGATTCTAAGGTTGTCATGGCTAGGACAATTGATACCTATTTTGTTATTGGTTTCCTTCCACGAGTTAACCGAGATGCCACGTTTGCGGCGACTCAGGAGAACGGAAGGATTCAGACCACTAACGAAACAGCCATCAATGACAGACTGAAAGACGTATTCCCAGAGAAGTCTGCCAACAGGACATCCAAGTCTTCGTCTAGATCAAGGAAGGTCTCCTATAACAACACAGACGAGGATCTCCAGCCAGGCGACTCTATCAGCAAAACTAAGGCTGGGAACAAGTCGATCGTATATGCCAGCGGCGATATCCTTCATTATGCTAATGCGGTATGTCAGCGCGTGTTCTCAGTTCTCAAGAACACAATTGCAGACATCTGCATTAATTACAAGCTGATCACGCCAGGCATGACTGATATGGTCACGAACGACGCTGACCATGTGGACCACGAGTCAACCTACAGGAACCTGGTAACTGATAAGCGCCCGACGTTCATTCGGCAGATTGGAACCAAGGTTAACTTCTATGCCGAGCGGATGCAGGACCCATCGCAGGCAGAGTCTGCTGCAGATCCGGTGCATGGGAAGAGAACTTATGAGCGCCAGATCGCAAAGGACGGGCATTTTAAAGAGCGCGTAGAGTCTGGCGGAATAAAGAAATACGATCACGAATATGACCCAGCTGGGACGCATTCCCAATATGTATCTGGGACAAGCAGGATGGATGTATTCGGGGAATTGAGGGGAGAGCATGTCTCAGGTACCAGGCATGTCTCTGCAATTCTCCACGAGATATCCGTCAACCCAATTAAGTTCGTTCCGTACGAGCCACCACCTGATGGCCCAGCTGCGCCTGGAACAATTATCCCGATAGATGCAGCTGCTTATGATGTGAGTATTAGGGCGAAATCAATGGGTATTGGGACCACCGGACCGCTAACATTGGGGTCTGAGATCCCTGGATCAGGACTTCCTATTGTTCGGGCGTTCGTAGACATTATAATAGTGAACGGGCCGTTTGGGCCATGTGTAGGCTTTGCAGTTACTGGTTCTCCGATAGCGCAAGCAATTTAAGGAGGATTCGATGGATCTCGAAAATCTATTCATTGAGAAGAACTCTTTTCAGAAGGTAGCTAACCACCAGCTCTCTGGAACGCCAGAGCAGTGGGATGCCGAGATCATTCAGATCCTCAATGAAGAGCACCCTTATATGGCCAACAAGGATGTTGAGGTAATTATCAAGAAGGCCGACGCCAAGAAGGGATATGCCTACGGGTACATCAAGCTTGGCGTCGATGTTAATGTACCTTTGATTATCAAGAAGGGCGAGATGTCTCCGCTGGACGTCTTCCTGAAAGCAGGCTCGGCATATCCTCTGACCAAGGATACCCTAGAGACGGTTCTAATGAAGACAGACGTGGGCAAGCCACAGAACCAGAAGCAGGACGCCTACGTTGACTCCCTGATCTACAACAGGACCATGCCACCTTACGATGGCAAATATACCTATGCCAATGTTAATGGCGCGCAGAAGGAGATCCACATCGAGGGTCGGACATACGGGTCCATCCTGCAGGCCGTAGACCTACACGAGGACCAGGTAAAGTTCATGCTTGAGAAGTTTGCTGAGGATAAGTCGTCCACGGCTGCCATGGCTGTTAATGGAACAATTGGCGTCATCAAGGAGGCCTTCACCCACGCTAAGAAGCGCTCTGGCCTAAAGAAGACTGCCGCAGCACTGCGGGTAACACCACGCGTAAGGCATGACATTTCTATTATGGAATCTGAAGTGCCCGTCATGGCTGATACCTTTGCGAAATATGCTGCAGTCAGGCCGAATGGCGAACGTGTTGAGGGGGTTGTATTCCCTAATGTTTATGACTACAGCCTGAACCGCCAGGACCAAGTGATCTTCAAGGGTGATCGCTGCGCCATCCAGGAGAAGCTCGCCGGCTTCAAGGCTGGGATTGCTCACAATCTTCCGAGCGAAGATCCGAAGCTAGGCGACACCATGTTCTTCTTCACTGAGCGCGGCACGACTTCCGTGGCTACGACTCCAGTAAAGGTCATGGCAAAAACAGCCAATGATGGCGTGCGCGAGTGGGGTGTCCAGGACACATTCGGCCACAGCTTCAAGATTGTTCAGAGTGATAAGGTTAAGAACATCTTCAGTCAGGAAGGGATCACATATGTCCCGACCGCGATGAAGATCGCGACCCTGAAGAACGTAACAAAGCTTGAGGATAACCCATTCAATATTGCGATGCTGGATGGCATCCGGAAGGTTGGCGGGCGCAACCTTGAGATCAAGTGCGACGGGCACTCATTCTCGTTCAGCGGAGAGAGCGTTAAGGTTTCCAGCCTTCGCGAGGGAGTCACAAGGAAGGAAGCTCTCAACTTCCTGCGCGAGCGCTACACTGAGCCTGCCATCAAGGAAGCCATGTTCCGCGCTATGAAGAATGGGAAAGTCGTCGTTAACGATGTCATCCTTGAGGAGCCTGTTAAAGTAGCTAACCACAAGATACAGACCACTTTAGGCTCGCTTCGGTTTGACTGTGGCGAACTTATTAAGTGCGCCGCAGAACTTCCTGACCAGGGCGTAGTTGATACAGTGCTAAGTCTTAACTTTATTAACGAAGAGAACGTTGCTGATTATGTCAGCCACATTCCTCAGTATGAGAAGGCCGCCTCTCATCTGGCAGATCTTTTGATTGCCTCAAGGATCGGAGCCAAGATCGAAGAGAAGCCAATCAAGACCGCGATGGAAGCCCTGGTTAAGGTCAGCAATGCCCTAAAGATGCTGAGGGGAACTAATGAGTAAGAAGATGGATGGGTTCATGGATGAATTCTCCAAGCTTGCTGGAGGCAATCCTGAAGCCATTAGAGAGCTCATTGGTCTTGGTCTTATTGCCGCTCCCGCCGCCTTATCAATTACTAACCCTAAGGCAGAAAAGAAACATGGCAAGTGGATGCGCGCAATGGACATTGCTGGCCTTGGGACATTGGCCTATCCTTACGCCAAGCACTTGTTAACAAAGAAGTAGGTGCTGCATGTGGGGCGCTGGCCACAAGACCCTATTCGAGAAGCTCGCAAGCGTATACCTGGACGAAGATCCAAGGTCTCCTGACTACGACGCCCTTGAGGCGCGGAAACAACGCGCAAGATCAAAGCTAAAAACGAAGCTGAATGACCCGTCAAAACCAGAGCCAAAGGGCGAGAATCCTGACACGCCAAGAATCTAGCTTGACTAGGTAAGAGAAGTAAGTAGAATAAGAGCATGCCGTTTACCCAGCTGCTTCTTGGGTCTGAGCACACATTCGTAACAGAGACTGTACGCGACAAGGTTCAGGAGGCAGCAGGCCTAGATAGGGCCGTGGCAGAGCTGACAGCCCTGAATGCCGGACCCATCCCAACTGCACAAATTCAGGTCCAAATCGACAGAATCACAAACGAGGAAAACACTTACATCAAATTCAGGATCGATGCAGTCACAAATATAACTGATTTATTGACGGCGAAGAACGCTCAACTCGACACAGACTTCCCTGGAAACGCCCCTCACGCCATCTGGTACAGGCCAGCCTTCCCATTTGCTGGCATAGACCCCACAGATTGGCAGATCAATGAGGTAGGAACGGGGTCCATTACGCTTGCAACGCCTCCGTTCGACCTGGAAGACACCTTCGCCTCGTTCCCCTCTCCTAATGGATTGGCGGGGCGTTTGCTCCTTATGACCAGCGGAGCGGAAACAGGCAACACGTTCCTAATATCATCTAATACAGCTACAACGATAACGCTTGCTGTTTCTATTGGTGGGATTCTTGCCGGTGACTCATATAGCGTTCCTGGCGGGGGTCCAATAGCTTACTCTTTCGCCCCATCAGTTAACTTTAATGATGTCCCGACATCGACCGACATAGCTCGCCACCAGACAAGGTTCACCGTTTACAACACCATCATTACGGATCCAATGTGGGGAACGACGGCTATTCTTGCCGCCATGTCTGTAGCAAACCTCACAGCTGGATTCGCTCTTGGCCTAAGTATAGCTTTGGCAAGACAATATAACTTTGAGTATAGGGCGGAAGACTTCGATATAGATTTCGAGGCTGCTCCACCACCGTAGTGTGGAAGCCACTATTATTTGCATGGGTTGTTGCGATACTTCTTCTGATATGGGTTCAGAGTGGGATGGACAAGGATCAGGGGGATAAATAGTGGCGCACATGTGTATGAGGCATCTTCACTCTGTGCATATCGAGGGCCACTGCGACGACTTCAATCCAGCCCCTTCTGACAGACCTGGGCTACCTATGGCCTGCGCATTCTGCATGTATATGGGATCCAGCACCATTAACGCCCTGGAGGATATCTTGATGAATCCGCACACGGACATGAAAGGCGACGCCCCTGTGGATTACCCCCAACTCGTAAGAGAGGCTTACTCGTTCGCCTACCACAAGGCTGGCTGCAACATGATGCGCCGCAAGAACGGGAAGTGCAGTTGTGGATATCACAAGCTAAAAGAAAAGCTCGAGGGCATGAAGCTGACCTACGAATCAGACGAGACTGGCAACTTCATGATTGGCGCAATGCCTCGATAGCTAAAAAAAGAGCCACGCAGAGTTAATCTGTGTGACTCTTTGAACTAATAGTTCGGATTGTCCTTGATCTCTTTCCCAAGTCCTTTTGCTACCCATCCCTCTCGCCATTGAATTAACGCGTAATGCTTGATTATCCTGGCATTCGCGATGCAGCGAGAGCATGGGTGTGGACCATCCATAAATACTTGAGAGCTGCAATGGGTGCAGCAGGCTCGCGCTACGTCTTCTGCTGTTTGTGGCATGTGTTCCCCTCTTGTGTTGTTAAATGCAAAGGCCGCCACCTGATGAGGGTGACGGCCTAAGATCTCCACCTACACATGGCAGGCGAGGCTTATAATATTATATCAGAAAGTCTCCCCGAGATATTCCGCGGTCTTGATATCAAAGAAAGACTTCCTGATCTGCGGATCATGTCCGTCCCACCAACCGACAACGATAGCGTCTCTCAATTTACCATCCATATCGCGGGTCTCTTCCGCACGAAGGATTCTTCCGCGAGGGATCTTATTCAGAACCGCCGTGTCGATCTGAATGAGCATATGATTCTCCTTTCGTGTGCGTGGTTGCGCGACAAAAGAAAGATCAAAGGAACAGCAGGGTGACAAGCCAGAACTGCCGACTGGTTTTTTACAACCCGTGTTCTGGCATTAATGGCGGGCATATATTAATAGTCCAGAAGGAACCACACGTCCTTCGATCTGTCTTGATTGTAGTGTGGTTATAACCATTAATATCTTACCCGTTTATTGCCAGGAGTCGCTACTTGTCACCCAGCGAGATTAAGATGGTGGAGGTGGCGGGATTCGCACCCGCGTCCTGAAAACATTCAGCTAAAGGTTGCTACGTCTATTAATGGATCAGATGCGGTTAGATTTCGCCTTCGGGTCACCTGTTTTGCCATCATCTAACCCCGTCAGCTAGGATCTTATCTCAACCCAGTGCGATCCAGTTCCTGGGTCCAGCCTGCGTTTATCCTCTCGGCGCTACAGACTTTGCGCTTCGATTTCCATGGTTGCCTAAGCAGCCATAGCGACCACTCCGGCCCGTGAGCCGAAGCTGCCGTTGATTACATTGCTGTTAGCATGTAATGTGTGCCTGCTTTTTTAACGCGGCCGAGCAGACTTCCGCGAGACGCACCTTTAGTCCGTACGTAATCAGTCGAATCTATTCACCCCCAGAGTTTAGAAAAAGAGCCATGGACCAGGCATCTCCCACCTAGCTAGAGTTAAGGACTGTCGTGGGCACCCGCCTGCATTATCTACTTGGATGTCAGGCCAAGCAAATTGCTGTGGTTAGATCGCTGACACGTTTATCACAGCAAGGATTCTCTCCCGCATGTCGCGGTGAGAATCATCCAAAGCTCTCTATTATTAGGCCCGAGATGAGGCAGTCATAGGGTTTCCCCACAGACCCCATGGTTTACCATGGATTTGCACAGAGCTGGGCCTCGGATTTATAGCTTCATCACAGATCGGGTCACCAATGGTAACTCACCTGCTCCACTATAAACCTGTACACCGAAAGACATCTGTGCACCCCACCTCTTATCCCTTTCGGGATTAAAACAACCGCCCGAGTAGGTCTTTATCCCACTCGGACAGGATCTACAGATCACCGCATTTAGCGGGTTACTGTTATTAGGAATTCGTCTAGATCTCAGGATTTCAAAGACGAACTTTAGGCTGCTATGTTCTTATACCAGAATTTAGCCCTGAAGCTCCACATTCCAGTAGGCGTCGCTAATGAACTTGCTCCAGGATGACTTCATGTTGAATCTAGCTATTGCCATCCCAGGCGTCCACTTAGGCTCAATAGGTAGATGCTTTAGCCTCATCTTTGCCTGGACCAGCGTCTTGGCAGCCTTCTTGGCGTTGCAAGGTACGCAAGCACACACGCAGTTAGTCCAAGAAGACTGCCCACCCTTAGACTTTGGAATAACGTGGTCGATGGTTATTTCCTCTGTCCCAGGCTGAGATCCACAATACTGACAGGTGTTCTTATCCCGCTTGTAGACGTTGCGCCGGCTGAAGATGGTCTTCTTCATTGGCATGGCGTCATACTTGTTCAGCACGATGATCTCTGGGATCTTAAGAGCCAGGCTGACGGTGTGAATAACAGGTTCGTCATCCATAGCTAATAGATCAGCCCAGGTATCGAATGTGTGAAGCTGATACGTTTCAGGCTCGACGGCTCTCGCCAGTCCAGCCATCATCATGGAAAAAGCCCGACGCGCGTCAATAATATTTAACGGCATCCAACTTTTGTTCAATTCCAAGACTGGGCTATCGAGAACCATACAAGTCATTTTAATTCCTCTTTTCTAATTTATGTGGACACGTTTTCCCATGTCGTTCTACAACATTACAGTTCCAGCATAGAATTGTATAGCGGTCTTTTGGATATCCAGCATCACGCACTTTCCTGTAAACAGTCCTATTGTTTCTGAGCAGCTTTCGCTCTTTTTGTCCGTCTTTCTTGATATGTTCTAAGTTTAAAAATTCTCTATGACTTTCTTTGCAGCATGTACATCTGCCACCATAAGCGTCAAACAGTCCATTTCTTAACTTATCCCAAGTTCTTCTGTTGCTCTCAGCCACCTTATCTTTATTATTTTTTGCCCATTCGACCCATATCTTTTTATTCTTTTTGTAGTACTTTTTCCCTCTTTTCCGATTGCACTCATAGCAATATGATCCTGGATAATTTTCTCCGACATGTCTAGGCGGAAAAGCCTTCACAGGGAGAGTTCTTTTGCAGTGCGGACATGTTTTTGTTTGTTTATTGTATTCCATGATGTTAATAATGCTTCCAGTCAACTAACATGTCAATACTTTGTTTGCGAGACGCAATGATGTTGTGTGGTACGGGGGACGGGATTTGAACCCGTAGAACCGCGATTTTAAGTCGCAGATGTTTGCCAATTACATCACCCCCGCACAGAATGGTAGGCCTGGAAGGAATTGAACCTTCGCCGTTCCTTTAGGAAAGGAGCATGCTATCCGTTACACCACAGGCCCATTGGTGCCCGATCCGTGACTTGCACACGGGTCGCCGCTTTCGGAGAGCGGTATCCTATCTGCTGGAAGAATCGGGCATTTAAAGTTGGTACCCCGCCCAGGTGTTAATCCTGGCGATCCTGCTTTAGAAGAGCTGGATGTGCTCGGCACGCGGGGCATGGTGAGGGAGACAGGATTTGAACCTGCACGGTATTACCCACTAGCTCCTAAGGCTAGCGCGTCTGCCAGTTCCGCCACTCCCCCATTATTTATTGGTATCCCTGCCTCGATTTGCACGAGGATTTCAGCGTTCGTAGCGCTGTGGTCTTCTATTAGCCTACAGGGACAAAGATTGGTGCGGATGACAGGAGTCGAACCTGCACGCCCTTTCGAGCGCCAGCACCTCAAGCTGGTGCGGCTGCCGTTACGCCACATCCGCGAATGGTCCCGAGGGAGAGAATTGCACTCTCACGCTTTCGCGGCAGTTTTTGAGGCTGCTGTGTCTGCTGTTCCACCACCTCGGGATTAGTTTGGTCCGCTCGGCAGGAGTTGCACCTGCATGGCTGTTAACCGTCCGGTTCTGAGCCGGATGGGACTGCTATTCCCCCACGAGCGGTTGGTAGCTAGGGATGGTTACGCTCCATCGTCTTGGGCTTATGAAACCCACGTTCTACTATTGAACTACCTAGCCATTGGCGGAGTGAGAGCGAGTCGAACGCTCAACGGTGTTACCCGTGTCGGTTTAGCAAACCGGTTAGCATAGCCGCTTGCAATTCACTCCATAGTTTTGGCGGATAGGGTGGGCGTCGAACCCACAAGGCTTTTACACCTGCCAAGCTTCCAACTTGGGTAGAGTAGCCGCTCTCAATCCTATCCATGGAAAGCCCTGTGAGTGAATTGGATCACCCGTTCGTTTCACCGCGGCTCAACTAGAGATACCCCTCTGGGAGCTCAACGGCTCTTTCTGTCGCGCACAGAACGCACAGGGCTATTTTAATGGCGGAGAGTAGAGGACTCGCACCCCAGCGCAATGCGCCCACTAGTTTTCGGGACTAGGCTAACCACCGGTTAGTTTGCTCTCCATGCATAATTGGAGGAAGGTGCGAGAGTCGGACTCGCAAGCCGGCTTTCACCGACTGTCCGCTTTCAAGGCGGGTGAGCTTGCCAATGCTCAAACCTTCCGTTTTCTAGCTTTAAGCGCGAGAATCTCAGGCCAAGTAAGTCCAAAACGGTCATGTAGCCAATGAACCCCATAATGGCAGCCGAAACAAACTCTCGCGTATTCTTTTGGATTTTCTGCCGCAAGCTTTACACGCGACATATTCTCAAAAGGAACGTGTCGGATCCAATCAGTACGATGACATTTCAGATGTTTTCGCTTTCTGCAGAAAAGACAATAAGAACCGACTTTTAAAAAGAACTCATGCCTTGTCTTTTTTGTTTTAACAGCGTAAGTGGCGTCATACTTTTTTCTGTTCGCAGTGAGCAACTTTGGCGGCATGCGCCCTCCTAATATTAGGTGGTAGCGGGACTCCGGTTCGCACGGAGGTCTTGAGCTTATGAGGCTCACGTGATACTACTTCACTATCCCGCGCCCGTATTATATCAGAAAGATTGGAGGCCGATATTGGAGTTTCACCAATTAATACCTGCTCTGCAGGCAGGCGCTTCCTATGCTTTAGCTTATCGGCCTTAGATTTTGGCGGGTCGTGAAGGAATTGAACCTTCCTGCCAGGATTTGGAGTTCTAGCTCTTCCCCAGAAGACGACCCGAATTTATGGTAGCGCATACGAGAGTCGAACTCGTCTTGCCTGGGTGAAAACCAGGTCTCCTGCCGATAGAGGAATGCGCCGTTGGTGCTCTCGAGCGGTTACGCTCCGCTTTTTTCTGGATGAGAACCAGAGGTATTAACTAGTATACGACGAGAGCAAAATGCGGAGAGCTCGGCCCAGACAACGGCTGTCAGCATGCAAGACCCCGCTTACTACTCGGGATCCTATACCGCTACGGCATACGAATGCTTCCTTCCACCGCGTGGGAATCGAACCCACCTCTCTCTCCATATCTAAAACAAATGCGGGTGTGCTGCCTATTACACTATATCAATCCGATTAAGGATTGGTCCTGCTTCGAACATGTCTCCCCGCGATATTTAATGGTCCCGTACCCTGGTAATGCTCCAGGAGTGGCTTTTAAGGCTTCAGATTTACAGTCTGCGCAGAATCTTTATCTGCCTAGTACGGGGTGGCTCAGGGGGTGGGACTCGAACCCACATTGTCCTTGCGGACGCTGGTTAACAGCCAGGCGCATGACCATCATGCTGCCCCTGAACGGATCTTATTGGAGCTGGTAGAAGGAATTGAACCCTCATCAAGTGCTTACAAGGCACCTATTCTGCCGTTGAACTATACCAGCTTGGAGCTACTGGGCGGTTACGCTCCGCCGTCCTCTCATTACGAGTGAGAGATTCTACTATTGAACTACAGTAGCTTGGAGCCCACAACTGGAATCGGACCAGTATCTCCTCATTACCAATGAGGTGCTCTGCCACTAAGCTATGCGGGCTTGGAGCACGTGGAGGGAATCGAACCCTCGTAACGAGTTTGGAAAACTCGCTCTCTGCCATTGAGATACACGTGCAATTTTAATGGACCACCTGAGGAGAATCGAACTCCCGTGTTCTCCTTGGCAAAGAGACGCTCTACCATTGAGCTACAGGTGGTTGGACCGGCTGAGGGGAATCGAACCCCCGTAACTAGCTTGGGAAGCTAGCGCTCTGCCATTGAGCTACAGCCGGATGGTGGACCTCCGGAGAATCGAACTCCGATATTCAGCTTGCAGGGCTGACGTTCTACCGTTGAACTAGAAGCCCATGTTTGATTGGTGGGCATTCCAGGTAACGCTCCTGGCTCTCTTCCTCTTCAGGGAAGCGCTCGACTTCCGAGCTGAATGCCCTTGGTAACGCCGCGCCAGGATTGATTCTGGCTATCCCACTATTCCCCTTTCGGGCGTATTCATGGGTAAGGGATATCCCCACTGATCGTCCATCCGATCGGTCGGCGCACTTTGTGTTGGGGTGACTAGCGAGACTTGCACTCGCATAACAGGTTCCACAGACCCGTGCTCTACTACTTGAGCTATAGCCACCATTGGTCGGGGTGGAGAATTATGATATCTCGGCCTCCTGGTCCCAAACCAGGCGCTCTTCCTCTGAGCTACACCCCGAAGTTATCTATTTCGCTTCCACCTTCTTCTATCTTCTGCCGAAGCTTTTTTGCATGGAGCGCACCGGCAACAATATCGTTTATACGAATTATATGTGCCGTGGATTTGTCCATAATTGTTGTCTTTGTTCGTCTTTTTTCTATGACACTTCTTGCAAAGAACTTGGCATTTAGACAACTCTTCGGCTCTTCTTTTTTCTGACCATGACCAAACTTTATGATCCACCTTTTTGCTTGGATCCACATGGTCGACTTGAAGATCTATTCGAGATCCGCAGGAGCATGGGCCATTAGATGCTAGCCATAGATCCCGTCTTTCTTTTAAGAATTTGTTTTGGAATGCTCTCTGAATGGCTGGGTCTTTGTATGGCATGAATAAACTCCTGTTATATTGGTCCACCCTCGTGGTAACGCTCCACGATTTCCTGCGTATCAGACAGGCACATAGACTTCTATGTTAAGGGTGGATGGTGCGGGTTAGAGGTAACGCTCCTCTGTCTTTAGCATGTCACGCTAACACTCTTCTTTTGAGCTAAACCCGCATGGTAGACCTGGGTGGAGTCGAACCACCGTCTAGTGCTTATAAGGCACGTGCTCTGACCCTTGAGCTACAGGTCCATATTTTATCGTTTACTATTGGTTCAGGAGCCTGGAATCGAACCAAGATCTACAGATCCAGAGTCTGTCGTTCTACCAATTGAACTACTCCTGAATGGTCGGGCTCGCGTGAGTTGCACACGCCGCCTCTTGTTCCCGAAACAAGCGGCTCACTCCGAGCCTAGAGCCCGATATTTAAATTGGTTGCCCCGCCAGGGTTCGAACCTGAATAGCGAGATCCAAAGTCTCGCGTCTTGCCAATTAGACGACAGGGCAACTGGTACGCGCTAAGGGACTCGAACCCCTGACTTCCTCCGTGTAAAAGAGGCACTCTAGCCGCTGAGTTAAGCGCGCATTTACCACACAACATCATGCGGGCCTACTGAAGTTCCTTCAGTCAGGTGTTCCCGCACGCAAAGTTTTCAAAGAACCGAACCGATCTAATCTGGCGGTACTACCGAGAGTCGAACTCGGACCTACTGGTTGACAACCAGGCATGCAGAGCCGCTACACCATAGCACCGTTTAAATCATTAGTTGGTGGGCCGCCTCGGTAACGCTCCGAGTTCTGTTGGTTAAAGGCCAACTGCTTCACTTTTAAAGCTTACAGCCCATTGGTGGGTCCTGAGGGAATCGCACCCTCTTCTGTTGGTTAAGAGCCAACTGCATCACTGTTAATGCTTAGGACCCAGTTATTTCTTCCGCACCGTCCTTTCGTCGTCCTAGGTAAAAACAAAAAACCCGAAATTCCTTTTCAGGGATTTCGGGTTCCTTTTATCTCTAGTTCGGAACCCGTTATCCCAGTCTCCGCTCCTTTGTATTATCCGCCTGACCGGCGGAATGGAGCGTTATCGGGCGTAGTGGGAGGCTTTCTCCCCACACGCACGACAATTGAATAAAGGGTTTCCTATATGAAAGCATGGATCTCCTCGGGGCGAACTTTAGCATTCTATGGGATAGGTGTCAACAACTAATTTCAAAAAAGATTGGTTGGCGGGCCAGGCGCTACTCTGGCTATCTGGAATTCACTGGGTCCAGCAAAACAATAGGCTTCAATCTACCTGTTCCAGTGATTGGGTAGGATCCGCAGTATTGTTTAAGCGTGTCTGCTCTCCACGCCGCCGCCAACCAATTACTAACTAATCCTCGATCTCAACTTCCTGATACTCGACCTTGCCGCGCTCCAGAGAACGAGCGGAACCGAAGCCGATAATACCAGAGTGCGCGAAGATGCGCTTGAAGTCCTCAGCCTTGAGGCGCTTGTCCGGAGCCCTGAACTCGAATTCGAACCAGGTTCCAGCAGGGGCGACCTCAGAGTCATGGACGATGGAGTGAGAGCCAGAGGCGTTGCTCACCTTGCCCATGAACTTCTCATAGACAGTCTTTACTGGGGTTCCGCCATTCTGAAGAAGATAGATCTTCCTCTTGTTTTCAACATCCCTCAATGAGGCACCGATAGCGTGAACTCGTCCGAGCTCAGCCATATCTCCCTTGGCTCCAGCCTTACGGCCGGCGGCCTTATCGGCCACGAATAGCCCGATCCTTGATGCAGCGCACTTCAGGTTGGCCTTGATCTGGAAGTCCATCAGGAAATGGCCGAACTTATCCTTGCGGATGCAGTTAACGCCATAGGACGCAACCTCATCCTTCTCGCCCTCATCTGGCTTGATCTCTCTCTCGCCGATCTCTTCCTTCAAGATCTCGGCTACCTTGTCCTTGAACTCCTGGGAGTCACGGACAAGATTCATGGCGAACTCGACATAGTTCTCTACACCCTCACGGCTGGCAGGAACGCCGCCAACCAGAGGGGTAACGAACATCGCCTTTGCCTTAACAAACCGAGTCTCGCCCTCATAAACTTCTTCAAGATCCTTACTCGTAAGTTTCATTTAAGTCTCCGCTGCGAATCCTCCTATAAATATAGTTATAAATATGTTGAGTAGCTATGGCCCGTGTGGACCGGACTTGACACCGGCTTTCCGCTTTCAGGGCTGGTGAGGCTATTTGCGGAGGCCGCCCGCTGGCGACACATTCCAACCAATAGGAGATTGACCATTACAACTATCTGGAACCACCAGATAGCCGTGCCTTTCTGTTCTATTAACTGTTGCGAGTCCTTCCTCGCAGCCACACGGATAGGTTAGTCTTGCTGCTTCTTGTTAAAGCCAAGATTTGCTTTAGCGGAATGGCCCTTAGCCCATTCTCCCAGGCTCTTGGTGAAGGCCTCTTCATGTGGCATTCCGAAATGGCTATAGGTCAGAGTGCTGACAGAAATCTCTTCAACGTCGGCTCCAGTAGTGTCTGGTCCGAGCTGAGTAACCGCGGCTTGAAGAGCCTGTTCTGTCACCTTCATCCCATGCCGGCGGAACAACTCGGCTTTAAAATCAGGCTGGAGACCATTGATCTCCATAACCTTGTCCATTCGCCGAGCCCGAAGGAATGCGTTATCGAGAGAGTCCAAGCGGTTGGTCGTGGCAATGGTCACGATGGGATTAATGCGCCTGGTGTTGCCGCCAAGGCTGGACAGAAGATCTGTAGTAAGCTGGTGGGGCAGTTCAGGAATATCCCTGTCTCCACCAATAAGATCCACGTCCTCAAGGACAACTAGGGCAGGGGCAAGCCATGCTTCGATAAGAGCGAACCACTTACCGATCTCTCGCATACCCTCGATGCTTGCCTCAACCACTGTAATGCCTTTCTGTAGGCATTCGTACTTCGTCTTTGAGACCAATAGACTCTTTCCAGAGCCTGGACGCCCATAGAGAAGAACTCCTCTCTGAGGGGCGATCTTATGGATCTCTTCACATTCGAAATACCGAACAGCATGCATATTAATTGCATCCTGCTCTTCCTTGAATCCGTAGATTAGAGGATTTGCTGGAGGAGATAGGAATACCAGAGGCTGTGGGCAATCAAAGTCCATAGCCTTAAGATGCTTCCCACGGTAAAAGTTTCCCTCGCTGCAAACGCGATGAAACTCGCTGGCCATCTTCTGCATGGCATCTTCGTTGTAACTATGGAATGAAGCGGAGAAGATACCGTTGTCGGGATTCGTAGAAAGAACAACTGATGTAAGATGCCCATCTATGTTCTTAACGGCTGCTCCATTTGCCAAGCATTCCTGGTGTTCCATTAGTCCCACTTGCAGGTAGTTTCTCGGTCCAGCGTTGACATAGTCCATTTGCTGGAAGAGATCCGCAGCGCCCTTAATGGCGATGGTGTACTCAATCATGGATTGAGGCTTGAAGTGGAACTGAGAGCTAAATCCACCTGGGATGCCAAGTGGATGTGTAACCATCTTTGATTTATCGAGCTTGTTCCTAATCATTGGCCGATTTCTCTCGGCCTTTGTTGCCTGCATCGGAGGCTCGTTGCTAGGACGAGCTACCTCTACAGCTTCCATCGCTCCAATTGACGATCCTTGCATTTTGTCTCCTGTTTCGCTCCATTCAAATGAAACATCCATTGTTAATCCTTCTATGCCTACGAGATCTGTCTTTTCGGTTAATTTCTTTATGTCTTCTGGAGACATCGGAGACATAGTGATTTCGTAGTCCTTGCCACGGATCGTCTTCTTATTCACGTCAGCTCAGGTTCATCGAAGTCTATCTCATTCGTGAGCCTTGCTACATTAGCCCTAATGACCTTTGCCTTCCGCCATAGGATGACTCTGTCTTCTGGGCTTAGGACAGCATCTCCAATGGCGGCGATAAGATCATCGCATACATCTATCTCAGTAGTAGCAGCGTGATGTAGGTGCTTGCAGGCCTCATTGATCTGGGCATCAGTCTTATGTGGCATCGGCGTCCTCCTTCATTGCTGCATCAAGCGCCTCACGAATGGAATTATGCCACTCCTGTTTCTTGATCCAGAAGGTGGTGTTGATATCAACTGGATCCTTCCCCATTGGGACATTTTGTGTGCCAGTGGTTGCAACAGCCCAATGGCCATTATCGTCACTGACAAGAGCAGATCCTTCCTGTTTGGCCAGCCAGTCGAGGCGCAAGGCGTCATAGTGAATCACTTCTTTTTCTCCTTCTTTTTGCCCTCTTTAATGATATCGTCCCAGAGAGTGTCCATCGGGAGACACTTTCCTTCGCGCATTTCTTTCTTGGCTTCCTCTTCGGCCAGCTGCATCTCAGTCTTGAAGCCAAGCTTCTTGCGCTTTTTATTAAACGCTTCCTGCTTTGCCTCATCGAAGACGGGGGCCTTAACGGCATCCTTCAGCATCATGGTGAGCGCCTCGACGACCTCTTTAGGAGTATCGCCGTAGGCGCTTACAGGATCCTGGGTCCAGCCATTAGCGATGGCCTTTCCGGTCTTAGTGTCCTTGGAGTAATAGACTTCGTGCATGGCGTAATCATGGCGTAATAAGGCTTCTTGTCGACCTTATTAATGCGCTTCAGGATCCTGTAATTCCACACGAATTCATCTCCTTTCATCCGGTGTAATCCATTGGGTCGAGACCGATCGCTTTAAGAGCTTTCTCCCAGCAGAGATCACAGATCTCGATCCTGCGGGTATCGATGCTATCAAAGCGATGCTCATATCCAAAGTGCGAAGAGAGCTGTCCATACTGAGGATACATCTCGCCTGTAGGGCCAAACTTCTTCAAGAGGTCAGACTTACAGGCGTCACAGGTGGCCTCTGTGAACTTTAGTTTGTTTTTAATCATTAAGACCTCGCAATGACGTGGTCAGGCCTTCTCTTCAATTCGGACATATCAACCTTCCTGAAGATGAGCTCTCGCCTGTTCTTAAGGTATTCCTTGATGACCCTGTCCACGTTAAGGCGAGCAACGCCCTCGGTGCAGGTGGCGATGATAATAGGCTCTGTCTTGGAATGATAGGGCATAACCTTGGCGATCTTTGGCCAAAGCCTCTTTCTAACATCCTTGATGATCTTCCCGTTATTGCTATCCAAGAGGACAATGGCACAGGTCTTATTTGCCTTGTTAGTGAATACAACGACTTCCATCACGCGTGGTTCTCCCGTCCCTTGGCTTCAGGCCAAGTTTGAACGATTTATTGGTTGAGATGCTGTCTAAGGTCTTCGGCGAAAGTCAGAAGCTTTGTTCTGATTTCTAATTGCTCTTTATCCATATCGTCCATCTTGACGGTACGAATAAAGACTAAGCACTTGTCACAGTAGAGATCAATTGAGTGCTTGGCGTCCATATTGACGCCGGCCTCTGCTCCTGTGACTACATGCTTTCCAAACTTGCACTTTAAAGGGTCTTTAACCCATTGTTTAATATCTTTTAGTTTATCTCGCAGCAAGCCAGCCACTATGGGCTCCGTATGCGACGATAAAAGACAATCCCCACAGGGTTGCACCGACAATAGCGCAACTCGCAGCCCATAAGACTGTGTACACAACGTACTTCATAATTACTTCCTGTAATTGCTGAGAGTCTGGTAGTAATACATCTGCAGGAATGAAAGCTTGAACTCCCAGCCCTTCTTCATTGCCATCCACAACCAGATTGCCCTTCCGCTGCGGCCGTTGCCATCCATAAATGGATGCAGGACCTCATAGCGGGCATGGGCGTTCCACTCGTCAACTGAGCCCGTGTTGATCTCCTTTAGAAGCTCCTCAAGCATCGGCTTCATTACGGCTGGTGCAGGAGCAATGTGGGTGCCAACCTGGACCATGTCCGTCTCGGTAACGCGGAACCGGCCACCTCGAGGCTGGACGGCGTGCACGAACTCTTCTAGAGCAGAGATGTCAAGCTCAGCCTTCGCGAGGAACTTCTCCAGCGCTTCTGAATGGTTCTTATGGCGATAGGTGAGCTTGATGCCCTCGATCTTATTGCTCTCGATGGCAAAGTCGTAAAGACCTTGCGTATATGTCTCTGTGTCCATTTTATCTCCTAGTTTTCGTTTTCTTAACCCACTTAATGATCTTCCAGAACTCGTCGGCGTTCATTAATACGCCGTTGACGTCGATCATGTCTATCTTTGAGTCTACGCAGCTGATCTCGAAATGCTCGTCACAGTCCCCGCATTTAACATAAAGCGTAGGAGGATAATGAACTCTGCGCCTCATGCGCTCCTTGCGTTCCCATACGCGAGGGACTCCAGAGCAGTCGATCTTTTTATTCCACTTAGGCATGCTTTGATTTGCCTTCATAGATCTCCCAGCATTTGGCTTTGTCTGGCCACTTGGTGCATGCTGAAATTAAGCCGCATCCTGTCATGCCCTTGCTGCACCTATCGTGATAAAGATTATTTACATCCGTTGTCTGTAGGTGTTGATTTTCCCAGACGTAAGGGCAGTATTGATTACGGACAGGTCGCGGCTGCACGCCTTGAGTGAACTCTTTATATGAGCAGCCAGCCTTTGAGAACTCGTAGGTAATGCCGGTCTCAGGATCAGTATGATCGACTGGTGTGGATCCGTAACCACAGGCTCTAAAGACACGTTTAACTCCGACTTTCTTACGCCTCTTTTCAAAGACAGTATATGATATTTCATCGCAACCAGTTCCTTTGCAGGTTGTGCATAAACGGCGGCCCCTTCTTTTTCTCCGAATCCGCGATATAGTCCGGTTCCTCTACATGATCTGCAATAGACTTTAACGTGTTGTTTCATTACTTCTCTCCCAGAATATCTCTGAGGTGCTTTTCCAACGAGTTTAGAGCGGCTTCCTCAGATGGGAATTCTGCGCTACGAATAAGGCCTTCAATTCCCTTGCCGTCAGATAGGTCGAATACCAGCTCAGCGACAAAGAACTTGTTCGGCTTCTGGCGGGCATCCCAGGTGGCAGACTCTCCAAACCTATTACGAATAAGCTTCGGCATCTCTGCCATGTGGATCTCCTAGTTAAACGGGTTACGTTAACTCTTATACCCTAATATAGCCGCGTCGAGCTCTTTTCGGGTCTCTTCACTAAGAGGATCATCTTCTTTTTTGTCCCCAACGACTTCTTTTATATCGTCGTTGATGTCTACTAGAAGGGTTAAGAGCTTTCTGGCTTGTTGAGCCTCGAAGATATTAACCTCAGCAAGCTCGTTATTTTCATGTTCAAGATCGCTTATTGGTTGGCATAAACATCCACAGCTGGGGCACTCCCCACTTGGGAATGGTTCACCAGGAGCCACTCGCTGATAAAGATCCTTGATTTGGTTTAAATCGTCGTCGTGTTTGAAAGTTTTATGGCAATTCTGACATTTGCTTTTTGGCATGTTTCTTCTTTCTTCTAGGTTGTGTCATCGCGGCAAGAGCTACCATTTCGCCATTTTGAGACGCTCCAAAGATATGTTCTGCTTGTCGCTGTTCAGTCCATGTCCGGATAAATGGGTTGTTCAGATGTTTCCCTGTGCCATTTTCGATCATCTGTTCGATTACATTTCTGCTGTAGTCGCGGTGATTTGGCGATAGACTGACAGAACAAATCTCTGTTAGGCCGTTATAACGAAGACCCCAAGTTAGCCATACAATTGGAATGTCATAAGAATCATAAGAAATTTTAACTGGTGTCTTAGGCATTTAATCTCCATCTCCTCATTTTTACGCTTCTTACTGTTCTATTGAGTAGCTCGGCTGCTTTTGCATTATTGTTAGCTAATACCGTTGCGTCTTCGGCCCGAATCCAGGCCATCTTGAACCGGCGAGTCGTCCCTGGCTCTCTGGACCAGGCAAGGGCCGATCGTGCGCTAGCGGCCTTCCTAGGCAGCGCCAATGCCCCTTCGTAGTAGAGATCCTTGATGAGCAATTGAGCGTCTTCCAGAAACACGCAAATATTGTATATATTGTCTCGTTTGTTTCTGCCTGGCCGCCTTATCCTGCCAGTTAGTTTGTTGGTATATGCCAGAAAGCTGTCTTTAATGTATTCGCTGCTTGTGCATAGGCTTATGAATGGTATGCTTGCACGCGTTAGCCCAACAGAGCCATCAGCATCAACAAAGCCTCGAAGATAATCCTTCTCTATAGCTTCTGCCGGCATTGAGACGATATTTGATTTGCGGCCAGCCGGAAATCCAAGAGATTTCAGTCTATCTCTAAACGCAAGGTCGTATGCGGCCAATGCCGCTAAACGTGATGCCTTCTTGAAGTTAGTGTCTCTCGTTCGTTCAGTGATAGAAGTATATGCTGGTATTATCTTTGCGAACGCTTCAAGGATGCATTTGTCTTCCGCTGAAATCTCTATCCTGAATCTACCCTTGTTCCCAGCGCCATCTTCTAGATGCCCGTCTGCTTGGGCAAATCCAAAGAAGTAAGAAACCTCTGGCGTCGACATGTTGAATGCTTTCATTCAGCCATTATATCGAGACCACTTCATTGAGTCAAGGCCACTTGTAAACAGTAACCCTTTCATCAAGATTTGAAACAACTGGCAGTACGGTATCAATCGAAAGCCCGCCATTCCCTATTCCAGGGAAATTCAGGGAGACGGTTCTATCAGAAATCCGGACCCATTCATTAAGTTTATCCACAGATTCTTTTATGAGCTGCAGGCTAGCAGCATCCCTGAAGTGGTATTTAACCTGGAATAGGCCAATGCTTCTGTCCTGTGCATTGCCCATTGGACCGAGAACCATCCAGTGATACACGCCAAGATGTTTGTAATGCTTCAGGATTTGGTCGCCGGCGATCTTAGGTAGCCACGGGAATCTCTGCATGGCCTCGTAGGCAGCTCCGCGGCCCATAACCAGATCGCCAGACTTCTTTATGAAGCTGTTGGTGGTCACAGCGATAACGCTGTCTTTTGACTCCCATATGTCCTTATTTACTAGCTTCAAGCCGCGTCCTGTTCTTCTTGCAGTGCATCCTCGATCGTGCCTTTCAGATCTTCTAGATATTCGACCTGAGCTTCAAAGAGTTTGCTCCTGAGTTCGCTTAGGCTTTTCCCATAAGGAGAATTGTTGTCAAACATTTCATTAGGGATCTCGTGAATTGCAGATTCAATATACGAATTTACTTCTTCTAGGACAGTTAGGACCGCCTCTTTAGGTAGCTCCTTGTGGGCCTTCTTCTGCTTTCTCTTCACTTCATTGCCTCCACCAAAGGTTTCTCTAAGGTTCTAAGAGTGCTGCAGCCATAGCTCTCACAGAAGCTAGGGGCCTGCGCCTCATCGCTCCCGCAGCAATGTTCGATGCGCTCATCGATAGAGAACATTACCTTTGCAGCGGCTTCCTTGAGCTGTTTGTAGTCGTGCACGAGCTGGCAGATTGCGTCTGTATCTCCAGCCATGTGCGGATGACTTACGCTCCTGCTACACGCGGAGCTCTCGATCATTTGCAGCTTGCTTTCGTCGATCATATAACTCCCTTGCGGCTGTAATTATTTCGTCGCCGCGGACTACAAGATCCATGTGTGATGGTAAATGCTTTAGCCTGGCTCTGGCCTCTTTGCGCATCTTTATTGGAAGCTTTGTATTGGCCAGTATGCCCTGAAGGAACGTCCTGGCGTTCTCTAGAGACGTTACGTATTCCTCTGGAATAGTGATTGGTTCCTCCTTGATATTAGTTATGACCAAGATAGGCCTTAGAGATCTTAGCGGCATTTTATGAATTTGCGCCGCAGTAAATCCGCCAGTGGCCATGTCAGTCTTCGGCTGGGTCTTTTCCGTACTCACCAGATAGCACCTTTCCGAGATCCCTCTTAGCCTGGTCTAGCCTGGGATCATCAATGTCTTTTATTGCAGCGCTAACTCGCCGGCATGTTTTCTGGAGAGCTCGAACGTGTTTAAAGTATTCGTCTCGCCAATTGCGGACATCTCCAGACAAGATCTTTCTGAGCAACTTCTGCATCTCAAAATAGAACTCAGCCTTATATACGCCGGCTTCTGCTTCAAGCCTTGCAACTTGTCTTTCGAGCAATGTGTTCTCAATAGTAAGCTCTTCAACTCTGGCCGCATTATCAGAGCTAGTGATATCCATTAGCCACCGAAGTCATGGTTATCTTTATTGTGATAACCGTTGGTTGCGCAATCTAAGCCTTTGCACTTATGGCCATCGAATAGAACCTCTCTAGCCGCCTCTGTGACTTTCTCGCACAGCAGCTTCTTGAACTCTGGCAGAGTCTTAGATGCTGACAGCCTTTGGCCTAATAGGAACCAGACTTTAACCCACTCATTATCCTCTAGCTCCTTGCCGGCATTGCGCCCGTCTCTAGACATGAACTGAACGCTCAAAGCGCCATTCGGTGGATAAAGAATAGAGGCCATAAACATGGCGTGAGTGCTTCCCCACCCATGCTTCTCTGCCTGCTCCCGAGCCTCTTCGCAAGAAAGCGGCGGATCCCATGTCTCGACTTTATATTTAATGGCGTACTTATCTAGCGTCTTTGGCGGGCTTTTCTTGGCCATGCTCTTCCTGTCCTCCTCCCATGAGATTAATGCCCCTACGGAGAAGCTTGTTCTGTTCCTTGATGCAATCAGCCTCTATATTTACCATGGATTCGATATGATCTAGTTTGTTGGTAATAGCAGTAAAGCTTCCGTACCATATCATTAAGATCCCAAGCACAAACAACACATATTCAAGCTTCTTCATCACCATCCTCCTAATAGCCATTTGTGGTCTTCCCAGTGGGCATGTTGGTACAGATAAAGACTCGACAACGAAATAAATCCGCATCTATTGCATGATGCGGAACGCTTGAAGTCATAGTCGTGATAATTAGGCCAGCATCGCCACTTGAGGATCCACCTAACGAGTCGGGCGGCCTTCAGCATCTAGATTCTCAAGCTTGCCTGTCAGCTTGTAGACAGTCTCATAGCCAAGTTTATTCTTGGCTGCATTGAGAGCATGGCCTGTGATGTGGAAGCCGCGGGCGTGACACTCGCGTTCGATATGATCTATCTTTAATGCAAGATCCGTGCAATCAATCTTTGGTGATGTAGCCATTAGCGGCAGAACTTTTCGTAAAGGTGATCCGAGCATTTTTGAATTTGCTCTAGATCGACCTGAAGCTCAAAGCAGTCTTCTTCACCTAATACTTTTGGGTCTGCGTTATGGTATGTGGTCGCTATGCTTTTATGGATAGCATCAGCTCTTTCTGCAAGATCCTTGAGGGCCATAACGTCGCGTTTCACGATTTTTATTATTTTTCCCACCTAACTCCTCCACAATTATTGAAAAGGATCGCTTATCACACCACCTACGCATGGCTGCTTCGCGGTTCTTGCCCTTAGGAAGCTCCGCTAGCTCTCTAAGCACTTGGCCTTCGAGATTCTGCAGGGCGCAGCCAAGCGTATACATTGGTCCCCACGCTGAGCCCTTAACAGAATTAACCTGGCTCCAGAACTTCCTGGATAATGGACCTGAGTAATGCGGTTTGAACTTAATCGTGGACGTCGAAGCTGTCATCAAGATCCTCCTCGTGCCTAATGTCGTGCCAGCTGAATTCGATGAGGTTGATATTCAACAGGACGCACTGGATATAGAACGATGGACTATGATCTCCCCTGTAATGGAGATTGCAGTCCAGGCAGAATGGCGTGAAGACCTGGGCGGTCTTAGACCACCTGAACTGCAGGACATCTAACTCGATTGCTTTGAATTTACTTATCTTTCTTGCGAAGCGCATTAAAACCCTTTCTCTGTCATCTGGTATCCAGCGAGCTTTAGCTGCCTTAGTCGTCTGCCTTCCACAAGCTCAAATTGCTTTCTGGTGATTTCCACTAAGTTGTAATCTTGATGTCCAATACTGTGGCCGCATGGCGTTGTTAGAATTGGGCTCCCCAAAGAATATGGTTGATAAACTCGAGAATATACTCGCTTGCAGCCTTTGGTTTTGCATCGGCAGAACATTAGCTTAAAGCCTTTAGGAACCTTTGGAAGTTCGATCATTTGTCTCCTTGAGTTGAATGGTGGCGGGCAGGACGCTACTCCTGCGCGCATGGCTAACCTTGTCCCCCTGCTCTTGTTCATACGCGGCCTACCAAGGTTCGGCCGTTCTGTCAACAATCTGGACTATGTTCTACGGCTATTACACCGCTAGGCTGTCCAGCCGCCGCCACCAATATTACTTACACGGTATTGTGTCGAGGATCTCTTGTCCAGGACGATATGTGCGCATCATAAAAGCGCAATGCTTGCTGCTAAACCTTCCGTTTCTATTCTTATTAAGATCTCTTTTAGCCTCAGACATTCTCAAGAAGCTTCTAACCTTGCCTGTGCCGCCGTCGCCACACCTTTTCCATGTGCGAGTATCGTGGGTCAAATTGGCGGGAATTCTCTTCCAGCGCCAATAATTCACATGGATAGGCAGCTTTCTGAAATTATCCAGAAGAGCTGTGGCGTCCTCTGTGATTTGTTTGAAGCCGACCTCTATATCTCCGAATCTTTCCGTTGGATAGGGGCGCTGTGCAAGCGCTCCGATAAGGTCTTTGAGTTGGTGTTCTAGAGTGAAGCCAGCCGCGTCTTTCTTGGAATAGTTGCCCTCGACCATATCAGCTCGAATGCGTCTGAGCTCTTCACGCACAAGCTCAAGCTCTCTATATTGTTTGGCATGTGAATAGGTCTTCTCTTTCAGCCCAACCTTATTCCCAATGTCTTGGAAGCCTGGTTTGGTTACTAAGGTCTTGCTGTCCCCATTGATCCAATCATTCACATCCATGGTGCATTTATTGCATAGACGGATGCAGTCTGCCTTCATGAGATCGTTAACCATAATGGATCTGTCTGTGGCCATTCCAGGCATGTCGTGATTAGTGTTCATCAGAAGGACTGAAGAATACTTTGGGACAAGCGTTAGATTGCCCCACCTCTTGACATCATATTCGAGTGGCTTTTCACACTTGTTGCAAAACAGTTTTAGCATTAGACCGGCGTTCCATACTTCTTATCCAGTTCATCGTAGTTAGCCATGATCTCTTCGATCTCATCCTTTTCAAGGCCTGAGAGCGCTTCGACCGTGCGCAGGTCGAACATATTGGTTACACCTGACATCTGCACCTTCACGTAAGCCTTGAATTGTTTCTCAGTAATCACTTGATCTCCAAATCTGGGCGCTTGCCCACGAATGCCTTGAGTCTCCACTGGGTCTTGTCAGCCTTAACCTTTGAAGCCTTCTGGACAGACTTAAGGCCAGCTGCTGCTTTCTTTCTGGTCTCGAAATCATAGATATGCCTGAATTTATTCATACCCACAGATTTATGATAGAGCCCGTAGATTGTCTTATTCCCAGGAAGCTTTCCAAGCGCCTGCAGACTACGGATTAATCCAAGCTGATGTCCTGGGTATAGGAATACTTCGCTTGGCTCTCCATCGTGCTGGGGAATTAGGAGCATGCTTGTGCCCATGTATTTAGTGGCGCACTTATGCTCAAACAAAGCGATGGTGGAAGAGCAGAAGGTGGTGTCGTCGCAGTAGCTAACAAAGACATCATTCGGGAATCGCTTAGCGAATTCCTCGACCTTGTCTTCTAGGTCTGACCCAATGTACATCCACTTTCCGTTAGGGCGGATCTCTTTGTTAAAGATATGCCATACGCGGTGCATGCCATCGCTCTGCTTCCCATGGGCTTTCATTTCTTTTTTGGACATATGCTTAAGTCGATGTTTCTTTCCGTCTTTATCAGTAACCGTTGTGTACGGCATTAATTCTCCTATTTAAAAAAGCGCGGGTTGTTAGCCCGCGCCTTGGATCACAGATCCATTTGGTCTTTGTCATGGGGATACATATCCGCAAAGGACACCATCTCGCCATCCTTTTTGAGCATGGTGATATGGGCGATCTTGGCCCGAAGGAAGTTATCTGCTTTGATCCTGTGGTCGGCTTCCTTTTGGGTAGGCATCCTCATAAGCCTGAGGATATTGGCAGAGATCGGCATTGAGTCTGTCATAGATCCTCCTTTGTGTAGTTAGATTTGTCTCTATGCTCTTATACCGCTATCTAGGCGGGCGGCTCGACGACCATGATCCCAGCCTGCTCGGCAGCGAGCTTGTTTGCCGCGTCCTTCTCGGCGTAGGCCTTCTGCTTCGGCGCACGGGCCTTGAGCCTCTTGTGCTTGTTGCAGGTGTAGCTGTCCTTCGGCCTGTCGTTGCCCTTGTAGCGGGTGCGGCACCCGTCCACGTTGCACCAGGTGGTGAACATTGATTACTCCTTATTTAATGTGGTGAAAGCTTGAGGCCAAAAAGACCGCAAGTCTTTGTAGCCATCTCTTTGTCTGTGAAGAACATGAAACCATTATCAATTTCAATCCATCCATGCGGATTATGGCGAGATGTAGAGGTAGGGTCAGGAAGTATGGACTCCCTCAGTCCGACATATTCTTTCGTGTCTCTCTCTTTGCCATGTGCCATCTTAAGAAGGCGCTTGCGGACCTCTTCTTCATGTTCTTTGCGGCAAAACACGTAGATCTCGGCTGATCCTTTCCGAATTTCCGTAAAAGCCTTATCTTTTTCAAGCTGTTCGTTTGCTGGTCCCCAACTTAGCCAGCTAGGTCTGCCGAGATCCGAGCGCTTTAGGCTAATCGTGAATGTGGTGTATTTCTTGATTTCTTTTGCGATTGCGTTAAACGCTGCTGGGATAGATCCAAATTCAAATTCTGCTGCTCCCATATAGTCGAATGAGAAGATCTCCCTGAAAAGGTCCATGGCTTTATCAGAAAGACCGCCATTTACGAGTCCACCACCAAAACAGAATGGGTTGTCGATCTGCTTCCCGCCGATCTTCATTGAGAGTGCATGAGGTTTAACCAGTCTCTGAATCAGGTAGCTTCGATGCATCTCTGGCTTGAACTCTTTCATTTCCTGCATGATTTATTCCTTTTTATGTGGTTGTTTGCGTATTGTGTCGAAAGCCTTATGCATTTCAGCAAAGGCAGCGTCGAAATGGACCCACACTTTGTCGAAGTGTTTGTTTGCTTCGTCCCATGTGTAGGTCGTTTCTGTATATACGTAGGTCTTGCCATCAAGGCACGAGGCAAGCTTACGCAGGAAGTCGGCGATCACTTTGTGAATCTCCTGACCATCCCGCTAAGCCCCTCAGCAATGATGCCAAGGAAAACAGCGGTGCCAAGCCAGATCCAGAAGGACGAGAACACGAACTTGAGAATCTCAAGCATTTGCGCTCCTATTAAACTTGTAATGGGATGGGGCAATCTGGCATTCGTACCAGGTAAACATAATTCTTTGGGATGTTTCTACTAAGCTCTGTATTCCCAGATCCATCATCGACTACTTTCCCAGAAGATATGGCAAATTCAGAGTATTTGTCTTCCAGAGATTTGTAGCCTAATGGATCAAAGACTCTATTTATAAAGGACTCCATAGAGTTGCTAAATCCATCCGACATCGGTTGCCAGACCTGGGACTGAATGGAATACCCCCAAAGAGTCATGTATATCAAACTTGGTGGATCTTGGCTCATATGATCACTAGCGGAAGAGGGCTGTTGGCCTTCTTGTTCTTAATGAACACGTTTGCATAGATATGCGCTCGCCACCTGTCTGGGGAATCTCCGTCTATCCTGTCCCATCCCTCTTTATATTTAGAGATGGCGAAATAGGAATACAGCTCAAGCGATTCATCTGGGTATTCGTCCAGATCGCCAATCACTGAAGCTTCGGTGTAGCCGTGGACTAGCGGAGCCCAATGGCCATATTGAGAATGGAATCCCCAGAGAGTTAGAGTCCAGTCCTTTTTCATATGACCACCAATGGAAGAGGGTTATCTCCAATCCTGATAATCATAAGTCCTTCAGGCTTCCAATCTTTTCCTGGGCGCGGGCTTATTGCGAAAACACTAACGATTCGTTCGTCTGCCGTGACTCTGCCTTCGTAGTAATCGACCATTTCGTTTACGTCGTTGCCATGACATATTGGCATCCACGAATCCGCGCCTTCAATCCAGCCCCACAGTGTCAAGCTCCAGTCGTCGATATGGATTCCGCCCATAGTTCCGAGGAATTTAAAATCTTTTCCTTTGCTCATCGATTCCGCCTATGTATGCACAACATGTGGAATTCTTTTTGGTTGGAACCGACGATGTCTCCTGCAGTCATTAAGAGACATAACCTGCGCTCTGATGGAATCCATCGCGTTGACCTGTTCATTTGACCAACAGCGTCGCTTGAAAAGCGCAATCTTTCCCCATCTGGTTTTTGCGCGATCAAGATGAATTCCTTTTAGTCCTTGTTTCTTGATTTTTCGAACTTCGAGAAGCAGTTCTGCTTGGCGCTTCTTTATGCGCAAATAAGGCAGGAGAGCTCTTGTCGCGGTTTCGGCCCTTCGATCAAAAAGATCCAGCCTGAACATGGGTTTGCCATTTTTTGTTGATGGCTTTGATCTCCTGATTGATCCCCCGAATGTCATTTGCAGCAAGGCAATGGCTTCTAAAGAAACCTGTGCTATTGCCAGGCGAATTCTATAGGAATAATTTATCTGTTCAGATTTCCCGTTCCTGCCTGCCCTGGCATGGTTGCCGTCTTTCTTAATTCCGAACGAACCATCGCTGTCCATCACACCAGCTAAGTACGCGAGGATTTCTTTCTTTTTCTTTTGCATTTGAGCTTCCTCCCAAAAACACTGTGATGTTCAGAGAAATCCTTGCCAAGGATCGGGATATCTTTCACGCGTTCCTGGTGCTCACGCAGCTCTGGGTTGCGATAAATCTTATGAGTCTTATTCGCATGCATTAAAGCACCAGCGCATTGTTCGATATTGTCTATATCAACAATCGCCTCATCTTCTGGTAATCCAGCCAGCTCACTGCTGACACTCATGTGGCAGGTATATCCGGCTTCGCCATGGACTTTGCGCATCACGGCTTCGATGGTGTCAGGTCCGAGCCAGCCAGGCATTGCGTTCCGCCTGAAAGGGCATTCCGAACAGCACGTAAGCAAGTTATGCCTCATTTGTTGTCTCCGTGAGAATCAGCTCCGGCTTCATATGCATCGTTGCGTTGCTCTTGGTGGTAATGCTCATAGATATTGCTGCAGCGCCTGCAGAACTTGAGCCTTACGTAGGTGAGATCTTTATCGCCAGCGAATAGCCGGTGAGCATCCTCATCGACTGTGGCTTTATTGTTGCACGTAATGTTGGAGCACTTATGCAAAGTATGGCCCAATCTTATTAGCCTGCTCTCTCTTGCGCCATTCTTTGTCCACAGAAACGAAAATGCCCTTCTTATTCCTGCGCGACAGGACCTTGCAGGTCCAATAATTCTTCTCGCTGTGGGTTGTCTGGATGCCATTCTTCCATGAGATCCAGAAGGTTCCAGCAACTGCCTGGAGATTGCCGAATCCTTTGGTCTTCATGAGGATCGCCATCAGGTTGTCCAGATCTGCTTTCTTATCCCATGGCTGACCGTGGAACCTCATCACGTTCCTGTTATCGAAATACCGCTTAATTGCGGCTTTTACTTTTGGAGGGAGTTTCATGTCGTTAGCTCCTTAAATTGTTATGGTGCAATCCCAACATCCCAGCCATGTGTGTTTGGTCCGTCAGATCCGGCGCAATGCAGCTTTACCCAGGCATCATAATTATGGCCTGTGAGTGCTCTGACCATCTGATCGATTACCCAGAGCTTGTGGTGTGCGCCGTCTATCTGTCCATATTTGAGAGCAATATTAAGGGCATCCGTGACGGCTAGAGCGAGATTGAGTTCCTTTTCGGACTGTTCAAGGTCCTCGTCTGATAGTTCCTCAACGTCATCTGCAACCTCTTCAATCCTATCGGTCAGATCGACTAGCTGTTCTGCGATGACGTCTGTGCGAGCTTTCTCTTCGTCGAGATATTCCATCAGAGCACCAAAGAGAGAGGCACTGACTGCTTTGTCTAAATGCTCTGAGTCTATCTTTTCGATCTCAATGGCCCGCAGAGCAATTTTTTCGTAGACTTTCATGTTTCTCCTGCGATTATGGGACATAGAACCCTGTCAGCTCCATCTCTCTGACGCGGCTGAATATCTCTTCTCTCCAGTTATTGAATTCTTTCAGAGATATTGAGCTTACAGAATAGGACGAGAAATCAGCCACCCCACTGCTGTATCTGGCTATTAGCAGATGGTCTCCAGCCTTATCTGGGCAATACCACAGATCTGTAATGCCGTGATATCCCAGGAACCGGTGTCCATCGCAAACATGGAGATAGCGAGGATGCATTAGACAAACATGGCCAATGAATCAGTTTCGCTGTCGTAGCGCACTCCACAGCGGGCAAGAGTGATGACCACATTCTCTTTATCCTGCTCAGAGAGGCCGGCGGCATTGAGTCCTGCCTGCAGATCATCTGGGCTTACGTCCAGCCAGATCTCATCGTGCCCAGCGGAGCACACCATATCGGTGGCTCCAGGAACAAACTTATCCAGCAGGATAAAGGCATTAATGTCTGCCCTATTGGTCACGCGTGTGTGCTCAGGCACCCTGTCGAACTTGATGAATTCATCTTCGTGCTTTTCGAAAAGATCTTGTACGTCCATTACTTCCTCCTGATATCCCTGATATCACACCTAATAGAGCTGAGGATGTATCCGAAGATCGCGAAAGAGCAGCTCATGGAAAGATCGTTATTGCTGTGGATATTAGCTGTGGTCCCAAAGCAAATGGCGACGCAGCAGTTTTGGATTATGTCGTGCATGGGTTCTCCTGTTTAAGCGCGGTTTCAAGCATCTCATAAATTATCTCTGTGTCTTGCCAGCCTGTGGCGTTTAAACGCTCGCGCACTTCTTTGTATTCCTTCTGATCAATAAGCCATTTAGACCATTTGCATGCATCGATGAGCTTTTGGTAATTTTCATTTCCATTGCACATCGGGCTGCATGGCTTCCCGAAATAGAGCCACGTCAGCTTGCAGAGGCCTGAGCCAATAACAACGCCGACGAGCAAAGCCATGGCGTAATTCATTCTGGTCTCCTATCTATGTTGTTAGTTGTAATGTTTTCCATCCAATATTCCTTATTCCTTCAGCCTCTTTGCGCGCTTTATCCTCTGCCTTGTGTCGGTCGTGGACAGCGTAAATGCAGCTCTCGCAATAAAGCGGTCCTGTGTCTCCGTCTCTAGCTGTGGTATAGAAATCGAAATCTGGTGTGCAGCGCTCGATTCTGCCGCATTCCCTGCATTTGCAGAATTGATATGTGCGCTCTGTGCCTCCGTGCGTGATTGGAGTTGTTGGCGTGTTCATTTTTGGCTCCAATGCTTTTTCCATCTAAGCTTCGACATTTTTATTCCAGCTTTTAACCAGCCACTTGTATATGACCCAACGTGGAATTTTAATGCTCCACATGAAGCGCAACGCAGAGCAGCGTATACATAATTTCTGTCATACTTGTCTTTCGGTGTTTTCACGTCAAAGCAGTTAGAGTATCCATCAAAAATAATTGTCTGTGCATTATGATGGTTCCTCGTGCTCCCGCAAATGTTAGGCATAGATGCCTCCTGTGTGGTTAAATTGGATATAGAAGCTAATAAACATTGGTGACTGATAAGATGCGGCAGCGAGGCTCAACGTTGCCCCGCCGCCGCACGACAAAAGGATTAATTACGTGAGATATTATGCTTCACGTCTTTAATCATCCTGTCCAACGCAATGTCGATCGCCTTATCCACCTGCTCTTTTGTTGGGTAGAGCTCTTTCTCTACCAATACCCTGATAAGGCTGATCAACTCCTTCCGAGCGCCTTCTTCGTAATGAGCCACAGGACACCGCCAATTCTCCCCTCTCAAATAAGAACCGAAGCACAAATGCCTTCACATACTCTTATACCGGAAAACGCCCTATTGCCATCCACGCCTATAAGTGCTATAACATGAAGCAGTGAGGAGGGCGTACATTGACCGAACCAGGCAGCACTGGATGCTCGGTTTGTGGAAGTAGGGGTGTAAGTCAGGAGTCTATCTTCTGGCTGGGGTACTTTAATGCCGTGTGCACCTGCTGCTTGGAGAAGACTGGGATGGATCTCCCAGATCTGGCCAAGGAAGTCTTCCTAGCCGATGAGCAGCGCCCCGTCCTTGACATCCTAGCCAAACAACACGACCCAGATGCCCAGGACTAGCCACCGGATCGTTCTGACGTGCTGCAGGCCGTTTTTTGGCCCATTTAGCATAATACGCAAAGCAACGACATAGTTGGCCCTTGAACAAGGAGCTTGATTAGTCGTGGAAATGGATGTAGATTGAAGTAGAAAATGGAACAATTACAACATCCTTCCGTGAGATCCTGTGGCTACCCCTTAAGCATCAAGACGTTGCGGCGGCGGAAATAGCTTCAGAATTGGACCATGAAAGCGCCATTTAGAACATTGCTCAGCTCAGGCCAGGCCGCGGAGGCTCTTGGCTTCTCGATTGACACGATTCACCAGCTTATTAAACAGGGTGTTATTCATCCTGCAGATAGCAGTGACAAGGCTGGCAGGGACATCTGGATCCCTTCAGCTGAGGTTGAGCGTCTGAAGGGCGAGCAGGACATATTCAAGAACTCTGAAACGGTTATTACTGATGACCAGATTCTTCCGCACGAGAAGCTTCTGACTTTTATGTACGTGGTGAATCACTCTTGGGCCTGGGTTGATAATAAATGTGTGGGCCTGGCTGTGCCTAGGGCTCAAGGGCCGACAGAGACCAGGCTAATATCTTCTAGGGCATTAAAGCTTGCGCACCCGTCTTTGGCCAATATGTATGCGAAGAAGATACCGCATTTGGTTGAGAAGAATTCTAAGCACTATATGGACTGGATCGAGGCCCTTGGGTTTCAGGATGTTTACTGGACACCGAGCCTAATACTGAAGAGCCCGATGGCCATGAAGCCGACTGTTAGGTGCTTTGTAGAAGTGCTGTTAAAAGAGAATATGAATCCAGACACTATTGCAGAACATGTGTTTGAGAAGTTCAAGATAGCCATTGAGACTTCACACATAATGCTGCATCAGAAGTATTTCTTTGATGTTGAGAATATGAGCGATTACGCATATCGCCAGTACATTAAGAGAATCCAGAAGAGCGACGAGCGGGCGTCCAAGATTGAAGGGTTGGAGCGAGCAGGGGACACAGGCAGGATCCTGGCGTCCATGGGTATATTTAAAGGCAAGCCAACGCTGGAGCAACTTGAGACCCAGGCTAATATCCTTCACAATAACTTTATGAACACCGCTGATCTTGGCCAGCACGGCAATATGCAGGAGCTGGCTCTTATGTCTAGGACATACGATGCCAAGACAAAGACCTGGGCCACAATGGGCGGAGTGACTAAGATAGAGCAGACAGACATTCAGGGCTGGGGACCGACGTTTAAGAAGAACGAAGAGGACGCTGATGCAGCCTCTCTAGGCATTGAGGATGAGGTTCAGAAGCAGGTCTTCGATCAGAGCCAGAAGGGCTCAGGAGCAAACGTTGGCTAAAATAAAGAAGTATGGGCATGTGACTATTCTTGAAGAGAAGATCTTGGTTATGGGCTTTCAGTTCAAGGGCTTCATATCGGAAGCCAACGCAGGGCTCGTGGCTCTTGAATGGGCTGAGTCGCGCCTTCTTGCTGAGAAGAAGCGGCACCTCAGGAGCATGGGTAAAGCTCGCAAGACGCGGCTAGTAGAGATAGCTAAAAAAGCGGCGGCGAAGAGTTAGAGACCTTGATCACAGTTATAAACAAGCGGAACGCTAAGTATTTGACCAAGCACGTCTGTTACGTTGGGCGTCCTTCGCCATTAGGCAATCCATTAGGCAATCCATTCGTATTGCGAGATGAGTCTCAGCGAGAGCTTATCCTTGATAAGTATCGCCATTGGCTTGATGTCAGGCTAGCAATATCAGATAGCGAACAATCAGACGAAATACACAAGCTATCTCTAATTGCCGCCAATGAGGATATGGAGCTCGTATGCTGGTGCGCCCCCAAGCTGTGCCACGCCGATGTGATTAAAGAGAAGCTCCTGCAGATGGTGGGGCATAGCTAAAAAACAGTACCTAATTAACTGGGTAGTCAATTAGGTACTAGCCACCCAGCCGGATTGCTGGGTGGCGTTAAAGACTAATGAACGCGTGTTAGGCTGCTTCTGTCTGCAATCCGATTCCGCGCAGCGAGTCGTACACAACAGTAGTGCCGTCAGCTAGCGCCAGATCAGATTTCCTGACACTGGAGAACTTGCCCTGTTTAATCAAAAATCCTTCATATCCAAGACAGAGCAACGCTTCGCCACGCTCGCGTGCGCCAGAAAGCTCATTAAACAGGCCGACTGATGTGCAGACAAGCGCGTTTTCAATTCCGTCCATCTTTACCCACATCTCCAGGCCAAATACGCCACAGACAGCCTGACTGCGGTCTTTGACGTTACTAGCTGTAATACGCGACTCAAGTTGCATTTCCATTTCTAGGTTCCTTTCTATATTTTGTTCGTGGTTGTGCTGCCAAGCCCTATTGCTTGGAAGCGGTATTGCGTTTCAGGCCGTAACAACGGTTGCGCGCTCCTTCTTCGCCTTATCTATCTTCGCCTTATTAGAAGGCATGTTCGGAATCGCTTCTTCTGCCTGGGCTTGTTGCCTTGCAAGAAATACATCACATTTCGTTTTAGAATACTTCCCGCGCATGGAGGATTCTAAATTGTAATCAACCGAGCCAGGGTTCATTAGGGCTACAAGCCTGCAGTGATTTAAGAACTCTTCTTTCGAGAAAGTGGCCTTGAACTGATTACAGATTCCGCAGCAGCCAACAACGTTGTCCTGCGTGTAACCATTGTCGTTGTTGACTCTATCGAATCCTAACATGGAAACCTTAACCAAACAGTATGAGCAGGCTTTGCCTTCTGCGCCCTTGAAGTCTTCGATGGTTAAATCGAAAGCCCAGCCCATTTTAATCGCTCTTGTTTTATAAAGCTCGAAAGCGTCAGTTGCTCTTTTCACGCTTAGCTCTTTGGGACTAAACATTGAGATCCTCCGGTTTCTCTGAATTAACTGGGACAACATTGCGCGGCTGCATGATTGAGCATCTGCCGTCTCCGTACCTGACAGATATCATCTTATCTGCATCGATATTGGTCGCGAGAACCTCTGCCGTCTGACCTTTCCTCAGGCCTCTGGTCGGCGTAACCGTCATCCCTACTTTGATGTCGTAATTTGGATGAATTGACCAGTCCTGTACCGTAATTGTCCGGTCCTTGTTTTTGCCAGAAACAGGCAGCATGTTTTCGATGACCTGGTGCCTCATCTGCCCTGTTGGGAGCTCCCTTGTCAGGGAGTTAATTTTGTTGCATGTGCGACAATATTTCTCGCCGCATGATGAGATAATCCACAGGTCGTGCCCATTCTTGCACAGCTGGCCAGTTGAAAACGCTTCCGACGTCCTAAGCCCTTTGAAAGCCGCTCTCTCTATTCTCCTGCGCTCTCTGCGATAATCATTCCAACATGTGCGGCATCTTCTAAATGGCCTTCCGTGTGAATCAATCTTATTGTCCCAGTCACTATGTCCCCTTTTGCATAGCTCTTTGCCTTTGTTAAGCGCTGGGAACGAAGTTGAATTGAAAGAGTTTTCAGCCATGGTCTCAGGATTCAAATGGACCGGATTAACACACCCACGGTTATGGCATTTGTGATCCAAGACGAGACCATGCGGGATGGGGCCGACGAGCGTTTCATAGAAATATCTATGAGCCATAACCCTAATATCTATTACGCCATATCTAGATAGCTTTGATAACCCACCTTTCCAGTTCCAGCACTTATCAGTTCTCTCGACTTTCTTCATGAGCGTTTCAAGAACAGACATTCTCCTGATCCCCATGGCAAGCACCTTACCGGCTGTTTGGTAGATATCTTCTTCTGTTGGAGAAGAGATGAAATTTCTTTTACTACCATCGGTATGCCATATCCAACGACCATCTGTGTTACAGGGCTCTGGAGCCCACATGTGGGCCGCAGCGGCGTTTTTAAGCCTTCTCTTATCAATATTCCTAAGCATTTGCTGAATTAAACCTTGATACTCTTTCTCTAATTGAGTGAATGATACGCAAAGAAGACGCTCCAAATCCCTTAATATGGAGCAGATCTGCATCTTGAATTTTTGCGACATCGCCAAGGGTTGCGGCGCTCGGGTAAGCTTCTTTCAAGAGTGCCTTAAAGCGTGATTCTGTCACATTTTTGCAGAGCACAGAAACTGGAGTACTCGGATCCACAGCCCCAGTATCTTCGATCGCCTCAGCTGCTTTTGCAAAAGAATCAAGCTTTATGTGGTGCCCGCAAGATGGACAATTAAAATCTACAGTAGATTTGCTGTAACCTGTAAAGGCTAGATTAGCTTTACTCATTTTGGGCCACCCTTACGCTTGTCACCCGCTCGTACGCCTGCATCTTTACGCGGTAGTAGTTCCGATGCATGGCTTCTTCCATGTTGTAATCGATCTCTCCTGGATGAGCTGCTGCCACGATCCTGCAATGGTTGATGTACTCTGCTTGAGAGAACACCAACTTGGATCCATTGCACACGGGACAGGAAGAGACCAGGTTATCGATTACATAGCCCTTCGCATTATCAATGCGATCAAGGCCAATTGTTGGGATAGACCACGTGCAATAATGGCAAGGTTTTTGCCAGAACGTGCCTACCCCTTGTTCGGATATCTCAAAGTTTAGGCCCCGCTCGGCGGCCCATCTCATTGTATTGTTGTATTTCTCAGAGATCTTCCTCTGAGCCCATGTTAGCACTGGTAGACTCCTGGACTGAGAACCGGTTGGGACAATCTATGGTAAATGTGTTTTGTGAATGCTAGGAGAGCTTTGTGAGGCCAAAGCCTTCTGCTTTTGCATCATCATAAAGCTTGAGAAGCCGGCGCATATTTTCCCAGTCTTTCTCTGTATAGTCTTTCTTTTGCGCAGCTACCGGCGTCTCTTTTGATTCAAACGCCGCCTGCTGATGCTGGCCACCATGCAGAAGCTCGTCTTGGTGTTTGACTAAGAATTCACCAAGCTTGCGGTTGTATTTCCCCTTCCCAGGATATTTCTTCTCAAGGGCCTCTTGCAGCGTCACTGGGATATATACCCTGGCGTAAGCGGTTTCTTCTTTGTCAGCTGGCATATGCTTCGAGTTCTTTATCTCTATTGGGGATGCTATGGGATCCTGATCAGATTCCTGCGCCTGCTTTTCAGGGTGCTCTCGACTGAATAGCGTGATCTGGATGTCGCACATAGGCGTATTCGTTTTCTCGTTTTTATGAGTTCGAACCGGCCTATCTTGCAATTTCACCAGGTCCAACCACAGATGATGATCTGTCCTGTCTCCGCCGTTATCTTCAATGACGACCTTCAGAGCTTTAATCTCCTTCATTGCTCTGCGAGCACCAGAAGCCTTTCCTTCGCTGATTAGGTCGGCATGATTGGCTTCCACCTCTTTAAGCTGCTTTGTTAACAGGCCGGACGGGATGACAAGATGGAAATATGCATTCCGCTTCCTAAGTTCCTTTGTTTTCAGCGCTTCGGCAAGTTCATCCTGTCGAATGCTGAAACAAAGGGCATCTTCCATGTCTTCCGTTTTGTTTTGCCAGAGATCCCCTCTGGTCTTGATTTCCTCATCCCATAGCTTGTCTCCAAACTCGCAGGCGTAATCGTACTTTATTCTTCTTTGGCCATTAACATAGATGCTCGCACCCTGCGTTTTGCCAGGCTCTGTTGATAACTCAGTCCTGTTGCAATAATCGACGAACTTAGCGCCAGAGAACAGCTGTCTCATCAAGGCCAAAGCAAGAGCTTCGCCTTTCTTTCCAAATCTAAGGGCCTCATCAAACTCTTCCTGTGACCTGTAATATTCTCCGTCTATTTCCATTCTCGTTCACCTCAAAATAAAACATTAAACAACTCTGAGGTAAATTGGTTAATCGACTTTGCAGTCGCGCACTTCGTGGCTCCAATAGCGGCTATCTCGGCCGAGCTCACTCAGTATTTTCATGACCTGCTTGTCGGCCTTAGCCTTGGTTGTGTGCGCCGTGATGCATGGATGCATTGTTCCGTCGTCGTGTTGAAAGATAACAAGCCATACCTTCATCGCTTCACCTTGTAATGCCCTTCGACAAGGGCGCTCCTTGGAATCTTCCATTCTTTATTGATGGTGATTTTCTTGATCTTGCCGCTGCGGCTGTCAGCCTCGAACATGATAAAGCCGTCATCAACGTGGATCTGTACTCCGCGGTGGTTATAGAGCGCTTCAGGCCTAACACTCTGCCTCATAAGGGCTACAAGCTCCATGATCTGCGTTGGCTCGAGACAACCCACGCGAAACATCTTCTTGCATGAATTGCAGATCATTCGCTTGCGCGCGGTTTCTAGCTTTAGCACCTTTAGCCGAAGCTTTCGAATTTCCTTCAGATACCGATCATTTTTAACTTCAGCAACAGTCTGTGCCCAGGTCATAGACCAGCGCCTCTGCCAGGAATGTCCATATATTGCCCACACCAATCGCAGCGAAGGGCCGGCTTTTGGTCTGATCCTTGCGGTACAGAGTCCGCAACAGAAACATGCTTATTAAAGAAACACAGGATTTTGTGCCATAGCTTTTTTAACACTAAACACTCCTTTTGTTTTTGTTTTCTTTGAATCCATTTACTTTGACTTTAGTGATGCTAAAGAACTCTCGGTCTTGCATTTCCTCGAAATAAACGTCGATAGCCTTCTGATCAGAAAGCTTTTCCGGATCGTCATTTCGGCCAGTCTCACGCCACCATTCTCTAGCGAAATTGGCCACATACTTAGTAGCAAGCCGCTGTGTTGTATGCACAGATGCATCTGAGCCATATTTATGATCTATAGAGACAACCCAGACGTTCACTAACCAAGACCCGTATTGTATCGAATATGGATCGCGAATCTCTTGGCAGCGCCAGGCTTAATGCCCTTACCGATAGCCCATCCCAGCGTTAATGAATACCAGTCGTATTCGTCTTGGCTGTCGATCTGCTTTGATCTGTCAGAGCACTCTTTCTTGAAGTCTCTTTCAAGCCAGCTCCCAGAGAATACGCTTCGCTTAGATTTTGGCATTTGTGGTTCCTGAATCCTTTCTGAATGCCCCTATCATGCGGCGCTTTGGCTCTCCAGACCACGAATTCTCTGAAGAACCGCAGTTGGAGCATTTGAAATACATTCCATCGTAATAAACGGTTCTTGGGAAGTCCGTAATCGTCGTAATGCCGAATAGCTTGTTGACCTCTCGGCCTAAAGCCTCAGCTCTGCGTCGGCCGAATGGAATCTTGGGCATCTTGTTTTTGTTCTCCCATCACCCTCATGATTTTGTCTACGAGATGTTGAGGGAATACATATCTCTGCAGGATCTTGTCGTAATCCAGAGTGTCTTCTCCGTGCCACCAGCCATCGACATTGCCTTTGGCTCTTTCCCGCTCATATGTGCCAGCCCAGGCCATGCGGCCTTTGGCGTCGACGGCGATCTCGATTAGAGCGGTTAGCTCTTTGGTGCTGTTGTCCCATTCCAGCTGATATTCACCGTCAGAGTCAGGGACGATCTCTGGTCTAGGTAAGTTAGCTGGCATGGCGTCGATGACTTTGCAGATCATCTCATAGGTCTTCTGGGTTACAGGATTAGCTCCATATGAGTCCCAGTCTTTTTTGCTGCAGTCATTCATAATCTCAAGAGCCTTGGCCTTGAGAATATTCTTAGTGAGCCCGCCCATCTTAGATTCCTGCCGCTTCATTAGGTCTTCACCGGCGGGTTTCATTACATCTCCCATCCAATCTCTTTTGAAAGCTCAGGCGTCATTCCGCCGAGCGACTGGAACCTTGCCTCGAATATCTTGTAATAAGGCAGCTTGCTATCGAAATATGGATGTCCCGAAGGATGGAATCTCCACATTTTGGCCATGGCTCTATGGGATAGAGAATTGATCTTAATGATCTCAGGGTCTGGATTGTGCATTGGAGATTCGTGCATCATGTCTTCATCGCCGACAGAATGTTTGGTAGGAGGCGTATTAGCCTGCTGCTCTGGAGTGCCGCGTGAATAACTATCGGCTGGATGCATTTGTCCTCGCCATCTTCATAACTTTGGCCTTGACGTCTGCGACGCTTTGGAGATGCTGTTCAAGTCTGATTTCAGTGCACAGAGACAAGAGAATGGACTCTAGACCCTTATCATTAGGAGCCCAGAAATGCACGTTCTCCATTAGCTTCTTGACTCGCTTAGAGTCAGGATGCTTCTTATTGTGCATGGTGTATTTCATATTCTGTTTGTCCTCTTTCTTGGAAGCGCCGCATGTGATCTTCCCATTTCTTCTCTGGTCATCTTAATGTGTTGTCCACATCCGTTGCAGATGTAAGAGAGAAGTAGATAGTTCCGTTTGCTTTCGGGGTGTTTGCATTCACGCTTACGTTTGGCTTTCTTTTTAGCCATTATGGAATTACCGTTGCTGTCTTGATAAGGCCATCGATTGACGCAGCGGCGCTGGACGCCTTCTGGTGATACAGCAGATCCTCGTCTCCACAGAAAGCGCCGAAGTCCCATCCTAGGACATCGTTGATCTGTTTAAGGGCCGCGTTGAGATCTTTCTTTTCCTGAGTCGTAATCTGCATTATTAAACCTCCTCAACCCATCCAATTTTGACTCTGAAACCTGCGGCATTACGATGTCCACCGCCGCCATACTGCTTTGCAATCTCGCTTACGTCAGGGCCGGCGTCTGTGGATCTGAGCCCAAAGACTCTGCCATCTGGAACATCGTAGCAATAGGCACCAAATGGCTGGCCTTGCTCGATGAGCTTGACAGCAGCGTCAGTGCCCATCGTATATGGTAGATTGGCTACTAATACCCTTATACCGCCAATTACCATGGGTCGGCACACCACCTTGAGTAGCTCGTCGATGTCCTTGTGGTGCTTGCGGTCGATGGCCGCACCTTCTGTGGCCAGGGTGTCTTGCTGCATCTTCATTAGCTTGTCCCAGTTCTCAAAGGTGTATTCATAAGAGAACATTGCGGCATTAACCTCTCGAGTCAGCGGCCATTTAAACTTCCAAAGATCCCTGTCCTCGATTAGGTTCAACAGGATCGGCGTTGTCCCTGGAGTGAAGAAATGAATCCAGGCCAGTACAGCACCCGAATGCTCCATATCGAAGAAGACCTTATCGGTGCTGGCTCTGAACAGAACATTCGACATTTCATCTTGAGCTGACTTATGGTGATCGAGGACTAGCACAGACTTAGAGTCTATAACGATCTGTTGCATGATCTCGCGCCTGTAGCAGAAGTCTACGAAGATCACGTCGCGTCCTTTACAGTCAGGCGGCGTCTGCTGATATACGCCATGGAAGAAATCAACGTTCTCTTCGCCTAGGGCCTTACGGACAACCCAGGCGGCAGAGAACCCGTCTAAACACGAGCCGTGATAAATGCACAGGTATGGCTTCATTTAATCTCCTTATCTCACGCTGCGCGGGTTGATTTTCATTCTTCGCTTTATGTCAGCGATGATGTTGGCATTCATCTTTGTCTCGATCTCTTTGGCCATGCGCCTGGCTTGCTTGTTCTCGCCTTTGAAGGATTCCTTCTTCATTGCTTTTAGCCAAAGCTTTGACGTCATCTCTCCAGCACCTTCGATATAACCGGTCATCCCGTTACCTTTTAGCGTGAAGTCGTCGATATTGCCGAATACGTGCTGGACTTGAGACATGCCATCTAAGTTTGCAACCCTATTTGATTCGAACAGAAATACACCATGTGCCACTATTCCAGATGTTCTCCCAAGATACATTCCAAATTCACATCTCTGGGCATCGTTATAGGCGACTGCAACCAGATCTCCATGTTTGCATCTCATTGTTTATTCTCCACAAATATCTCACGAGTCGGCTTGCCAAGCTTCTTAGCCTGGTTCATTGTCCAGCCTGAGCCGTAAGTTTTTGATTTAGGGTCTGCGATTCTAATTAGCATGTCACAGTCTTGGGCGATCAGAAGGTTTCTGTCTTTGAAGCCTTCTGGTGCCCATCTTTGATTCTTGGGGAAGCGCTGCACTAGAAATATACCTCTGGCTATAGCAGCAAGAGCGGCCATGCTGTCTATGCCAACAGCGCCGCCAGAGATTACGGTGTCAGGCTTTAGCTCGTCCAGCAGGCTTCCGATCAGCTTTATTGCCTCGTCGTTTCCGGCGAGGGATACAGAGCCAACTATCGCTAGCCTCATTCCTTTTTCCTCTTTTGTTTAGTTTTCGACATATGAATCCTGCTGCCAAATGCGACTTCTTCATATTCATCCCATGTGGTGTCTGGATGCTTATCGTAGAACTCATCTTCAGCCTCTTTCCTGCCTTGAGCTAGCCCTTGGGCAATATGTATTTCAGCCACACTGAGAACAAGCTCAAGTAGGCATCTCTTGCAGTCTATCTCGGCAATAAACAGTTCCGGATGATGCATGCACTTGAGCCTGTCCATCATGTTTACGCGGGCTTCCCACTCTTCGGCAGTCATTGGCTCCTCTTAATAGAGTTTTAGGTGTCCTGTGATAGCATCGATCTTTGAGGCTTCGTGAGGGCCGATGGCGCAGCAGGTCTCTGTCGGAACATTGTTGAACTCAGTGGCTCCGCTATCGATTATTAGCTCGGTTGTAAGGCCAGCTTCTAGCGCTGATACATAGACGGCATTAAGCTCAGGAAGAGAGTTGACCTGTAGACAAATCTTGGTGAATGGACCATTAATCCAGGCCTCTTCTTCTGGGGAGAAATAATGATATCCCTTCCTGGCTCTATTAGTCATCCACGCCATTGCAGCATGAGCTCCCTGAGCGATCTCTTTGCCGCGCCTCATACGCAAGTCTTTTCTAATCACGATGACCTGCTTGACCATTACTTAAACTCCTCAAGTGCGATGTCCATGGCGTCTCTTCCACATTTCTTGCAGTAGTTTGTCCACAGATCTTTCTTTTTATCTATGAGTTTTAGCTCGCCATATTCGTGCTCGCATTTAGAGCCACATTGGATAAAGGTGATCTGCTCAGGTCGGAATGCATCCATTGCCACGTCGTCTTGATCTCTGCCACACTTATTGCAGAGCTTCGACCATCTATCTTCCTTGCGGTTGATTAGCTTGAGATCGCCGTATTCATGCTCACATGGTGGTGTCTTCTCAGTCATTACAGATGCACTCCCTTCCTCTGCCGCCACAGCCCTGGCAGATGGAATCGTCTATAATCACGAGTTTCTTTCCGAGTTTTGTTGTTGAGCCATGAACCTCAACGACCTCAAGACTCGCTGGAATTCCCCATTGGCGCTTGCGAGCCATGATTTCATCCATGCGCTTCATGGCCAGCTTCTCGCTGCTGTGCTCGCTGATAAACCTCTTTTTCTTTGTGATGACCCACCAGGCTACCCAATAGATCTTGCTGTACTTAGGCTTTGACATTGATGGATCCAAGCGGGACAGCGAAATACCTAACGTTCCCGTTATTTAGAGTTCTCATGACAGCGTCAACGAGAGAGTCCTTAGCCACCTCGACCTCGCCCCTAGTAAGACTGTCAACGCTTTCGACCTGTATATCAACAGTGATCGTTGTGTCTTTGTCTGACGCCTTAATAGTCGCGTTACGCTTCATTGGTCTTCGCCTTCTTTCTTTCTGCCTTCGGGCGTTCGATTGTGACGACCATGGGAGCGAACTGCATGACACGCTTCTCGCCAGGCTTTAGGCTCTTAAGGCCCTCGCTCACCTTTGCGAGAGACTCCTGGAGCATGTCGTCAATAGCCTCACGGAAGTGGTCACGGCAAAGAAGCTTCATTTCGTCGTTCGGGTTATCAATGCTGACCTTAATTCCGCGGCGCTTACTTGTCCATCCGATCTTGTTCATGATTACTCCTAGATTGAGGATCTGGAACACAGCCTAATAGGTGCTCGCTGCCACACTGGCATCGCCTTAGGCAGCTTGGGCATCTGTAGGCGATTTATCTGGAACTTTGGCTTCTCGGGCTCTACAGGCACTGGCGCTGGCTCAGGCCCACAGGAAGCGGTATTAGAGATAACGTCTGGGTCGTATTCAAACTCGCCAGTCGGAGCATGATATGGACAGTTCTTAGCTGTCCCAGTGTGACAATAGCAGGCGGCCGTGGCTATTACGTAGTTAACTCCCCACATTACGGATGTCCTAGCTCGCTAGCCACGCCGTCAATGCGCTCCTGTATGCAGCTGCGCATAGCCTGTAGGCCCTTATAGTAGTCCTCTAGAGGGCACTTAATCTTTTCGGCTTCGTCGATAGCAGCCATCATGATCTCTTCGAACTTGTCGACTTCCATTAGCTCACCACTGGTATAGGTTTAGCTTCTGGCTTATGCTCGCACACCTCTGCCTTTGGGATGTGCTTATCCTTAATGCCCTCTTGTAGGACTTTAATCAGCATCGGGATAATGGCACGAGGGAACGAGCGGCTCAGAGCCTTCCAGCCCTTCTCTGATACCAGGCGGATAAGGAAGTAGTTCGGATTGCCGTACTGGAATGAGAGCTCTAGATGTTTTTGCTCGCCGCTAAAGCCAAGCCCCTGGATCTCGCCATCGATATTAGCAGACTTTATGAATGGTTGTTGGTCAGTTGGATTTGTCTTCCCGCAGTGATAACATATGCTAGGCATTTTTCTTTAACACCAAAGCCTTTCCGCAGTTTTTACACCACAACGCTTTTGCGTCTGATTTAACATCTAAGGCCTTTCTGATATGGCGCGACATTATGCCGTAATCATGACGGCAGCCGTGCTCATCGCTTGTGGCTGCTCTAACCTTGGCGATTGCGAGCTCGTCTTCGTTAAACTCTCTTTGCTTCTCCTCAAACCGGTAGTCCTCGTAAATCATCCAGCATCGCTCGCAGAGTCTAAACGTAAAGGCTTGTTTCTTACGCAGGCTATATACTGGGGCGTGCTCCATCCACCTATTCTTGCACCCAACAGCGCTACATTTAATATTAGTCGCCATTCCATATCCCGTCTGGCCTCATCTTGCCCAATGCTACTAATTGCAGCAACGATCTCTTAGTATTGCCTTCAGTCGGTTTCCAATAGTCCTCGTCGACATCGTCTTTTAGCTTGCTTATGGCTTCCTCAAGAAGAGAAATGCTGTCAGCTCCGGTCTTTCCGTAGATGGATCTGACGCCATCTTTCCCGAGGACGTTTTGAAGGATATTACTATAGTTATAAGTGATATTCAGGTGGCATTCCGTGGTGCCACCAAGCGCATAGGTTCCGCCGCGCATGTGGTGAGGCTCGCTGAGAGTGCAGACTTCATTTGTTACTGGGTCTTTTAGATAGATGTCGTAGCTCATTACTTCTTCTTCGGATTCCCGCCATTAACTGTGCAGTTCTGGACTGTGGCGTTCTTAACCTCGCAGATCCCGACTGCAGCAGTAAGGGCGACCTGCTTTGTTGCTTCGTCTGAGTCTGAGCTCAGGATCGAAAGAATAAGCGCCCTGGCCTGGGCAACGGTTTCCTTTGATGCTCCAACTTGGATTCCGATCATCATGAATGTTTCTCCTGTTTTCTTTGCTTCCTGGCCTTTGGATATCGGTCTAGCCTTGCGTGTTCTTGATTGCTCAACGAGTACCACAGTTTGTCCATGGCGCTTAGCATCGCCTCTCTTGCGGGGTGGTTTTCTTCCATCTTCTGAAGAGCCCTCACAAACATTCTATATTGGTTAATTGGAGTCATTACTTTTCTCTAACGTTCATGGCTGCTACGAACGCCCCAACCGCGATTACGACTATGCCGCCAATGAGCATGTCCTTTGCCCTGGCAGCAGGAAAGAAGCTAGCCGCGAAGAACGAGAATACAACGCAGCCGATTAGCTGAGCTATTAGAACGATCTTATGCATCATTTAGCCCTCATTTCGTTGATTTCATGGGTCGTAGTAAATCCAGCGCTTGCGATGTTGCTGAGCTTCCCAGCCAGGTCCCTGAGATCCTTGAACCATGAGGTTTCTGTTAGAAGCTCCTGGTTGATCTTAGTTCCAGCTTGTACAGACACTAGCTGCCCGTTCGCATCCTCGAGATGCACGCGCAGAGTCCGTGGCTTGGATACAAGGCCGTCTAATTGCTTCGTAAGCTCTTCTAGTGCGATCTTCTCTGCGTAGATCATTTTGGCTCCTTGAGGTAGTCTTCGCATCCTTTGCAGTCGTGCTCTCCTGTGCATCTGTGGCCATAATCTCTGTCTGCGTGTTTCTTTGCTAGGCTATGGACCCACATACGGACTTCGCCGCCGACAAAGAAGCCGAGGATAAAGCCTACTGATATTAAGACTATATCCATCATTCCGCTTCCTTAAGGATCTTATCCGCCGCTTCTCTAGTAACCTGAATAACGCGCTTCATTAGGTCTGGAGAGGCTGTGTCTAGGTGAATAGAAAGGCCGCTCTCTATCTCTTTTATTGCGTGTCTGTATTGATCGACCTTCTTCCATCTGAGGTCGTCGATCATTAACATGGCTCGTTGTTCCATGGGGGCGGCTTCGAACTTTCTGTCGTCCTTGTTATAGCCCATGTGATCCCAGTGCTGCTTGAAGGCTTCTCGGAGAAGGATAAACCTATAACGAAACGCATCGATTAACTGCCAGCAGGATCCAGCATCGTGGTATTGAGATCCTAATGTTTTGTCTGGATTATTTAGAAGCCAGTCGGCGTCAACGGAGGCCTGTTTATCGATCTCCATCGAATCCCTCCTTGTACCCTTCCTTGGTGACCTCCCCGTCCTTCAGAAGGTTCCGGTATGTCATAGCTCCCTTACAGAGCAATTCCATGGCTTTCTCGTAGCCAGCGTTTGATTCCTGTGCAGCGACGTTAATCATGTATTCAGTTGCTGGCATCAAGACCTCGAATGGGATCTTTCCAGGCACCGGAGACATAAGTAGGACACGAACTTTGTCGTCTAAAAGTTTGTCCACGCGAACCAGGAATTCAAAACGACCCTTAACATCTGGCGGGATATCTTCTGGTCTATTCATTGATAATCTCCCATTTTCCAACGGCTCTAACGCCCGCGAATATTAACCCAGGCTCTGTTGACTCTGGATCTGAAACATCGATATCCCTGCTAGCCAGGTGTTTTCTGGCTTCTTTAATAACATCTATGGCAGGGTCTCCAGGGAACTTGCAATCGATAACACCTTTCCATTTGTTACGGCCGACGTCCCACATGCGGATCTTCATTACGCCATAATACCTATGGTGTACTTGCCCCTGATTCTTCCGAATCCAAGCAGGGTAAAATGAGCATCTGTATCAAATCTCTGGATCTCGCAGACCGTGAAAAGCCAGCCTTCACTGTTGGGCCTGCGGTAAAGCCTTGCCAAGTAGAACTCAAATTCTGCGTTCATATGTCCTCCTAAAGTTATTGTTAGGTATCTTGCTCTTATACCCTAAACGGGATAGAATCTTGGCCATGTGGACGCCGGCGCATGACGGGCTAATAGAGAAGCTGGCTATTACCCAGCACATCCGAAAGGCTGGCAGGTACTTTGTGATCTCTGAGGACGACTTTAACAGGCTATTCAGAGAGGCTGGGCAATCCACGGCTCAGGCCATTACGTCTAGCCAGAAAGAAAAGACCGCCTCTGTCCAGGACAGGCGCAGGATTAAACTTAAAGAAAAGCTAATGAACAAGTATGCTATTAGCAATGTGGCTATTAGATCTACATTGCTGAGCAGGCTAAATAAGGCCATTAGAGGCATTCGTGCTGGCAACGTGGCTGTAACGACCAACCCAGGCGCTTTGAACATCCTGAAGGCCGAAATCGAGCGCCCTGGACCCATTGCAAAGTCAATCGTCTCCAAGATCCGCGCTATCACGCAGAGATTCAAATAGCTAAAGAAAATACAGATTATAAGGCTAAGGTTGATACCACATGCCCAGTATGTGGATCTACCAAGCTGACCAGCGCACAGTGCAAAGTTCGTTGTGAACAATGCAAGGCGCTGGTCTTTAATTGCTCTGAGTTCTAGCCTGGGCTAGCGATACCAGCAGCGATGCTGGTGCTGGATGCTGCCTTAGCCTTCCTGTCGAAGTTCAAGCCGAGCCTCTGCATTTCAAGCAAGGCCTCAGCGTTCCCGCGGGCATCGTCGACTGGATTATGAGAATGACGAGTTTGTCTGAGGTGCTTCCATTTGGCATGCATATCCTTCTGCATTCCACACCATAGATCAGCAATCCGTCGGCCAGAGTAACCGAATGGATTAGATCCATAGAATGCATGGAAGTACCAATTAACCCAGGCGAAATCGTAAGCTGGGTTATCAGCAATAAAGACAGGATGCTTTATGCTATTAACCTGAATCCACGTAGCAAACTGCTGCATGGTCAATTGCGGATCTGGGAAGGTTAGATGCTGCTCCCTGGTGAACCCAGATATGGCCAAAGCTTCTGGATCCCACTTATCAGAGATTGGCCTCATCTGGCCATAGAAGGTCTTATCAAGCTTCTCGTCCAATAAGACAGCTCCAAGGCACACCATGGAGAAATGGTCTTTGCCAGGGATAGGCCCGTCGGACTCTACGTCTACTACGATGATCGACATTTTCTACCTTCCTTCCAGAAGCGTTCTGCGGCTGTCTCAGCGTTAACGCCTCGTGATTCTAGAACTTCACGACAGAGAAGTTCGATATTCTTGTGTGTGATATATCTCAGCTTCTGATCCCTGGCAGCTACAGCGTAGCCAAGGATGGCTCGTACATTAGCCTCCGATAGCTGGGGCTTGTTCATTGTTTTTAACCTTTGGCTTTGGGATGTAATCTGGATGTAGCGACTGTCCCGTTATATGCGCCTTCAACGCTAGCGCCATAATCTCGAATTTTGACTTCAGTGCTTCATCTTTGCATGCAATTGAAACGCCAAGAGCGTAAAACTTGGCTGCATCAGCATCTCTTTCGCGCTGCTTCTCAAGGGCCTTACGCACGCAGCATACGATCCACTCTGGGTACATCATGGCTGGAGTTGAGTCTTTATGGGCTCCTAAGCCGTGTTTGCATTCCATAGTTCCCAAGAGTTCGCCGATCATGTGAAGACATCCGCCGCCCATGTCGGCATCGATCTCGGCGAGGTCTTTCTTTGAGAATGGCCAGTCTGGCAGAACATCATCCAGCTCTGCCTTATATATTTTAGCGAGCTCTTCCTTCGTAAATACCGGATCTCCGTTAGCGTCTAGCGGTCTTGGCTTTTTTGGCTCTCTTGGCATTTAATCTCCACATGTGAATTTTGTGCTGATAGTCCTGAGTTCGTCTACCAGCAATTGTTTTGTGTCTCTCTCGTTTTCGCAGGCTCTAAAGTCCTGATCGTCATCGCCCATTACATCTTCGATCTTGCCGATCTGTCTCTCTAGGATGCCAATACGCTTATCGAGATATGCCTCAAGATTCTTCTTGGTTAGCTTCATTGCCTTCCCCTTCTGTCTTTTTGGCTACATCACTGATGAACATGCAGAAGTTAGCAACGTCTGTAGCCTCGTCGATAATGCGTTTTGGATCCTTGCTGTATAGAGCTCCGATGAGTTCGCCAGTCTCCTCAATGAGGCGAGACTTTAACTCTTCATAGGACATCTTGTCCCAGCCGCCTTTATGATCGTTGGCTAGAAGTTTCTTTTCCATCTGTTCAGCGAACCAGGCTACTTCGGGTCTCATGCTGCTTCCAATTCTCCAACGTCAATCATTTCTTCAATGGCCTGTTTTACAGTTATGTCTGGATCTCCTTGGAATCCTTCTTCCAGGATGTGTTCTAGGTGCTCTTCTGCCCTCTTCAGCCAGAGCTTCGTATTCTGTTCCTGCCAATAGTCGCCGTCATCGGCAGGGGCAACGTATACCTTTTTGATCTTGCCCTTATCATCGACTTCGCCGATGAAGGACATTCCCTCAAGCGTTCTTTCGCCAAAGGCGTATCCATCAAACTTAACTTTAATCATTGGTTAAACCTCCGTCCCGCTGTGAGCAGCGAGGGCTCTAATTTTGTCTCTCATTTCGTAATCTGAGTAATGGTCGCGCATTGAGTTGCACGACAGGTGCGTAAGCTTGATATTCTCGGGCATATTAGATCCGCCATCTCTGGCCTGTCTAACATGCTCTCTGGTTGGGCGCAGACCGTGAATAGCGGTCTTAAATGGCACCTTTAATTGGCATAACCAGCAGATACCTTTCTCTCTAAGCCAAACGTCGTAGACCTTCTCTGGGTATTGCTTGGACCTGCTCTGGCTCTTACTGTGAACCATTAATAGAACAGCCCGTGCATATAATGCTTTCCTGGATCAATTAGCTTCTCGCCGAGGACAAGTTCATCGGCCTTTGGGTGTCTCCAAAAGTGGTGGAATAGGCCAGACAGAGCCTGGCGTCCAGCGCTTCTAAATCGCTCGTCTCCAACATGTGGTTTGTCCCAGCCGTCATACCTATCGCTAATTTCCCATAGCATTGAGTCAAGAAGCTGCTTTCTAGCCTCTCTCCTTGTCTGGATGATCAAAGTGCTCAGGGTGGCGTTTGGATCGCTCAGAAGGGCCTTTTTGACGGCCTCTGCGGCCATGATGTCTGGGTCCTCGAGATATCTAATCTCGCTCATTTATCCCTCCGCATTCGTTATAGGCATCATGAAACACCACAGATCAACGATATCAAAATCGTAGTCATCCATTTCTTTTATCCCTATGAATGGGTGCTGCGGCTTCTTTGGCACGCGCTTGGCGTTTGGTTGTTTCTTGTCCATAGTGAATGGGGAAAGCGTCAGCTCTAGATCAGTGATTGCCAGGGCGACGTGCTTGTTTCGCTTGTGCAGCAGCTGCAAATTAACAACCTGCCAGTATTCTCCCCATTTCTCGATAACGGTCTGAGCACTGACTTTTTTTGGATTTAATCGGACGACATCTCCGATTTTGAACCTATCAGGAATCTTCTTCTGCGAAGGCATGGATAGCTGCTCTGCCCTTTGTGTATAGAGATACCTGGATATGTTTCTTGCCCGTATCGATAAGAAGGATCCAGCTGTTATTGCTCATTTGCTCTAGGTGGACATTGGCGTTCTTGGCAACAATTTCATCTAGGGATCCGTCATCGTTAAGGCGGATTTCGTAGGGTTTCTTTTTCTTCATTTTACATTCAGGAGCATTCTGAATTCATGTTTCACGCGTTCTCCACCTTTCCATTCGTTGTGCTTTTGGATTATCGTGAGAATGCTCCCGATTCTCCTGTTTTGCTTGGTGTATCTCTTTTGGCAGAGAGAGCAGTAGAGCTCTATTCCGCAGTGCCCAGAGCCTTCCATATTATCAATCGCGATATTGCACTGATGCTTTCCAGCTCTCTTGCGGTATGTGGCGCGATCCATCGGATCTACGAAAGTCATTTTCCGTAGACCGACTTTGTTTCTGCAGCCACGTGGCCAGGATTGTTGGCCTCGCGAGTAACATAGACGCTTGTGCACCCATAGACAGCTAGGCACAAGAGCGATGCAATAGACAGGGTTATGATTGCGTCCAGACTGATCTCAAACTTCATTGGCGGGCTCCTTTAGCTCTGGCATAAAGACCTCTACATGGTGCTTCCCGCCAGCAGGATCCAGGCCAAGAGCAGCCAGCTGTTTCTCAAGCCAGATGCCAGCCTGGAACTTGTCTGGGGCCTCTACGACCCATGTTTTCCCCTTGCCCTTTTTTTCGTCGAGCTCTGGGTACTTTGTGACACTTACTTCATATTTCATGTTGTTCCTTTCATGATGCCAATATTGGTGGTCCGTCTGCAGGCCAAACATTAGTTATAACGCCAACATTATTTGCTGTGTAGAGATATAGATCCAGCGTCATTCGCATCCCTTGCTTCTGAACGCTTTCAATCATTGGCAGTGGGTCATCCAGCCACAGGGGGAGCACATCGGATGTATTAACTCCCATGGGTGGCCCAAGGCCAATGTAACGCCAGATGCAGCCGTATTTCTCTAGTATTGCCTCTGCCTCTGGGTGTGCAAAGTTTGAATGGACTCTGAGAGACAGCAGTCCCCCACTTGTAAGCCCTTCTAGGAAGGCGTCGCGTATCTGATCACGAATCTCGTTTTTTAGGTTCTGGGGCATCCCATGCCTCGCTATGTGGGTTTTGCCATTTATCTAACGCAGAGGCCAGCTTTGCGTTGTCCGCACTGACTTCTTTTATCGTGTCTATTAGCCAACGAACATCCTCAGGCGCTGCCTTCTTGGATAGCTCGATGGCAGCGAGCCTTTCGGTCACATTAAACATTAGAGCTCCTAGGCCAGCATTACTGCCGGCCGAAAGTCAGCGTCTGTTGGCCTTGGAACCATAATCGGCATGTGGCTTGAAAGCTGCCCCTCTAGCCTGATTATGATCTGCCGATGATCACAGATCTCCAGATGGAGTTTGTCGATCTCGTGCCGAGCCTTTTCAAGCTGTCTGTGTAGGTCCGCGCATTCCTTGCGTAGCTTTTCGTTCTCTGCATGCATGTAAGAAACAACTGCCCTTTCAAAAGAGGTTTAAACACGGACGGGATATTACACAGAGTAAGTAGAGTAAGCAATGGATATCTTGGATTAGCTATTGTTTCTATTATTGCTGATATTGCTGATGTTGCTGAAAGGAGAGTTATTGTCGGCCCTCTTTCTTCTAATAAAAGCGTTAATTGAAGACTGCTCTGGTGTGACGATCGCCTTTTCGGATCCGTCATCTTTAATCATAAGAAGAAAGCCACATCCGATGCATACGATCTTGGAATTACCAATGCTTTCTGCAGCTTCTTTTACGGCTGAGGAGATCCATACATCTTCAGAGCAATCATCACATTTCGCCGTGATAGATCCGGCCACCCTTGGGCGACTCACTCTTGTCGCTTGGCATAGGATTATATTGTTGTGTTCCATTGGGTTGTCATCCTCATAGATATCCGTTGGCTTTACCCCAGTCTACGTAACGATTAACCATTACATTCACAATCCCTTGCTCTTCTGCTGGAACCTGAACGAATTGCTTCCGTTTCTCTAACAAGAACCATAGTGGCGCTATAAGTCTATGGCTCCGGCGTTCCCTTAATTCTTGGAACAGCCACGGAATAGCCTTAGGCCCGTATCCAACGATCTTCTGGAATAGAGGATGTTTCTGATCCTCGAAGGACATGACAGCGATCTCGCTCTGCCATTTCCTCACCAATTCCTGAAACACTATTTGATCGAAGCTAAGCTTTGGCTGAGATTTGTTTTTTCCCATTGTCTCCTGTAGACCTCGCAATATAGCCTTTGGCGCAAGCGACATCGAGCCAAAACGCGATGCCACCAGTCTCTTTCTCAAGCCACTCGACATGTAACTTGCCCTTAACAAAAATACCGTTTTCACGCATTCTAGTAGAAACCTTTTTAAGTAATCCAAGTGGGTACCTCGTGAATGCCTTCAGCCGGCCCACATTAGGGCCTACAACAGCTGAGGCGAGAAGGGTGGCTGCCATCTTGAAGTCCTCAGACTTTGGATCCAGGTTAGGATCCATCTTCCTGAGTTCTCCGCGTAGCTTGGTAAATTTATGTTCTGCGCCTAGCTTTGCGGTCACGGCATTTCCTTTCGGCGAAGGCTTTCCCCCATGTTTTCTCTTCTTTTAACTCTTTGTTAATGGCGCGCTCAAGGTACCAATTGGCCTTCAGAATATCCTCTAGGTAATTATCTTTGTGCCTGGCTCTGGCTACGTATTTTACGACGTTGCCTAGGTGGAAGCCAAGGCCCCAGGACTCAATAGCGTCGATAACCTCGATCTTCCCAGCGTTGTAATGGGCTGGATGGTCCACTTTTTTAGCTATGGATTTCTTCATAAGTCCTTATACCTGATTACATCTCGCCAACGTATGGGTTCGTGTTCCTAGTGCCCTGCTTTAGGATCCTGCGAATGCGCCGGTGTTCTAGCTTCATTACAGCAGAGCTGACCTTGCAGCATGGACACTTTTGGCCACCCCATCCAACAGACCTGTCTTTAAGGCCAGATTTCCTTGGGATCATATCGTTGCCCTTCATGTGTTACCCCTTTGGAAGGAATGCGGGTCTTTGAAGTCTCTTTAATTCTCTGTGATCGCTTGCGACCATATGCTCTCGCCATGCCCACTTGTCAGCCTCATCGCGTTGCGCTTGTGTCAGGGTATTTAGGAATCCCTCTGAAACAGAACAGCTGACCAGACTGAGAAGGTCCACAAGGACCTTCGTGTCTTTCTTCTTATACTTTGTTTTCATTTAGCCGCTCCATGAAATGTAGTGGTGTCTCGTCCTGCTGCTATGAATTTATCGAGCATCGTGGGATTCTATTGTGTGTAGCTGCTTCATGCCGTGTAGCCGTGCCTCAGTCTCGCCTCGTCTGGCTGCTTCATCCTGTGCCATCTTATGCCGATTTCGACTCGTCATGCTGCTGCATCAAGTATTGTAACTAGAGGTCGTGCCGGATCTTGCTGCTTCATCATATTAAGTCCAGAGTAGTGTTATGTTGCTGCTAGATCTTGTCTGACCGCGCCTCGTGTCGTGAAGCTGCTTTGCTGTGCCGTATGTCGTCATATGTAGCCGCTAGGCCTATATTCGGGAACATCTGGTCATGGCTCGCTGCTTCGTCAAAGGGTGTGTCATTTTGCTGCTGCATCTTGAGATGTGTCGTCCAGCATTATGATGCCGCTACGAATGTATCTTGTGAGAATGTGGGTCATCTCGTCAGGTTGTGCTGTGCCGCTTCATGGTAACTGATCTGGTGTGGTCTTGCCTTGCCGCTTCGTCTTATGAAATCCGGTCCGGTGTAATCTCGCTGCTACGTTTAATACGGTGCGGGAACATGGCGTTACGCTGCTACGTCACATTAGGTCTCGTCCAGTGTAGCCGTATGATGCTGCTGGATAAGGAGTATATGTAATGTCGTCTTGCTGCTTCATGAAACTTACGTGCTGAGCGGTCTTATCTTGCTGCTCCATGGGATGATACGAAATCAAGTCCCGTGACGTCTTGCTGCTTTATGACAGGGCGTGGCGTCCCATAAAGTTGGATGGTGTAGGAGCTCGCTGCTATGAATGCATGTCATTCAATTGCATAGAATGTGGCGTGGTGGGGTTTAGCCGCTTTAAATGCATGTTATCCCGTGAGGTTTGGTCTTGCGTAGCTGCTGGATCTCGTCTCGGCGCATCGGATGAGGTGTAACTGCTACATCTCGTGAAATCTTTGTCTCGTCTTATGTCGTGATGCTGCTTCATCTGGCGTAACCCCGTCGTGCCGCGTCTCGCGTCGCTGCTATATAACGTCTCAATACCATGTTGTCTCGCCTTGCTGCTGTATCACGTTCGATTACGAGTCACGAAATGGTGTGTCGCTGCTCCATATCGCGTCGCGAAGTCGGGTGAAGTGTAGCTGCTCCATGCGGTAGTGCTTCATTCGGTTTAATCTCATTACGTCCCGCCGCTACGTCATATGGGGATCAATCGCATTCCGTTTCGTCGCACTGCTCCATGAGGTCGGGTGAATATGATATCTGGTCTCGCTGCTCAGTGCGATGTCGTGTAGCCGTGTCGGATGTAGCTGCTAAATCGGATGGGGAGCCATTACGTCAAGCTGCTGCGTCAGGGCCGGTACTGTTCTGTTTTGCTGCTCGGTTTGAGTATGTATTGCTTGGCTATGCTGGAAGAACTTATATCACTTATATTCTATCGAAGTCAAGCTCTTCTCCAGTTGCGTCCTGGTACAGATCCTTAACGCCTTCCATGGCCTCGACTGTGTCTGAGCCGTGATCGGTTCCATCACTCTCTTCCTGCTGGTAGACGCGATAAACAAGCTTCGCGATTGCGGCGAGCTTGGCAACAACATCTTCGTTAGCAATGGTTGTCTGCGCAGCAACCGCGGCCTGAGTCTGTTGCTTTTGTATTGTCTTCATTGCGCCGGCAGATAGCTGCGGCATTTGGATTGTGATCTGCCCAGCCTGCGCCTTTGGATGGACCTTCTTCTGCCCCACCGCTGAATCTAGCTTTGTTGCTCTTGCGGGCTTGTTGTCGTAGTCGTTCTTCTTCCACAGAGCACTGTCTAGCCTATAGCGGGCGGGCCGAATGCGCTTATCGGAGCTGATTAGACCGTCGTCTTCTGCGCTTCGGGCTTCTTCCTTGGCACCACATACGACACACCACCTCTGCGTGCTATTTTCTGGCTGGACTTTATATAGCAAGCTCTCGTCGAATTCGTTTCCGCAATTAATGCAGTTCATATGCTCTCCTGATGTTCTTGTGGTTTTAAGAGTTTGTTAACGGAGCCGTTTACCGTAGCTAGATCACGACGCAGCTGGCCTATTTGCTGCGTCAACTCTCTAAGGCGAGATATCATGCTGTCGTGACCGTATGGATCGAGCAACGTCTTCATGTTTTTGTTTAGTTGGACCATTGTCGGGATTCCATAGACGTAAGGCTTGCCTTTGAAAAAATCTCTTATTTCGCAATCGACGAAAACAAGTTCATCCGGAAGCTCAAGCTCAGGCGTTATTAGTGGCAGTATCCCTGGTGCTGTCATTGACTTCTTTCCCCCTATTAAATCTAACCCGATCTCTGGCTGCCTCTCTGACATAATCTATTGTAGGAGTATCGATCAAGCTTCCCTCTGCCTGAGAGATTGCTTCCTTAACGACCTTTTGATAAGGGAGCCACTCTATGGTGAATTCTTTCTTTTCGCCAAGCTTTGATATGCAGCCGACTGTCTTATCTGTGAAGACCTTCTGGTTCGGCTCCAGAGCTCTGCATTCCGTTGGGCGATCATCGTGTTCTAGGGAGCACCCACCCATAGTTAAAAAGGTGCACTCGCCTCCCCATGAGGCATGTTTCATCTCGCCCTCTTTGTTCTTAACTGCAGGACGAACGAAGTAGGTAACACTATTTGAGTTATTTGGAGCATCGAGATGATTATCGTATCTAGGATCGCCCTCCCACCAGTCGAGCGCCCAACGGCCGCTTATAAACGCGGCTTTTAGGCGCGATAGCATTTCTCTTTTATTTGGTGCGCCCCAATCGGTTGGGTGTGTGATCCCAGGCATTGTCTTGCAGCATTTGCCCTTACAGAAAGAACATGCCTTGTCGTTCTGGTATTGTCGCAACTTATGTGGCAGGTCTTCGAATGTTAGATCTTCTTGTTCCACATCATTTCTCCTATGTAAAAATCAGCGGGGGGAGACGGTTAAGTCTCCACCCCGCCTTATCCGTAATCTAGTCAGCTAGACTATGGAGTGGTTTGTGGTTGCGCCACAGGAAACGGCTTATCGTATTTGATGAACGATATGCCGTATTCTGACCCGAACCCGCAAGAGCTGAGGCACTCGTCTTCCATCTCAGATGCCTTTAGGAGTGCTCCGGCCTTATCGGAGATAACCACGGCTCTCCCAAAGTACTCGACGAGAACTTCTGGACAGATCTCGTTGCGCTCTTCCGAGGCTGGATGACCGCTCTTGAAGAACTTCCCCGGCAGCGGCCACCAGTAGATGTTCTCGATGGCCATGGCGTGAGCGACTCGATACTCTCGAGCCTTTCCGTCAGCAGAAGGACAATCGAGAATGTAGTGGCCATTGTCAGCGCTCATTTTGTGTTCTCCTTTTCATTGTGTTGTTTATCGATTTCAGCTTGGATCCTTGCAGCGAAACACCACGAGCACTCGAGTTCGTCCATGAAGGACTCCCAGGAGCACAACTCTATTGTGTCTCTACGCCCGCACTTGCAGATAAAGCGTCACCTTGCCCATGGCGTACCTCCTCGTAGTTAACCCAGTCGCAATACAGACTCTGGCACTTCTGACAATGGGTCATCCCAGGCTTATCCTGCTCCCACTCTGATCTGCAGTTCTGGCAACGGAATTTGCAGGTCACATATTCTCCGAGGCCAGAATCATATTCATGACACTGGCGATCTGTCCGTCCTTTTTGGACTGGACTTGGTCGAAATGGATCTTGAAGCGCTCTCCAGTCTCTGTGTTGCAGACAATTACGTAGCCCTGCTTCTGCTCGGTGTGCTTGGCGTGCATGATGATGATATTCTCGCCAATCCTGGTTCCCATATGGTAATGGTCATACAGGAAGGGATTCTCGCCGGCAGGGATAGGATCCATAGTCTCGATTTGCATGGGCATGGTGGTTCTCCTTGTGTAGTTAGTTATATTTAGGCTTCCAAGTTCTTATACCCTAAAACAAGCCCTTGATAAAAGGGTGTAAGTCTGATAAGCTGGTTCCAAACCGGAGGATAGCCCAAATGGCCAAGCGTATTAACGATGCTCTGAATATGGGGTTTGATACGAGCGCGATCCCGAAGAGCGTCAAGGACGACTATACCAGGATGGCAAGGATCCTGCGTGTGGTTGACGGCGATACAGTCGTCTTCCTGAGCGATGAGGGTGATGGGGAATACCAGCTTGGAAACCTTCGTCTTTACGGCACAGACACCCCAGAGAAGGACGGGGCAACAAAGACAGCTGGTAAAAAAGCCACAGAATTCACAAGATCAAAGGTGGAAAACAAATACGTCAGGATTACCACCGTTAAGAACAACAATAGCGAGAAGTTCGGGAGATTTCTCGCTAAGGTAGAATATGATGAGGCCGGTGTCCTGAAGGATCTTTCCGAGGAGCTGATTAAGGCTGGGCTTGCAGTGAGATATATGGGCGACAAGAAGAACCAGTCTTCATTCGTTGAGAAGCCATAGGTAAAAAATGATGCAATTTAAAGACATTAAACCATTTGTTCAGAAGACCGGAGAGTCCACCGTTGGCAGGTATGCCCTATACGGAGCTCTCGTTTCTTTAGCTACGACTATTATTACCGGAGCCATTAAGATTACAGAGTTAATCTTGACTAAGAAGCCCGCGGCAGAGGTCCTAGTGGAGCCTGCCGTAGGAACCCACGTTCACCCTGATTCTGTATTCATCTCAACCAGGGTAATCGTTATCATATTAATGCTGCTTTGTTTTGTTGGCGGAATGGAACTGCGCCGCCACCTCGATAAGAGGAACAAGGAGCAATCCCAGTGAAGACGATCGACACAAAACAGTGCTCTAAATGTAGCGAAGTTAAGAATTTAAGAGATTTTCCGAAATGCAGTCAGAGCAAAGATGGCATATATTCTCGTTGCAAACAATGCGTTTGCGCTGAAAAAAGAGCATATTATGCAGGGCATAGAGATGAACATCTTGCTCGCGCCAAAAAATGGTCTTTAGAAAACCCAGGCAAACGCTCTCAGGCTGTAAAGAAATGGCTGGAAAGGCATCCAGAAAAACGAGCAGATGTTCTAGTCAGAAGCAGACTTAAATTATACGGCATTACAAAAGAAATGTACGATATTATGCACGCTGACCAGAATGGCGTTTGTGCCGTGTGTAAAAAAGAGGAAACTGCCATCGGTAAGGGTGGCAAAGTAAGGGCGCTAAGTGTCGACCATGCCCACATTACAGGGAAGATTCGCAGACTTCTCTGTCATCGATGCAACGTGATTATAGGGTTGGCACATGAAGATTCTGGTGTGCTTCGAAATCTTGCCGACTATTTGGATGAGCATGTTGCGTCCGAAGTGACGCCATCGCTTCCTCTGGAGGAAGAACACCATCATGGAAAACAGATTTCATGCGAAACAGGTAATGCTATTAGGGCCTAATCAAATACGCATTATATACACAGATAGCTTCCATATTGATTTATCTCCGTCAGAATTGCGCCGCTTCCACGAAGAGCAGATGATGGCCAAAGAGATTAACGACATATTTAAAGGTAAAGAAGGCGAACCAGAAAACTTAGGGGGGTGAGATGAAGAGACAAGCGCTGTGGTATATGGCCGGTATTCTCACTGTTGTTGGTGCCGGCTGTAACATCTTCGGCTTGGCTCATATGGGCCTTGGGCCTGAGAAGGATAAAGAGCATATTGAGACCGAGCGTCAGCTCGGTGATGCTGGAGTAGATGTTACCCGTGACATAGTCCAGAATGGTGTAGAGCCTGGTGGCCGCAACGCTGTTGTTGCTAATACCCTGGCTACTGACCTTTCTAGGTCTCTCGGGTCGCCAATGAAGAAGGTAGACTACCAGAACGACGCTGAAGTAAGAATGGTCCGAGGAGAGAATCAGCGCCTGACCTCTGAGTACAAGGCTAAAGAAAAGAACTACGAAGAGAAGATCGCTAGCATGGCTAATACAGCTATGACGATGACGCTTGGCGGTGGTGGCGCTGCCACAATTGGTCTTGGTCTGCTCACTTGGCTTTGGAGAAATAGGAAACAGGTAATTCAGGCCAAGAACGAGATTATGGTCCAGAAGGAAGAGATTGAGCAGTTTGCCAAGGGCGGTGTTGTAGGAATGTCTCAGGTAAAAGCTTACTTTGAACAAGCAAGAATTGAGATTAGGAAGATTGCTGAAACAGACCCCAAGAAGGCGCTTGAAGCTGCCTTTGCTGTTATGGATCGCGAAACAATCAACCCGATCTTACGGACAGGATCTGAGGCAGTTGGTGGAAGTAAGAACCTGGATGCGATGCTTACAAAATTCAAGGATAGTATCGACCAGCCGCTATTAAACCGCACACTCATTGATCCGAAGGTTGTCATTCATGGCTAAAGACGAACTATTAGCCAAACTGGCTGATCTGTCAGAGGCTCCTGCAGATCGCGCAATGCGGTCACAGAAGGCCATTCTTATGGCCAAGATCCTAGAAGGCAAGCCTTACATCCTTCGTAAAGAGAGCGCTTTCGCTGATCCTAAGTACATTACTAAACTAAAAGTTACCCCAGCACTAAGAGCACAGAGGGCCTCGATGGCTAAGCTATTTAGCGAACCAGCTAATGTAGTTAAGCCAAAACTGTCTAAGGTCTAATGGTCGATCTAAAGTCTAAGAACTTAACCATTGAAAGGGCGACTCCGTCCGAGGCTCAGGCCATGGGACGCGAGTTCATATTAGCTAAGAAGCGCGGCGAGAAGGTCCAAGAGGTAAAGTCGCCGTCTCTAGGGGCGACTGGGACTAATGGCGTCACAATGGAACAGTTCGCTGAGCGCTTCATTATGATTAACGGACGGCCTTTCTCTTTGAACCAGCAGCCGCACCTAAGGCCGATCTATAATAGGTTCTACCCAAAGCTTTTGATCATGTCTGGCCGCCAGGTTGCCAAGAGCACATCGCTGGCCAACTTCATTGTCTATCACTCTTCCGTAACTCCGCACTTCAAAAGCATTTACGTGAGCCCGTCGTCTATCCAGACGTCACAGTTCTCAAACGACAGGCTGAGGGCCACAATCGAGTACAGCCCTACTATTAGACGCGAGTTGACGTCTACCAAGTGCATTAAGAAGGTTCTGCAGAGAACGTTTACTAATGGATCTAATATCCACCTGCGCTACTGCTACTTGAATGCTGACCGAGTCCGCGGTTTGTCTGCATCGCTGCTGTGTGTAGACGAGCTTCAGGACCTGTTAACAGAGAACCTGCCAGTCGTTGAAGAAACGCTGTCATTCAAAATAGAACCTGGCGAAATGAAGATCCAGGTCTATACGGGCACGCCAAAGACCACCACGTCGGCCATGCAGTCCTACTGGGAACGCTCTACTCAAACGGAGTGGCTCGTTCCTTGCAACTGTGTGACATTGCACCTAATGGGGCCTGGATCGTCCAAACAGAGCGAATCTAAGGCCTACTGGAACTATCTTGACGATAGCTCTGTGGGGCCTGAATTCCTGCAGTGCAAGCGCTGCAAGAAGCAGATCTACCCACAGCGGCCAGACGCCACCTGGGTTGACCTTAATAAGGGAGCAAAGTGGAAAGGCTACAGGATCTCGCAGTTAATGGTGAGCTGGATCAAACATGATGACATATTAGAGAAGCGCAAGCATTACAGCACTCAGAAGTTCCACAACGAGGTTCTAGGTCTGCCTTACGACTCAGGCGTTAAGCCAGTCACAGAGTGGGAAATCAGGCAGTGCTGCGATAATGAGCTACAGAACCAGATCCAAGTAGATCCAATTTTCTTTAGATATCCAATTGTAATGGGTATCGACTGGGCTGGCCCTAGTGCTGAGGACCCAGAGAGCTCGCATACCGTTCTTACCTTCGGGGCTATTATGGACGGTAAGCGAGTAACAATCTTCCATATAAAGAAGCTATTGGGCAGAGAGTCTGACTTATCTGTGCAGCCAAAGATCGTCGCCCAGATGATGCGTAACTACCAAGTCCAGCTAGTAGGCTGTGACTGGGGCTTCGGTGCCGATAAGAACGCAGTCCTTAGGGAAGGCTTCGGACATCACAAGGTAATGGAGATCCAATACGTATCGTCCAAGCTAAGGGCCAAATTCGATGGGGCGTCCCAGAGATACCTTGTAGATAGGACCATTATGATGTCCGAGCTATTTATGGACATTAAAAAGCAGAATATTAAGTTCTTTAATTACGACGAGTTTAAAGAGTACGCCGTGGAAATGATGAATATCGAAACTGAGTACAACGAGTCTCGCCAGATAATGCATTACAATCACCAGCAAGGGAAACCAGACGACGTATTCCATTCAATTCTTTATTGCAAGCTTGCTGCCAATTACTATTATCGTGGCGGCACGATCTAATCCTGTTGACGCCCAATAGTTGGGCTGATAAGATATGTCAGTTTTAATAGGAGCATTCTATGCCATCCGAATTAAGCCCTGAGAAGTTCTCTGAGTGGGGCCATCAGGCTTCTCGTGAATATCTCGAGAATGGTGTCCCTCTTAATAAGACAATCTCGAAGCTGGCTGGTGACAACGGGCTTACTCCACAGCAGATCTCAAGGGTTGTTGAGAGCGCAAACATTGATACCTATGGACACATGTTCAATACGTCACAGGATAAGAACTTCCACTTCGACGTGGCGCACCTGAACGAGATCGTGTCTTCCCTAGAAGAAGTAGATGAACCAGCGAAGACTGCCGATTCTTATGAGTCTGCGCCAAGGCCTATCAGGGAAGACTTCAATGTTAATAAGGTGTTCGGCATAGGTTCAATCTCTAATCGCGACTCTGTCCTAGAGAAGAAGGCGCGAGCAGAGAATGCTGTAGATCTAATCAAGGCTGCCAAGCAGGAGATTGCAGACAAGTTCTCTTCAGTTGTTCGCGCCCGCGTAGAGACCGAAGAGGATCTATACAAGGTCGCCAAGCAGATGGTTATGAACGACGTAGATATCAAGGACATCATCTATGCTTGCCAGGAAGCAACTAAGGCTGACAACGACTATCTCCTGACCACCTTTAAGAAAATTGCTCACAAGCTAGCCAAGGAAGGCGTCTATGGCGCAGCAATGCAGCTCAAGACTGCAGAAGCCGTTGGAGAGGAATTGATCTCTACAGACCTTTCCCCAACAACTGAACACCACCAGCAGGTGCGCGTTGTTAATGGCAACCACCCAGTAATCACTTTGGTCAATACTCTCGTAGAGCAAATCTCCGAAGAGGATCGTCTGAGGCATGCGACTCTGCTGTTGGATGGCAAGGCCCAATATGTAACCGAGAAGATCCAGTTCCTTAATAACAGTCTTACAACTGATGCGTTTGTAGATCAGCAACAAGAGAATGCAGGCTCTGGCCTGAGGGGGCATTAAAACATGGCACTGGCCGAAGCACATAAGCAGTTGATGGAAAAGGTGGCCACCAGAAAACGCGCAACCGTTGGCGGTGCCATTGGCGGAGCAATCGGTGGAGCTATCGGAGCAGAAAAGGGTAAAAAGTTAAGAACTGCTACTGGCGCTGGAATTGGAAGTGGGATTGGATCCGCTCCAGGCCTGATAATGGCGAGCAGAGCACTTAAGAGGCATATGATAGATTTCAGCGCCGGTGGAGAAAAGGCTCTTGTAAAAAAATTGATCGGAGCCGGTATAACTGGCGTTGCTGGCAGTGCAGTGGGTGGTGGTCTTGGCGCTTATCTTGCGCACGGGAAAGACACGAAGAAAAAGGGACACACCAAGAAGGCAGAGTTGATTGAGAAACTTGCAGGCTAATGACACCGAACCCAAAGGTCATGGAAGGCTTTTCAGACGAGCTAACTAAGCTCGGAGCTGGATGGGGCATTCCTGGCGCGATAGCTTCTGGCGCTGGAAAGGCCGGCGGTGCGGCCCTGAAGTTCATGACCCACTCTAAGGGAAAGCTCAGCCTCGGAAGGAGCCTTACTAGCGCGTATCTCGGCGGATCCGCTATTAGCGCCGCAGGGAAAGGCATTAAGGGAATCCGTCAGCCATCCACTGGGACGGGCTCTGGGACACTTCAACAGTTTAAGAATCCGTACTATCTATACTAGGAGATATTAATGTCATTCCCATCATCCGTAGAATCTCTTAGGCAGAGCGGGTCTCTTACAGAAGAGGATATGGTAAAGCTATCCTCTATTAAGGAGACCATGCTCGAGAAGCTCGGTGAAGGGCGCGAAGCCTTCTGTGAATTCGTTAAGAGCGAATTTGCAGATGGCGACGAGATGGATGAGGTTACGTTTAACAAGATTGCAGAGGCATTTGAGGCATATGAGAAGATCGCTATTGGGAAGGTAGTAAAGGGTGGCGGGAGAGGAATAAATAGCCTTAAGGCTGCCTTGGCAATAGCTCAGCTTGGTGTTGCATCAGTGATCCCAGCGTCCATTGGCCTTAGCTGGCTTTCTCGTCGCAATAAGATGAAGAGCTCGTTCGATACTGTTATAAAGGCGCATCCAGAGCTTGAGGGAGATCCTAACGTAAAGCAGCACTGGAATGTTCTGACTGATTACGCCCCAGACATCGCCGCCAATCCAATGGTGGCCGGTACTCTGCTACGCCGCATGAAGAACTGGGGCGAGGTTGATCATCAGACAGTTAAGGATCTAATTGCGATGCAAAAAGACATCAATCAGGGACAGGTCGGTTATGGCGGAGCGATGGATCCAAGTCGGGCCATCGGCAGCATCGGGCAGGCGCTTAGCGGAAAGTACTAGCTCAATGTGGACTGAGGCACATGATCATCTTTTTGAGAAGGTCGCTATAAAGACATATAGGGCCTATGAGATGCTCGCCGGAGGCACCGGAAAGAGATACAAGAAGCTTCTTAATGAGCACATGCGCCTTAAGAAGCATCCTAAGGTTGGACATCTTTACCCAGAACTCCATGAGAACACTAATGTCAAAGCTGGGTTTCATAAGGAAATACTTAGAGGCTTAAGAGAGATGAAAGACAAGGCTGCTACAGCAAGCGCATCTAACAAAGATAAACTCAAGAAGAGTCTTGTGGTTGGGGCTGCTGGAGCTGCAGTTGGAGCTCCAGCTGGTTATCTAGCAGGCAAGAACAGTAACAGCGATGTCAGTTGAAGACGCGATTGATAATAGCGGGCCTTACTGGAAGGATAGAGGATATAACGCTAGTCCCGTAGCAGACATTATTAATCCAGAGCGGGCTATAAGCCCAGCATATGGATCAGGAAGGGTGGGTAAGCGAGTGGATAACAAGAACGGAAGAAGGAAGCTTGCTGACATTGTGAAGTACACCACAAAGAAGCAAGCATCCGCTCGTGACACGCTTCTTTTGAAGTTGGCATCTATCGAGCCAGACGAAGACTCTGAGATCACGCAATACGACAGTATTGACGATGCAGTTGCTGGTACAGCTGACGGCGAAGAACTCATTATTCCTGATGGCCCATATGAGGCCACGCTTCCGTATGACATGTACAAGGAATGTCTAGTTGGATTTACTGATGAACTTGTTGGCCTAGATAAAGAAGCCGGTCTATTTGATTTAGCTAAGAGACTTGCTGGAAGGCTTGGCGGGGCTGCTACTGCAGCAAAAGCCCCACAGAGTCTTCTGGCTAAGGGTCTCGCAGCTAAGGCAGCGAAGCCAGCTAGCCTAATGCCAAGAGGAATGTCTTCTGGTATAGAAGCATTTAAACAGCAACCAAGGACAGCCTTCCAAAAGGGAAGACTTGCGGATGCAGGAGACATTAAATGGAGAGGCTAATGAAAAAGCAAGCTACCGATACCGCATTTGCCTGTAAGACATGCGTGCATAGTGCAGCTCCGGCAGAGAGCGCGCCGTGCAATGCGTGTGTTTATGGGATCTTCGAACATCAGTTTAATAACCACGCAGAAGCAACAGATTCCCCTACAAATGAGGGATATGTCCGGCGTGGACAGCCATCAGATGGACCAGAGAAGTTGGCTTCAGAAAAGACCGCAATTGCCCCACTTATTGCCGGCGCTGGCCTTGCTGCAGCAAGAGCACTTCCTGTTATATCCAGGGTAGCCAATATTGCTGGTGCAGCGAGCGGAATAAAGAGCCTAACAAAGAAACTAGCATCTGAGAAATCCGAGATCGAGGAAACTCCTGAGCATCATGCCAAAGAACAAAAGGCGATTAACAAGATCCGCGAGAATGCGAAGCGCCTTCAGAAGCTCGAGGATTCGGAAAAGAAAGCCGAATTCGATGACGGAGAAAACGGCACAGGAAGATTACAGGCTCTTGGGAAGGTCGTGAAAGCAAAAACAAAGCTTGGTGATAAATTCAAGATTAAGACCGCTGCCGCGACTTATGTTGGGAGCGCAACCTCTTACGGTACAGGCAGAAAGAAAGTTATGGAGAAGTTACATAAATGCGCTAATATGATGATGGGTTACGGTGGATCCACAGGTGCTGCCCCACAAATGGGAACAGGGAGAAAGATTAAAATGACAAAGAAGGCTGAATTGTTTTCCAAATTGGCTGCCGGCATTCCTGAGACTCCAGTAACATCTAATGATGAGCCTGGCGATTTGCCACTTCCGACCCACAAGAAGAAACTGCACGCCAAAGTAATGAAGAAGACCGGAGGTCTGGCAGAAGGAATTGGTCATTACAACGCTGAAGTAAGCCGACCTGGTGTCCAGACCGTTCTCGGTGGTGGAGCGGGTGGTTTTATTGGGCACCATCTTGGTAAGCTTAAAGGCTTAAAAGGCGGCAAGGCTCTTGGCGCAACCGTTGGTGGCGCTGCCGCAGGCGCTGGTCTTGGGTACGTCGGCTCTAGGATTGGCAGAGCAATAAGAAAAAATCAGGCGAGATTTGAAGCTAAACAAGCCTCTGACAAGACTCGTGACAATCTTGCTCAGAGGCTTATGGATAAGGAGGCCGGCGGTCTTGGGTCAGCGATTGGAACTGGAGTCTCTCAGCTTGGGAAACTATGGGGTGGCAGGGCTGGAATCACAGGAAAACTTAAGGGAACAGCGAATCTTGCTGGAAGATTTGCCAAAGCACATCCTGTAGCCACTGCGGCTGGGATTGGTGGCGCTGGACTCGCCGCATATGGAGCTGGACACGCTGTTAATAAACTCACTGACTAAATGCTCAAGCTTATTCAGATCCCTGGAATATGGAATGACGGAAGCCCATCTATTGAGCTTCTGAATCCGAGCGTGTTTGAAAAAACAGCCTCGGCATTTCCAGAGGAGACGCTTGAGATTATTAGGCACATCAAGCCTAGGTATGATGGGATCTATGTCCATGTAAACGGGCTTGGCGCTGGAGAGTATTGGGGATCCAACGCGAATGGAGACTTCTTTATAGAGGCTGGACTTAGGAATGAGACCGCAGAGTTCGGCTATAAGACATTCGAAATGTACGCCTACCCATACCAGCACCACCAGAACAAGGATCCTAAGGCGTCCATTGGTGAACGTGTTCTTAAGGCTACATGGAACGATCTGATGAAGCGCGTTGAACTGATCTATTTCATCAGTAGGGACAGAGCCTCTGACCTTGTCGCCAGAATCGAGCGCGGAGAGCATCCTGACGTCTCTATGGGAACCAGGGTGCCCTTCGATATTTGCTCTATCTGTCAGAACAGGGCAAAGAATACATCTGAATACTGCACACATTTAAAGGAGATGATGAATCATGTTTACCCAGACGGAAGGAAGGTGTATGCGATAAACACTCGCCCCAGATTTTTTGACATAAGTCACGTTACGATCGGGGCCGATAAAACGGCTAAGGTGCTTGCGAAGGTAGCCACTGTTCAGGTCGCTTCCAATGTCAAAACGAAGCCGATTGAGATCTTTGGGCACGCAAAGGTTGCTTCAATGAAGCAATCGTCCGAGGAGAAGTCGGCAGACATTGACAAGGAAGTTCCTGCAAAGGTGGAAGGGACGGTCCACAAGGAGTCTCTGGAGCCCGAAACTGCAAGGGCATTTATGCAGACCGGACTTCCAGCTTTGACTGCTCTTGAACAGGACTATCCTTCATGCGATCTGGATCGTGTGAGCACCTATCCAGTTACCGATCTAATGAGTACTTTGGCGCATATGGGCATGGTGTTGAAGCCCCGTGAGTTCACGAAGATTGTCATCCTCAAGACGTCCCGAGGTGATGATATGAGTGATCTTGGCGGGATGAAGATTGGACCTGAGAAAGTTCGGGGTCCTATTGTGATGGTCATGCGTAAGCATGCGGATGAGAGGTCCGGCCTCCGCCCGTTCATGATGAAGCGTGCCCGCAAATACTCTGGTATGTCTTCTTCGGAGCTCGCCACTCTGAAGAACAAGAATACCAAAGCCCTGAGTTTCGACTCAGAAATTGCGGAACCATCGAATAGCACGAACGTTCTTGGCGCTAGTCCCTTCAACAAGAATGTCCCGAGGGCGGCTATTCTTGCCGCACTCTATGCGTTGTACAGAATGCATGTTGGCAAGCTTCCAGTAGAGACCATTGAGAGAGCCATCGGCGAACATCCTGAGTTAATGGCAATGGCGCTAGGTGCTGGCGCAGGAGCTATCACACTCGGGCAACACATGATGGAAACTCAAAACTCGGAAGCGAAAGAAGCCAGCCTAAACCCGCTAAAGAATCCCCTAACCGGTGCAATCGGTGGGTTAGCGGTTCCGTATGTTGTCGGGGCGCATTACCAGCAAGAGCATGCTAAAGGGAAAAAGCTCAAGGGATGGCAGCGATTCGTCGCTAATCATCCAGGCGTTACCGGAATCGGTGGCGCTTATCTTGGGGCTAAACTACCTGGCATGTTGGCCAAGAAGGCCAATGTCAAGCTGAGCAGCGTTCCAAAGGCAATTACGGATGCCGGAATATTCACGCTCGCAGGCAGGCCCTTCGGGCCGCACGCATTGCCTGGAACGGCGATAGATATGGCAATAGGGTACGGTCTCTACAAGGCGTATCGAGGTTTACAGGCTAAGCAAACGAAGAAGGAGGAGAACTAATGCCTTCCATGGAGGATATTCTATCAAGCCTCCTGGGCGAAGAGGGGCAGACAAAGACCGCGGCTGCTAGCGCTCCCGTCTCTGACGAGGATGCCGTTATTGCCAAGGTTGCTGCTCAGCTAAGCTCAGAAGAGGTGGATCAGCTCGAGAAGATCGCAGAGGATGCCGAGACAGAAAAGACGGCTGCCGAAGCGATGGCTTATGGGCGTCTGATGGCTCGTGGTTTCCATGACGAGCTGTCAAAGTTGGCTGCCGATGGTGAGGTAGGGCTCACTGGCAGCATGAACAGCGAGACATCCAACATCGGATCTCGCACAATCGCCAACGGTGGGGGAAACCCTGTCGCGCAGCAGGCTCTGGCTCGTACCCCTCAGGATGGTTCTACCGTTCTGAGCAAGATCAAGTCCAGCGTTGAGGCCCTGCACACTCCGGCCTCGCCAACGGCGAAGGAAGACGCTGTGAAGATGGTTCGCAAGATCATCGACGCCGCTCGTCCCGTCCGTCAGCAGGTTGCGGAAGTCCCGCACAACGGCTAGTTTTGAACAAAGTAGAAAAGGAGGATCTATAAATGAGTCTTGCTGATTACTACAAGCAGACCTTTGGCGAGGCTGCTCCTGCTTCCGAGCAGGAAAAGACCGCCGAGGCCAAGCAGATCGAGTCGATCCTCTCCGATCTTTCGGAAGAGGAATGCGAGAAGCTGGGCCACGCCGTTGATGCTCTTGAGGCCGAGGGCCTGGAGTACGCAACAGGTGCAGACAAGCTAGCCGCTGCGGCTGAGCTTGTTGATGAGACGGATGCTGACGAGACCGAGGAGACCAACGAGGCTGGTGAAGTTAAGAAGGAAGCCTCTGAGGAAGCCGCTACGGAGTGGGAGGCCGCTGGCCGCATCATGGCCCGCGCTTTCGATTCGGAGCTCTCCAGCATTGATATGGAGAAGGACGCTGCTAAGGGCAAGGGCAAGGCCGGAGCCGTCTCCGCCTGGATGTCCAAGATGAAGCGCAAGGCTTCCAAGAAGGGTGCCACAGCTATGGCGTTCGCTAAGAAGCACAAGGGTAAGGGAGTTGCCGGCGCTGCCGGAGCTGCCGCTGGCGGGCTGGCTGGTTACATGGCCGGACGTCGGAAGAAGGATTAACTACATATTTACATAGCCTGACAAGCTGGGAGGGCCTAAAAACCCTCCCAGCCCAGGCCCTGAGGAATATGAATAAGTGAGGAAGATAGCAGAACCAATGACGCTCGCAGCGATAGCAGCCTTTGCAAAAGCGATGGCAGCAAAGGCCGCTATTCCTGTTGCTATAGGTGGAGCCTCAGCATTAGGAGGAGCGTCTCTAGGCAGGCACTTTCTTCATAAGGATCTTGTGGAAAAACAGATTAAAGAGTTGGCTCAGTCAAAACTGCACAGGAACATTGCTTTCGCGGCGATCCCAGCGGCGTTCCTTGCGGCTAGAACAATGACCCAGAAGGGCTATGAGCCAGCCATTGAAAGAAGCCGTCAGGTAATGCAAGATCAGCACCAGGCGTTAAGGCAGCTATCCACTTCGAATCTAGCTCTTTCTGATCAGAATAGGAAGTTAAAGAGCATCGTTACATATGCGACCAAGAAGCCTTCTATTAAAAGGACACAGCCATGAATGAAATTGATCGCATTGTAGAAGCCGCTCTTGCAGACGCAAAGAATCGTCCCATGACGAAAGTTGCGTCTATTTCGGCCACTAGGTCAACAGAGAGCGCTTCTGATGTAGCATCTGAGCTAGAGAAGTTGGCTTCTAGCCTTGAGGTTGAGGCAACATCTAGCGCTAGAGAGACAGCTGCTTTTGAAAAGAAAGCATCAGATCATCGGCATGACCAGATAATGAAGCTGGCTAAAGTCGCTGTTATTATTGACTCTCTTGAAATGCTTGAGAAGAATGGTGGGCTTGCTGGCATTGGCAAGGCCGTTGGAACAGCAAGAGGATGGCTCCAGAGCCGCCCAGCCGCGATTAAGGAATCTATTAAGGCCATGAAGGCTTCAGAGCGCGAGGCACGCATTATTACTCGAGCAAAGGGCACTGGGCATGCTGGCCTAGTCACACCAAAGACGCCTGCCGTTGCAGCAGAAGAGCCTGGATTTATAAGCAAGCATAAGGTTCCTCTTGCCATTGGAGCTGCTGGACTTGGCGCTGGGATGCTTCTTGGACGCAAGAAGGATAAGAATGAGAAAAATGCGTCTCTTGCCCAGAGATTTATCAAGACTTCAGGAGTTGCTAGGGCTGCAGGGAAGACCGTTAGGGCCATTGGATCCTCATTTAAGAGCGTTGGGAAAAGTGTTGGAGCAGGGCTCAAGTCTACTCCTGGCGAGTTCGTTAGCGGTCTAAAGGGAATTCCTTCAAAGTCTGAGGCGGCTTCGGCAGCGGCTAAGGCCAAAGATGTTGCCCAGTTTAGGGCCAAGGTAACTCATAGAGTTAGATCTGAACGGGCTACGGCGGCTGCTGGAAAGCGACGCGAAACAATTGCCATGAAGACATATCGCAAGAGTTTTCCTGGTCGTATAGAAAAGGTAATTGGAACGCCTGGAGTAGACAAATCTACACCAGCAACGAAGGGCAATTGGGCTCGCTTTCTAGAGAGGCATCGCGGCACAGTCTCTGCTGTTGGGGCTGGCGCGGCCGGCATTGGCTCTGGGTATGTAGGATCTAAGCTAAAAGAATAATAATAATCTAGACATAATGTGATAAGTCGGATAATATATGAACAAGACGGCCTTACTAGGAAGATTTCTGAAAGCCCGTGGAGAGAAGAAGTTAGAAGAACAGATATGGAATCTTCGCAAACAAAAATTTCAAGCGGAAGGAACTGGATCATCGATACACGACGTTTTGGTAAAGCCGATTGTTTCAGTATTATCCCGAGTTGGAGCTATCCATCCGAGCCGGCGAACTCAGATGGAGAATGCCATTTGGGATCATTACGGGAGTCCCCTGATAAAGGCCGACGTTGCTGCCGGACAGCAATTAGGCAAGATTCCTCTCGTCGGAAAACTATTCCGACATACAGAGGAGTTCAAGGGGATGGATATAAAACCAGGCCTATTGCGCGGGCTTGGTGGTCAAGAGGTTCTGAAGCACGAAACCTTCAGAGCAACGGCACCGATTGCGAAGGCTCAACCGATTGTGATGCCTTTGGCGGGAGCTATGTACATCAGCTCAAAGCTGGGTCCAAGCAAACAGCCAGGGGTCAAGACAGGAGGACGGATGATTAATCCTGATCTTTTGAGGAAGACGGCCAGCGCAATCCGGTCATTGGAGAGCGATAATAAATCGCTTAAGTCTCAGGTTGAATCTTTGACCAAGGAAGCTCAAGCGACTAAACTCGCTGTCCAGATGATCCAGGATGGCGAATTGGATCCAACCGATCTGTCTATCAAGATAGAGGAGTTGCTCCGAGGGGACTTGCAGATCACAAAAGAAGCCATGGCCTTCACGAAGGCGGCAAAGGCATCAGACCTCGGCCATCTGTCTGAAAGGTCCGTGGAGACGCATACTGCAGATCCTTTGACTGACTATCTCATGGGAATGGTGGGATAGTTCACTTTTAGGCTAGGTTACTAAATAAAAAGGAGGTTTTAAAGAAATGGGTACACTTAGGAATGTAGAACTGAAGAAGCCGAATCTTGAGTCTCTGACCAGGGTTCGGTATCCACTGGCTGTCGGCTCGACCATCAAAGAAGGTGAGTGGTTCACCATTGATGCGACGGGTAAGGCTGTTCTTACTGGCGCTACCCCGAACGGAATGATGTTCCTCAACTTCGAGGACTCCACCAATCCCTCGGTTTCTGACGTCCAGAACGACAACTTCGGCGGCGTAACTGGCTCCATCATCGGAACCGGTGGTGTGGTTGGTCTTGAGGGAATGTATCGCTTCGCTGTTAAGGCATCTGTCGGCGTAACCGGAACCCCAGCTCAGTTCACAGAGCTTACCGCTAAGACCGGCAAGCTGATTGCAGCTGCGTCCGGCGAGGTTGTTGTCGGATTCGTCGAGCTCCCTGTCGACCCAACCGGCCGTCTCCACGTTCGCGCAGTTTCCCCTTACCGCAAGCCCTAGTTTTTGAGTTTTGACCTAGGATAGGAAAGGAGAATTATCAATGGCTAACGAGAGTGGCACTGACCGTTTCGGGGCTAACGCCTCGACGATCAACAGCCTCTTCGGGCAGGCGTTGAACGACCCCGAGGAGCTGGTTAAGCTGGCGGAAGCGGGAGGCGCATTCGTGCGTCAGCGCCTACGTGAGCTTTCTTTCACGCGTAAGATTCTTCCGCCAGTAATGGTGACGAAGAATGACTGTCAGCGTTCCGAGTCCCACGACGGGCTCGTGAAGATCGTCGACATGGAACCTGAGTCCAGGGCTATGCCGATCAGCTGGCGTGGTGAGCCGGACGGTCGCTATGTGACCGGCCCGCGCTACACACTGAACTTCCACACAGTGTCTTCGGAGCGTTTCAACAAGACAGAGCAAGAGCTTCTGTCCTATGAGGCTCCGATCACCAAGATCATCGAAGAGAACTCGGTTAAGGATATCCAGCGTGAAGAGGACGTAACCTTCCTCGCTCACGTTGAGGCGGCAATCGCTCTGTCCGGCAACAGCTTGACTGTTACCGATACACGCGTGACCCGTAACGCCCTCAGCCAGCTCTTCAAGCTTCTGACCGATGACGAGCTCAAGCCTGACTGCATCCTGATGCACCAGACTGACTTCAACGACGTTCTGGCCTTCGAGGCTACCGACGTTGGTTCGCGCATCGCGTCTGAGATCACGGTAGATGGATACAAGTACAACACCTTGATGGGTTACAAGCTCATCACCTCGATCAAGGCCGGTGTTGTGCCACAGGGTACCATCTATGCTTTCGCCGCCCCCCAGTTCCTCGGCAATTTCTTCATCCTGAACCAGACAAAGTTCTGGATCAACAAGCGCGCCAACCTGATTGAGTGGCAGTCTTGGGAAGATATTGCGCTTGGTATCGGTAACGTGAAGGCCGCTGCGAAGATCGAGCTCTCGTAGTTTCGATCTAGTCATGGGGAGGGGGGCGAAAGCCCTCCTCCCCTGTGACGATTAACTATTTACAGAGAGTGAGTCAAGATCGGCTATACCAGCGGTGAAAAATGTCACTAGTCAAAGTAACCAACATTTCCAGAACAGCAGTCGGCTCGCCATCATTCTTTCTTAGGCCTGGGCAAGCAAGTACTATTGACTCTCTGAAGATTAAGGAAGGTGAGCAAAGACTACAGCAGCGTGGGCTCATTACTATTGAGCCTGCAGATGCTCGGCCAGCTCCTGCGGTTAAGGATATAGGTGGCAGGGTAATCCAGCTTGCCGATAACATTCCTGAGCCGTCAGTAGAGGTTGAATCCGTTGGCGTTGAAGAGCCAATGATTACTATTACAACTCCGAAGGAAGAGCAGCCTCCTTTTGCTAGCCAGTCAATCCTCCCTCCGCTACAACAAGAGGAAGCCGCTTCTCCTGAAGCCTCTAAAGAGGAAACCGCGTCTCCTAAGCCGCCAGAAGAAGCCCCTGGAGATCCGCTCTTTTACAATAAGGGGCAACTCGAGGGCATGAAGATGTCTGAGATTAGGGACATCGCAACTAAGTATGGCGTTCAGAAGTCACGCGAGCGCAACATCCTAATAGAGGGGATTCTCCAGAAACAGCAAGGATAACTAAATGCCCGCAACAACCGAAGATCTCCTGGTCGAGCGGGTGCGCATGTTTCTTAGGGATCATCAGATCCTTAACAAGCTTATCAAGGGCAACGAGACCAATGACACCCAGCTCAGGGTGCATCTGGAGGATGCCCTAGATGACTTCAATTTCACCCCTCCCTTGCTTGGGAAGTTCACATTCGACTCTATCCCAAGCAAGCGGCTATTAGTCCGTGGGGCCGTAATTGAGGCGCTGACGTCGGCTGGGATCCTCCAGTCTAGGAATAGGCTTAACTATTCTGATGGTGGGATTACAGTCCAGGTGTCTGATAAGGCTCAGGAATACATGGCCTGGCTTGAGCGCCTAGTCGTGGACTATGAGTCAAAGAAGACTCAATTAAAGAAGACTCTGAATGCTGAACAGGCATTCGGTGGTATCCATTCAGAGTACTTTGAGACACGCCTCGACGATAATCCTATCTAGAGAGCAATATGCTTATCTTTGATAGGACATATATCACAGGGTTCTCAAGGGACTTCATAATCGTAAATTGGACAATAAAGCCAACTAACGATACGATCTCAAGCTTCAAGTTCACTATCTATAGAAGCAGTTCTACAGATGGTCCTTGGGTAATTGTCGGCGACGACATTATCAATGACTTCTCATTCAAGGACGCCTCTGTAGATCTAATTAGCGAGTGGCGGAAATACTACTATAAGATCCGCGTCACAGAGATTGCTATCCCAGCCAATTTCGCTGAGACAGCTCCATTTGTAAATGAGGTCCAGGAGCCAGACCGGATCGCAGAAGAGATTATCCGGCGTAACGAGATCATCCTAAACAGCGACGACTTTGTAGGGAGAGACGTATATGTCTTTATTAGGAAGACATACGGCCAGCACTGCACTGGGTGCTGGGACTACATCAAGCAGAGGAAGGTTTCATCTGAGTGCAGAATATGTTTTAATACTGGCTACGTTGGGGGTTACTTTACGCCAGTAAGAACTCGAATGAATATTAATCCTTCCTCAGATACCGTTAGGCACGCCCAATTCGAAATGCAGCCAAACCAGACAGCTGGCTGGATGAGTAACGTCCCTTTAATTAGCCCAGCCGATATTGTTGTTGAAGACAATATGAGTCGCTGGCGCGTAGTCCAGGTCCAAAAGACAGAGAAGCGGCGCGTCGTTGTTCATCAGACGCTTTTATTTACAAAAGTTAACAGGTCAGATATAGAGTGGGAACTCCCAATCCCAGATGAGGCATTGCTTTAATGATTGGCGGGTGGTTAGGAACTCAGATGGCCATGCAGAAGTGGAATACCCTTTCTGGGGAGGGAGAGGTTCTTGGATTAACCCACAGCGTTACACATCACCCGCTTAGTAGGAAGATTGGTGCCTCGCTGTATAAGTATCGCCCGCTTGAGGCTGCTCGCGTTGGGATTACTAAATTCATTCCTAGCCTTGCCTTTGCCGAATTGGCAATGAAGGCAAGGATTAAAAACCTCGGGACACGAGGGCTTATTGGAGCAATTCCATCTGCTGGAGTCGCAATTGGCTTTATGGCCCATGAGGCTGGCGCGGCTAAAGCTGCAGAGCAGGCGAAAAGGATGGCATCATTTAAAAGGTTTCAAGGCACGCTTGAGCCCATGAACCTAACTCCAGAACAGCGCGGGCACATTTCTGCTGCCTTTACGGAAGGCTTGATAGAAATAGAGGATGGGGTTGCAGGATGAGCATGATTGAGAAGCTCGCCTTTCTTGGTTTCTTTGGGGAAGATCCTGAAGACTATGTCAGGAACGAAGCCAAGGTCCGAGAAATAGCAGCGCAGGAAAAATGGTCATATCCTGCTTCAATAGGAGCTGGGGCTGGCGTTGGTGCGGCTATTGGGATGATCCCAGGAAGCATTACCGGCGCATTTAGCCATAAGTGGCTTGCGGCTATAATCCCAAGCATTACAGCATCAGCTGCTTTTGGAGTCGGAATTGGCACGCTATTGAAAGGCAGGAGAGATCGTCAGATTGATCTAGCGAGAAAACTTATTCAGACCGGCAGGATAAACGAGAGGGTTAAGGACGAATTGATAGCTAGATTGGATACGAAGTAATGCCTCTCCTAGAGAAGCTGGTCGGAAAAGGCCTTTCTTTGGCAAGGCTCCCTGAACCAAATCCGGTTCAAAGATCCATGATCCAAAGCTTTGCAGAGTCCTTATTGGCTAGCACTGTTATTGGAGGCCTTGCTGGGGCGGCCGTATCTCCTGTAGGAACAACCCCAGAAGACACAAGACGTAGGAGAGTATCTTATGCACTACTAGGAGCGGCGGTTGGGGGCACAATGGGAAGCGCGATGTCAATTAGCAATTTACCAAGAGCAGAAGCGGAAGTCTTGGATTTCAGCGCAAGGATGCTGGAGCCAAAAGAATCTCTGTTGTCTGTTACTGGCAAGGCAGTGAAAGACATTGGAGAGGCATCGCTGCATCCAATAAGAACAATAAGGAGCGCCTTCAGTGTTCGCGGTGGTTGATATTCGATCGTCTCCAGGCTTAGAGCCGAGCGAGTTCGAAAAGCAACTTTTTGCGCAAAACATAAAGAAGAACATAAAGCAATATATGGCCACTGGAGGGGTATTCAAGCATCCCACTGGCCGGCTTAGAGATAGCATTAATGTTGCAATTGCTGGCGACTCAATCTATATTATGTCAGACTTACCGTATGCAGAGGTACAAGATCAGGGCTCGAAACAGATTAAGTGGTATTTAAGGACAGCTCAGTTTCTGAAAAGAACAGAGAAGTGGAAAAGGAATAGAATATTAAAGAAGGCTAGCCTTAAACAGCAGTTAACACCAACTGGAAACATATTTGGAAAGAAGTTCGTTTGGACAGGTGTGGAACTGGCAAAGCTTGAGACGCCAGAGATCATGGTAAATAGGGCCATAACTCTGAACGAAAATTCTGGAGGCCGAAGAAATGAACTTAGCTGAAATCGCAAATGAGATGGATAAGATGGCTCGGGACTCCGAGACCAATTATAGCTCTGGTGGGCAGCGCTCCAGCGATGAGCGTTTGAAGGATCCGCCTTCGCTATCTAACAGTAAGAAGAAGGTTAGCGGTGGGGCAGTAATGCCTTTGCACGGCGTTCAGCCAACAGAAGCGCGTCTAAACAACGCCATCAGAACAATGCTTCAGACAGGATCTATCGGCGGAGTCAGCAATAAGAAGGATCTGTTCGGCGCAGCGAAGAAGTCAGTAATGGATGTTTCTGAGCCGACTCCACGGAATGCTGAACTGTATCCAGAAGTAGCACCTCAGGTACGGAGAGATCTATCCAGGCCACAGCCGTCTGATATCCCATTGGCGATGCCGCAGCAGTTTCCGAACGTTGAGGAAACGTCCGATGAACACAGGAGAACCCCCATGTCAGTAGAAAAAGACCAGCGTGGCGCTCTTCTTGGAAAGACGGCATCCGCCATGGGTGCCTTTCTTTCTGAGTTTAATAAGATTGCTGCTGGAGAGGCTATGGCCCTTGCCAAGAAGCTAGCTCCTGCAGCCATTGGGGTTGCTGGGGGCGCTGCTGTGGCTCACGGCCTTGGAGAGAAGAAGCGAAAGCGCCAGCTATCAGCTTTCGTTGATGAGGCGAGGAAGCTGAATGCTGAAGAGAACAAGCATCTTGCCAGGGCTTTCTATTCAGCCGGTGTTCGGGCTGGGCAAGGGGCTAAGTAATGGCACTAATCGATATCGTCTACACAGACTTTAACCTCCACATTGAAGGGGCTGTGTCTGGTAACGCCCCAGCCGTTGTTCTTGCTGCGATAGGGAACAGGGGCCAGGGAAGAGCCGGATACGAAGAGTTCCTGAAGGCCCTTGAGAGTGAGAGCGTAGCATTTGCTATTTACAATATCCATTACGCAGAGGATCTAACTCACCAGGTAATCGTTTATAACAACGGCTAATGTTCAAGCTGACGAAGGACATCTCTAACGGCTTTATTGACGAACTCGAGAAGATTAGCACGCGAAAGCGGAAGAAGCTCGAGAAGAAGCTGATATTCGGAGCGCAGAGAGAAGGCAATAAGAAGCCAGGTTCTTCAATGGCAACGCAGGCAGGTGACCAGCACGCTATTGGAGAATTTGACGATAGGGGCGGTACAGACAAAATAATGAAGGATAGCGAAAACGGAACTGCCCAGGACTGGATGAACCGATGAATATAAAGACCAAAGAAGGTTTTCACGATGAGCTTGAGAAGCTAGGCATGGACCCAATCCTTGCCGGAATTCTCGCCGGAGGCCTTCTTGGTGGCGGAATTGGGCTTGTTGGATCCCACGCCCTGGCTAATCTTATTCTAAGGAACAAGGATTATGCGGCTTTGTTCGCAGGCGGAGCTGGCGCTGTAGGCGGCGGCATTGTTGGGCTTCTTAGGTCGAGCAAATTGTATGACCAAGAAGGAAGCAACAAGAAAGGCCCGTCCCTTGGTCAGCAAGGAATATACGGGCGCGGCCCAGCCTAGCCGTGATTTACACTAGCGCCATAAAAGATCAAATCCTCCTGTTTCTGCAGGACGCGTTTTCTCAGGCAGACTTCTATGATGGAATCAATGAGTACCAATGGTCTGAGGATGCAACCTTAACAAAAGTTATGATTTCAGACGCCTACACAGAGAACCTTGCTGGCGTCGACAAGCGCCCAGCAATTATCGTTAATAGGGGTTCTCTTAGGTGGATGAATACAAGCATCGATCAGCGCGAGCTGATTGATTTCAGGACTGGCAGAGAGCGCTATAAGGATCTAATAAACGCTGAAATGACGGTTAATTGTTTCTCTAGAAACGGGCTTGAGGCTGAAAAGCTAGCGCACCTCGTCTTTGCGTCGCTGCAGTTTTTCGCCAGGGAAATAAGGAAAAACGGCACATTCGAAATTAACAGCTTGGTTATAGGGCCTGAGTCTCTTGTTCAGGCAGACTCTGTAACCGACCTGTCAGTTGTCCCTGTTGCAGCTGGGATCTACATGCAGGACAATTGGGAGAAGACATTTAACGCTCCTGTCATGCGCTCTGCTACAATAACGCTCAACGGGCATGGCCAAGATATTAAACAGGTAACGGACCCATAGGATTCGCTTGATAATGTTTCTATCTAGTGATAAAATCCTCGTTCAGATTCCAGGAGGAGACCGTTAAATGCCGATTACTCCAATTCTTCAGCCAGACGTCTTTGTCGAGCAAGTATTTAGGCGTAACGCGCCGACCCTTGCATCCCCAGATCTTCCCACGGTTATCGTGGGTATTAACAAGCAGATCGAGGTAAAGCAGCTCGCCGGCGCATATGCGAACCTGGCGACGGATTATGCTTATCCGAATCTGATTGCTGGATCTGTGGTTGAGCAGGCTGGCGTTAGAGCCTACATTCAGAACTCATTCGGGACGTTCGAGATTACGCTTGGCACAGACTTCACGGTTGATGCTGATAGCGTTAATCTTGCAGTCAATATTCCGATCACAAGGACCCTTATTAGCTCTTCATCTACCGGAGAGACGTCCGATTCAACAACGCTAATATCGCTTCTTGTTGACGGCGTAACAACTGCAGCAACGAATATCTTTACCTCGGCGACTGCAGCTTTCGTTCTTGGGGATGTCGGACGCAAGCTATACATTACCCCGCGCAAAGCTGGTGTCGCTCAGACAGACGCTGGCGTCTACGTAATCATCGGATTTACATCCGTGACTACGGTTACCGTATCAACCATAACTGGTGGAGCGGTTTCCTTCACCGGCGCGGTCACACTAGAGTTCTATAAGGCTGCTGATTACAGCTCCTTTGTGGATGATCTGGCTGATTATCTTGGCTCTGGCGTTGTCGCTGGGTCTGTTGTCGCGATCTCTTCTGGGTCTGATTCTGGGTCTTACCGTAACGAGCACACCGTCAGCGATATTGAACTCCAGCTGAATATGGTTAAAAAGGACCCATCTGGGGTCGGTTCTATCGCAGTCGGCACCACATTCACGGATGCCTCTGTTAACTTCACAACGCTTGGAATTCGGGCTGGAGATTCGCTTGTCATAATTGATACTCCGACAGGGGTCGATCAGGGTGTATTCACTGTTACTGCAGTAGGAACAACTACCCTGACCGTCAGCCCTGCATTCACTTCGGTGCAGATCACTGTGTCCTACAAGATCGTCCGTAATCTGGCCACAGCCACAAGCGTTCCTTACAGCATTACCCTGACGACTCGGAATAACTCCGGAAACGTCCTGGTAAGCTACATTGCTGTTAGGAACGACCACATCAACGAGTTCCAGACGATCGAGTCCTCAGATGACGCAGAAACAAAGCTTGGGCCGCCGATTCCTGCCAACCCGCTTGGATTCGCGGTGTTCTTGGCCCTTCAGAACACCGATACAGTGGTTCATGCCATGCAGATCTCCGAAGATGGCATTGACGATCACGTCTCCGCATCTGAGGCCCTTGAGGCCCAAGAGGTATACGCGATTGTCCCGCTAACACAGGATCCCGCCAATCATCAGGTTTGGGCTGCGCACGTTGCTCAGCAGTCTGAGGCTGAGAGCAAGCATGAGAGGATTGTGCTTATCAATCGCGCGATCTTTATTCAGGAAACTAAGGTTACAGAGACAGCCGCTGGTGATACTAACATCACCGGTCTTATTTTCACTGACACGACGACTCCAGGAACATTTATTACAGACGGGGTCGTCGCTGGAGATCATGTCGTTGTGACTGTTCTCGGAGTAGAGTCCTCTGCTAGGATTCTGACTGTTGACTCTGAGACTCAGGTTACCCTGGTTTCCGCGCTTCCAATCTCCTTGGTTGGCGTCGATTACAGAATCGATTCAGATCCTCTGGATAAGACAGAGCAGGCCACATTCATTGCTGAATACAGCCAAGCTTTCCTTAACCGGCGAGTAATCAACGTGTGGCCGGACGAGGTTGAGGTCACGTATGACGACGACACTGATGCGACTATAACAACGCAGAACGTTACAGCATTTGTGGCTGGTTACTTTGGCGCGGCAATCGTCGGCGGCCAAATCTGCGGACTGCCGCCAGAACAGCCGTTAACGAACGTCCCAATGACTGGGCTTACAGGACTAAGGAAGTCCAACACTTATTTCAGCCCAACTCAGCTGAATATCATGGCTGGTGGTGGAACCTATATCATTGCGCAGGATGTTGATACTGCCCCATGCTTCGCTCGGCACCAGTTGACGACGGACACGACCACAATTGAGAGCCGCGAGGTTTCGATTGTTAAGGCTGTGGACTTCACCGCCAAGTTTGTTCGCCGGAGCGCAAAGCCTTATGTTGGCCGGTACAATGTCACCAAGATCTTCCTGGAACAGCTCGCCACGGTTCTTGATGGGGTTGGAGAGAAGTTGAAGGCAGACGGGCACTTGAGCGATTACAGGGTTCGTGAGGTTCTTCAGAGCGCTAGTCAGCCTGATACTGTCCTGGTGACCATCGACATCCTTGTTCTGTATCCAGCGAACTTCATCAGGATCACTCTAGTTATTTGATCTGAATTAAGAGCAGGAGGCACTTCAAATGGCTCAGCGTCAGGCTACAACCAGCATTAAGAATTGGCGTTTCTGGGATCAGCACGTCCAGTCTGAACTCCAGGGCGGCCAGTTCATTAATGCGTCTACAATCCTTCTGGCGGCAGGCCCGCCCAGGCTTTCCGATGCAAGCGCTAACGGGACAAGCGTGTCAGCTTCTGACATTGCCTTCCCGCTTGGGGTAATTGAGAACTTCTCGCTATCCCAGAACAAGCAGCTTCAAAGGATGTTCGAAATCGGATCCAAGCGGTCCTATTTCGTCCCAGGTCGCACCGTCGGACAGGTTATGCTTGGACGCGTTCTCTACTTCGGGCCTTCGCTTCTGCGTATCCTGTATGCCTATTATCCTTCTGCCAAGATGGGCGCTAATGACCTTGGTTTTGCCGCTAAGGATCTTGGGGATGGCAGGACGACAAATCTTCTTGAGTTGGCTGGATTCGGGCGTCAGGGCGGAAGTTCAAGCGATAACGTCGACTTCTTCATTAACCTAGCATCTGACCTGTTCGATAAGCCCCTTGGTCTTATGTGCTACCTGAGGGACTCCCAGAACGACTCCTATGGAGCTTTCTACCTGGAAGACTGCTACCTTCAGTCGCACCAGTTCAATATCAACTCGTCTTCGGTTCTAGTGGCTGAAGGCGTGAGCGCTCAGTACGACAGGCTTGTCCCGATCAACATCAAGACAGCTATCGCAACAAACGTCCAGAATCCGACGATCGTAGAATAAGTCTTAGCTAAAAAAAGAGGCGCAGGTCAGGGAGTGTAGAGCCCCCCTAATCTGCGCCTCTTCGTTTAGGTAACTATTACTTAGCGAACTGCTTCGCTCGCATCTCTGTCCGATCAGTCATCTCACGCTCTCTAGCGCTAAATTCTATCTCTCTGAGAAGGCGCTCATGCTCTTTCCGTGTGATTAGGGTGCCACCGCCAGGTTTTTGAACCAAGCCTTTTTTCCATATGGCAACCTCTTCAAACATTGTTGGAGCGAGGATCTCGTTCCTGCTCTTTGAGACCACGTGCTTATGGAACTCATCAAGCAGGTATGGCCACCCCTTTTCGTCCATACCTAGATCGACGCACATGGCATCTAGGCTAGTCGGCGTTTGGCCGTTCCCATTGGCGCTAACACTCGCGATCTCTTCTGGCATCGGTATCCTCCATAAATAAAAGCCACAGTTCTAGATTCTTATCTGCCTGCACAAGCGGGGCAATGTCCGCTTGTATCTCACTGTTGTATTCGAGTGGTAACGCCATCCTTACGGGGGCTTCCCCCATCAAAGAACAACTGTAGCTAAGATTTATGGTTGTGGTACCGAGAGATCTCTTTCTTCTCTAGTCTATCACGGCGGATCCGACGCTCAGCCTCTATGCCAGCATTCTCGATCTGGTAGGCTTCCTTAAGCGCTTTTATCGCTGGACGGATTAAAACCTGTGAGGCCTCGGTGTATTGCCTTAGCCGTCTCTCCAGCTCTACAGATGAGCAAAGGAGAGTGTTTTTCATGGTCTCTTCTTCTTCCTGAATGCATTCTTCCGACGTAAGTTCTGCTTTGTTTTTCTTCATAAATCCAGATGGTTTGGCTCCCCCAGAACCAGTGTCTAGGGGAGCCATCGCCTGAGTTTTCTTTTTGTGGTTAGCTGTTCAAAAACTTCAAAAGCTCAATCACGATGTGCTCTCTGACGCCAACTTCTTCTGGCTGGATAGTATCAGAGTTGCCTGTCCGCTGTCCAGATGTCTTCTTCGTCTTTTTGGTTTTGATGTTCTCAACTAGCGAATTCAAATCGCCCATCCTGCCTGCTCCGATTTTGTGGCTGGCAAGGATCTCCTTCTTGAAGCGGCCAACTGTGACATCAGAGACACCGTAATCCTCGGCAATCTTTTTGCACGCGACCGGCTTGTTCGCAGCCATAAGCTCCGCAACAGCCTTCTTTGCCTCTCCGATCTTGATGCAGCGCTTGACTGACTTCGCTGGGAGCCCCATCTCTCTGGCCACCTTTGAAACGCTGGCACCACCAGAGATCTTCTCAAAAACAACGTCTCTCTTTTCAACTGTCAGCATGCGCGGTTCTCCTTTGTAAATGTGTTGTTTCTAAGCCCTAAAAGTCCTGGACGAATTTAGCTTCTGAAGCCTTTCGAACTGACTCTTCTTGATCTTGAACTTGGCCTTAACGGAGAGCTGCAGGACCTTGTTGTTCCTGATCTGTGCTGGGAACTCGTTCCACTTGTTAAGGACCTTTTTCAATGTAAAGTGGCTTGCGCCACGATCAATATAGGCCTGGGGGTTTGCGCGCAAGCCGCTTACGAATTTAACGCTTTGGAGCTTGCACCTGGCGACTGCGACAGACGACGGATTCAGCATGTAATCTGGGTTGAGGCTTATCAGCTCGAATGCCGCGGTGAGAAGCTTGGCTTCTTTTTGGTAGCACTCTCTGGCCAACTGGAGATCCTTGATGAACTCAACATTTGCATCAGCAAATAGAACCTTTGTGTCGTTTAGCGAGCTTTTCATGTTGTGGACGTTGCCCCTTCTAAGGCTCGTCTCCACATAATGAATCGTTGGCATCTTTGTGATTAACATGGTTTTTTCCCAGCATTCCTATCATCAGAGCAGTCTCTGCACATAGGAATCTGTAGTTCTCCTTCTTGTTTTAGTTTTTCGTTAAATATAGGAACCGTAACCTCTACAAGCTCTGCGCGCTTTTCATGGCATACAGAGCATTCTCCAACGCCTATGCGACGTCTTTGCTCTCTTCTGTCTCGCATATATGTTTAAGGTGCTCCTCTCCATCTGGAGACAGGGTCAAAGAAACTGGGATTGTCTTGAGGTACTTTCTGGCGGCTTCTTCGCCTTTTGTTCTATCAAACGTCCGAACGCGCTCTTCACCATCGCGGTTCAGGTATGGAATAGGCATGTTTTTCCCTCCTATGTTCTTATACCTGTTTCCGCATGGCGTCTAATATTGGGCCTAGGTCTGGCGGGCTATATGTTGGGGGCTTAATCCACTTCCCGTCTTCGCGCTTATAGCCACCAACCTTTGTCATGTTTGAACGATGGACCTCTGCGTCTATAGGATCCATGTCGAGACCACAGACGATTGCAGTGCCTTTTACAACGTAATCTAGGTCACCAAGGGCGTCCGCGGTCTCTATAATATCCCCAGCCTCTAGAGCCAATTTCAGCTCGTTCAACTCCTCTTGGATTAGCTTGATTCTGAGCTCGCAAACATCTTTTGGCGGGATGACTGGAACTTGGCTCTCTCCAAGACCAAATGCACGGTGGAACTCCAACACATTCTTCTGGACCTGGTTCATATTGTTATCTCCGACATTCTCGGTCCTTTCTATTGAATCCTCCGCCAGGCCCCTAGGGGGGCAGGCGGAGGGTTTACTTAGTAATGCTCTATATATAAAGGGAAGCTTCTTCCCTAGGAATACAATGTCGGTCTAAAGCTCAAGAATCTTCGTACGGCCCGAGACATCAATACTGAAGTTAAGTACTCTTTACTTCAGTAGTTGATGTTGCGGAGCTGAGTCTGTTGCGGCCTGAATCCAGCCGAGCTTCTCGGCGCTGATACAGCTTTAGATGATTAACTAATCCAGGTTCATGTTTCTCGGGTGCTCGTGTGAATAGGAAATCGCGAACCGAGGCAAGCAAGATCTTTTCTTTATCAAGAAAAGTCGCAGCGCGCCGAGAGAGCGAGTTCCGTTATGAGCGTGACTGTAATGGCTAGGAGAATCATGGCGCTACGCCAATCCTCGTCAGGAATACAACCTGGATTAACTTATATAGAACCAAAGTTCAAGTGTCTCGGGTGCTCGTGCGGATTGGAAGACCAGGAGTGAGATGTTGAGGCTTTCTCGTCTACTGACGAGGCCGAGACATCGAACGGATGGTCTGGAAACAGAGCATGATTGTGGTTGCTAGGACTACTAACGCGCTTCGCGTTTAGGAAACAACTTTGGTTGGAATGTTCAATGGCGAGATTCTGACTGATAAGAGCGAGATGTTCCCCAGATCTGCTGGGCAGTAATCTGCCGCAGATCTGCGGGTACCATCTCACTTTTTCGTGTGATTGCTTGGACTGTGAAAGCGCTTCGCTTTCAAGAAACAACATTCCTATTGGCATTCAAGAATCCAACTGATCTTGCACCTCGGGAAAGAAACTTTCTTTAACGAGGTGTCTCGTCGTATCCATGCTTCGACTGTTAGGAGCGCTGCGCCCCCCATATACAATGCCATAAAATCCGCCATTCGATGGAGGGGTGTTTCCCCTCTTGCTATGTCGGATGTGAAAGCTCGCTAGAGCCTCACATCCCCATGGAATTGTTTCTACCTATTGAGATAACAGCGCTTCGCTGTTTTCATTGTAATTTTACAATGGCGGGTATTAATTCATATTCTAGATGCTGAATGATAAAGACAGACGAAGTGTGCACTGCGGTGGAGCGTACTCGCTCACCGAAGTGCTCACTCGGCTGGAGTATCGGCTTGCACAATCTTCGTCACGGCATGCTGCATGCCTAAGGAACAATATGAATTAATTCAGGTTCTAGTCTCCGGATGCTTTGGACCGCGTGATATCGCCGGCGGCTTGTACTCAGGCCGCCGGCGTTAGCACGACGGACTGAGCATGGAAGATATCATTTGAACAGGCAAGCTACTTGCCCAAGGGAACAACCTGAATAAATAAATAACCTCAAGTTCAAGAATCCATCCAATGGTCCACCTGGCTTGCAGCTCGAGTTGGTACTCCTACTCGAGCTGTTTGCCAGCGTGCGTCTTAAGCTAGAAGGCGATGTATTTAACCGAGCTTCTCGGTCGTATTACAACTTGAGATTTAGGACTCGGTGGCCGCCCAATAGGCTGCTAGAGACCTGATGAGGTTCCCTAGTGAGGTCATCATCCCCAAGCCCCCGAGATAGATTATTTGGCTACTAGGCTCTTATACCGCATTCGGGCGCACCCACAGGCGGATCTCGGCCCTAGGAGCGAGACGATCCAAACCCATTGGGAGCCAATGGACTTCTTCTATTAGCGAGTCATCAACAATGACCCCAGCCTGTTTTAACTCCAAACAGTGAAAAATCGCGTCCAGAAGGCCGCTTACGTCTCTACGGCGTAGATCACCATTCCAGTACTTTACTTCGATCCCAAGGCTGTTTTTGGGCATCCTGACCCTAGGAATCTGGGGTAGCACTGAATCTCTCCAGGCTTTGAACTTTGGATTGGGATAATGGATCCCAGTCCTAGTCACGCCCATGTTGTTCTTGCCGCCAGAGATTACGCCTTTGAGGACGAAGCGGACTTCAGTTAGCTCTGGCCTTTGCCTTATTGAATCAGCTAGCTGCTTATTATATAAAACTCTAACCACTTGTCCTTGCTTCTGTTATGAGCTTAGACAGCTGTTTAAGTAGCATTGTCTTAAGAGCTTGCTCTGTTCCAGATGAGACGTTAAAGAATATAATATCGTACGACATCATCTCTTGTGTGAATTCGCACTCGCTTTTGTTCGGGATCTTGCTCTCTTTTATCGCCTGCTTTAACAGCTCTCCGAACTTTGGCTTCGGCTGAGAGTAGATGTGGAAGATAAGCTTATGTTCAACATCCCCATTTGGGTGCACAACGTCATGGGTGCCCCACTCGGCCTTATATCCACAGACGTCTTCAGTATTAAAGCTAACCGCAGCGCTACTGATGTTAAAGTCCATCTTTTCCGGCCTCCCAAGCAGAAACAATGCTGCCGCCTAGCCCTTTTCCGCCGTTATAGAGCTGCTCGATCTCTTCTTTAGATAAGGCTCTCCGTTCGCTATTAATCCATTTGCCATCGACATATAACTTTAGCGTCTGGTTTCTTGTATCAAAACACAGTTGGCCTTCTTGCGGGCTTTGAGGATCAAGCTTAGATAAATCCATTGTCCAGCCGGTCGGAGTTATTGTTGGCTGAAAAGGATTAATTGGTCCACCGGCAATGGGGCCTATCCCTGGATTGTAAGGACGACCGATATGCATCGGCGGCAGTTCGTTTGTGTTAGGCACTGTGGCTATGTATGGCTGGTTTGGGTGTCCGATTCCGGTGGATCCTCCACCAGCTTGGTCCCAGTCGCTCTGATCAAAGAAGTGGTGGTGGCTCTTCGAGCATTCATTCATATGCATTACATGAATCTCGCGCTCTTCAATCTCATCTTCGAAATACAATGGGATTGGATTAGAGCCGATATTATCTGGGAGACAGTAGCACCCGCATTCAAGCTTTGCTCCCATTACTGGGTCAACCCCAGTCATGAACGGCTTGCCATCCTTATCGAAATCCTGCATGTATATTGGGATCCCAAAGCAGTAATAGATCTTTGCCATTACTGTTTTAACCCACATCGCTGATGAGCTATTTGAACTGCCCCCAGTGATCTGGAACGACGTGCTGCTATTCCCAGTCCCAGAGCTTATGTGCAAATTATAATCGCCAATATGTGCTGTGGAGCCGACTGTCGTCATGGCTAGCTCCTCTGACTCATGGGCCACATTCTGAGCTCTTTGTATCTCTCGACATAGGGATATCTGTCTGGGAAATCGAGTTCAGACTGGCCTTCGGTCGCGAAGCTTGGCGTCCTATAAACGCATGTCGCGATTTTCCATTCTTCTGAAGATGCGTGATGTGTCTGGTCGTGGCACCTTCTACATAGAGCAGCCGCGTTCTCGAGGGAATTGTTTCCCTGCCTAGAGCGGTACTTCTTATGGTGCGGTCCATCGCCATTTCTGATTGGTCTCCCACAGCACTCACAGCACCCATGGAACTTCTCTTTCAGGGCTTCTCTTACTTCTGGCCCGAACAGTTTATCCAAGCTGTAGTACCTTCGAACCATTTTTTAGATAGCTGGTCAGAACAGACCCAGCCAGTTTCCTTAGTGTAATTCCTGTGGACGTCGCCTCTATGCGAAGCTGCGTCCGGAGCTTTGGATCTATGAAAATGGTCATAGTACCATCGAAGCCATTACCATCAATTTCATAATCGCCTCGATTGGCTATGTAGTGATTGAGAGCTCCTTCGATGTAGGTTCTGATAGACCTGCATTCAGAGGTGAATGAAGCGGATGCTAGATCCCGTTTCCGTTCCTTGCTAATGGCGACGGAAATCGGGACCAGCCCGCTGATGCGGTAAAATTCAGTCCCTGAGGCTAAAGGCTTTTTCTTCACTAGGAACACTATAACCTAGTGAAGTCATGTAAGTCAAGGAAGAGCTGCTACTTCTTTGGCTCCGGCCAAGCGCGTCCGCAGTGATTGCAGATCAGCTCGTGCGTGGAGGCAAGCTTTGTGAATTCCTTCTTCGGGGCTTGATTCTCGGCGCAATGGCAGGCCACTGCGTACTTTATCATCCCTTCGGAATCAGCTTGGACGTGGTCTGTTCCCATTTTGAGGCACCTCCGGCTTCGTAAAGTATGCATCAAGCCCCTCTGCCTTTGCAATCTTTAATTTCTCGTCGTCGCTGACCTGCATCGCATGGATCTCTCCAGCCCTTTCCGTCTTTGCTTTTATGCTCTCGAGCGCCTTTTTAATGATGCCTTCGTTGATGGCTCCGCTCTGCTTCAGAGCTTCATATAGAAGAGTAACGGTGAATGATAGCCCACCGAATTGATCGCTGACCTGCTTGAATGCCTTATCAGTCCTCATCGCAAGAGAGATTATCTCTTTGCGCTCTGGGGTCGCATCAAGCCACTTGTCACTAACCGTCTCTTGGTCCTTCGCTTGGTCCTTGTTTTCCTGTGTCATAGCGCTTTGATACCCTCGCTCTTATTACGCCTTCGATCTGCTGATCTGTGATAACTTTGTTTGACTTGAGAGTGTCAAGGATGTCCTGTAGCGCGATCTCCAGTGTATTGATTCTTGTTTCAAGATCCAAGACATATTGGTGTGTTTGTGGATCGTTAAACGCAAGAAATGGGTTTGGCTTCATAGCTAAAACGGCGGAGGTTTTACCCCCCGCTCCCTAGATTAGTAAGGTCTTGCTGCATAAGATTGTTGAACCTTCCGGTATGAGTGTCTCCCTGTGTTGATTCCGCTTCCTCGAACAGAATAGCGCCATCAGAGGTTCTGGTGAACGGACGGATTTTCATAATCGGTTCTTGTCCGGTCCACTCAAGATTGAACATGAGGGCTTCCCGTCGATGCGGATCTTCGCTAGGTGGGACCAGCTGACTGGTCTGCGACAAGGAAGGTTTTGAGTACCATACTTCGCTGACGAAGCATAGCCCCTGGAGGTCTTGTCCATGCGATTGCGCAATGGACTTTAGCAAAGATGCAGCAATGTCCTTACCCGCCTCCGGTGGAAATTCCCCAAGATTGAAGAATCGAGATACATCCAAAAAACGGACCTCATCCTTTGTAATAAATATGGCGGTGGCAGGAAACTCTTCCTTGTCACCGCACTTGATGAGGGCTTGGTCTATAAGAACATTATAGACGTCTTCCCCGTTGTTTAAATTTTGGAATTCATCGATATCGTCTCTCTTAAGGATTTGCACCGGAAGTGCCAACGCTTGCGGGCCACAGCTAGGATCACACTTGTGATCTCCAACCAACATAGCTGCGACTCTTGCTCTTGTGAGCTGAACAGGAATTATAGACATGACCGCCCACGCAGCGACATCCAACGCTTTGTCGACTGGGAGTGTCCTTGCGGCATGCTGGATGATCTTCTCGGCCTCACAGGCCTTTTCCATCATCTTCTCGGGATCATGCCCGAACTTCTTTGCGACCGCGCAGAGAATAACATCATTGATCAGTTTTTGTTCGCCGGTCTTCTCTTCTCCATCCATAGGACTACTGTTACTCCTTGCTGTCTTTCAGCCAATTGGTGTCCTTCGGAGCTTCTTGAGCAGACTTTTTTGAGTCTTTCGTGTTCATCTTCTTGATGAAGTCTTCGCCAGCCATTGACTTGGCCGTCGTTTCCCTGGATGCGTTCTGCGGCATTGGAAGAGGAACGATCTGTGGGCGAGCGCTCCTGTCTGGATCGTTTGATTTCGCGATAAAGCTGAGCTTCGCCGCCACCCCACTACGCTTTGCATAGCTGTCAAGGAAATCTGAGAGAAGCGTCATGCATGTTGGGTCAAGGTTCTCTGCGAGAACAACTAGCCGCTTTGCACCAAAAGCGTCTGGGTCATCGCACGGAACATAAAGGACTCCGCCGCCCTTAAGAAGCTTCCTGTTCTCTTCTGTCATCGTGATGGCTGTGTTCTTGCTCATTAGCTAAAAGTCTCCTTCTATATCAAGTGTGCCCAGATACCTTTCAAACTCAGTTTCGGATATTTCATCATCGACAAGGTCGACATCCTCATACAGAGGCTCCTGCGCAGCCATCTCTGGCATATCCGCGGCCTTGCTCGCCTTCATGTGTTTCACTAGCGCTTGGCGCTCTTTTATCAGTTCTATCCTCTTCTTCGTAAACAATTCATTCTCACTTTCGGTGAGGATAAGGACGTCGACATCGCCCCATGTGCACGCCCCGCCGCTAACCAGAGACCAGTAGCAGATATAGTGGAGTCGGCACAGCTCTCTCCCAACAGCGAAACTTTTGCACCCTACAGAAACGCACCTTGAGGCAAGCGTTCCGTTGCTGGCTGGAACATCGGGCTCGTGGTGTTTCCCGTTGAGCGATTCAGTTTCTTTGTTGCGCCTGGATCTCTGGTAGTGTTTCGCACATAGCCCATGTGCTCTCGGCCTGAGGCCGCATTCGTCTTCTTTGCATTGTTGGTAGAATCCATGCTCCTCAGAGGGCGGAAGCAATTTGCCGTGCCGGAACACCTGCATGTAATGTTTCCGGCATAACTGTTTAGCAATTGATTGCCTTGTGCAAATGGTGCACGACTTGATCTCGGCTTTTGCTACGGCCGTTGCGCTCATTTTACAAGCTGATATTCCCAGGCGTTTGAGTTCTTCGGTTTCCGACCAACAATGCTGTGCCCTTTCCGTCTCAGGTCGGAAATCCTACCGGTGTGATTTCCGATATACAAGTCAATTATTTCTCTGTAACCATGCCACCCGCCGTCAGATAGGAGATTCAATAGCAAATCCGTCTGGGTAAGTTTCTTCTCTTTCACTGCGAATTTCATGTCGTTTTACTCCTTGTATCATGTGGTTGCTTCTGCCTTTGCCTTCACGCGTCGCGTGCGAAGTTTAACGATAATAGAACCGATTGCGTGCGCTCTGCACTTGCCAGGACGCTCGCCATTGTAGGTTGTTGGATGCGTGTGTCGCGACAGGTGGAACCCTTGATCCCACAGCATCTTTGCTATTGGCCATGTGACCATTGTCTTTCTTCCTGATCTTGTGTGGATCCTGTGCGCGTCTGTTTCGATAACTTCTTTTGGGATTTTACGGTCTTCTAGAAATTCGGTCACTTCGTCCAATTCGTTATCGAACGTGATTCCTAGCCGTTTCACTTTAAGATCTCCAACAGCCTCCATACGCTGGAAGGCGAACCCAGCCTTGCTCCTCTTTGCTAGTTCAATAGAATCTGGAACGTCCAATCCAAGAATTAAGGCTTCTTCGACCGTTGGATTCTTGGAGGCTCGTCGCTTGTCTTTGTTAGCCAGCGCCGCCGCGCGCATCTCTTTGCGCTCGTCCACACGCTCATTCTTTCTGTTGATTCTGGAGAAGACCTGGGCTTGCTCCTCGAAGACAGACTTCTTTGCTTCAAGGCGTTCTATTGTCGCCTCAATGCCAGCAATGGCCGTCTGGAGAGATTCTAGATCCAATCCCTCAGGGATAGTCTCTTCGTATAAATCAGATAGGCTCTGGTCCTTGACCTTTTCCTGGGGCATGGATTTCTACTCCGTCGTCTTTGTACTCGATGAATTCCTCTAGCTCTGCCCCCGTTATGATCGCGGCAGACTTTAAATTTAGGGATTTCATAAATGCTTTAATCAATGCTTCGCGTCGTTCGTCGATGGTTAGTGCGGCAACGTCGTTCATAACAGCAAGGATTGCGGTGTCGATCTGCTTGTTGTGTTCGACGGCTGCCTTATTGAAGTCGCGTGTGGATGCTTTCTTTTCTTTTATCGCCTGGCGCGCTTCCTTCTCGAGAACCTTTAAAACATCCAGCGTCTCTTTGCTCTGATCAAAATCAACTACGATCGTGTGGATTCTGCAGAAGCCAAGAAGCTTCTTCCAGAGACCAACATGCTTTACCGGTTCGCCCTGCTTCGTTTTCCATCCAGAGCTTTCCCACTTATACACCCAATCGCTCATTGCTTTGTTGAAGTACGAGCTTTGGGAACGGAGCGAGATCTGGAGCGGCTTGTCTGACGTAAGAGATTCAATCGACCCAAGCGCAGCCAGGAGATCCAACTCCCCAGGAGACGTGGTTTCTCCATAAGCGCTCTGAGTTACATCCTTCTCGCCAAAGATAGTGCGGCTAGCCCATGCGCCAGCTTTGCCCCTTTCGGGGCAGATCTGAGTTGTGTAGATAGTTACTTGTTCCATAGTATGTCCTTATACCTGAATTTGTTGGTTACCGCGGCCAAGTTCAACAGCGCTTATAACAGCCGCTGAGACGGACTGGCATATTGCTTTATGTTCTTCGATTGTTGTTGGCATAACAGAGTCCACCCAGACTCTATAACCATGATCACTAAGTTCCAGGGATATCTGGGTTGTCGCCTGAGGGTTTAACCTGGAAGTGCGGCACCTCTTCAGAAGGGCCATGATCCGCTCGTTTCTTTTCTCGAGCTCTGACTTTTCGTTTGCCATCGAGATCAGGCTCTTCATCAGCTCCTTCATTATCAATTTCGAACTCTTCTTCTTTGGTTTGTTTTTCAATCGGCTTGAAGCCATGGGCCTCGCTCTCTTCGATGAGTTTTAACACCCTGAGAAGCTCAGAGTCTTTTATATCTATGTCGCTATATGGCTTTACAATTTCTCCGCCGTATACACGAACAAGCCCTTCATCGTGATCATCAATGCAGAAGTCTGGCCTAAAGTAAATCCCAACCTCGCGCAGATGAATTGCATATAGGCCTTCAGGCTTCCTGAAGAACCCGTCCGCTTCTAGGTTGTTCCAAAGGGCCGCATCAGAAGCGTTTTCTTTTCCGCGTCCTGACCACATGAACACTAAGTGCCCCTGCCGGCGAAGCTTATCTATAACCTCTTTGGCATGTGGCCTTAGTATTCTTGTCTTCGGTTCTATTAGGGTGTCGTCGACATCAAAGAATATATTCATTATAGTTTCAGGAAGAAATCTCCCTGTCCTGCTGCCGCTTTAATAATAGGCTCTTTGATTGTATCAGTTTTGATGCTTGGCCTGGCGATAGCGTCTGGTTGTTTGACTGGTGCCGGATCTGGTTGTCGTGGTTGTGCTGCCTGAATAAGCTTGTCTAGCTTTTCATTCATCTTGTCCTGAATCTTCCACACAGCGACATCGTGCTTATCGCACAATCCCCAGCCAATAATCACGCCGGTCTGCTCATCTCTGCATTTAGGCCAACAACAGCGGAAATCTCTATTAATACGATGCTTCAAGCCTGCTTTTTTTGCGGCGTCTTCGAATGTCGCTCGTTTGTCGGTTGGCATGGTTACCCTACGGCTGACGTTCCAGAATCTTCTGGTGGCGTGAACTTCGCCGGCTCAGCTGGTTGAACCTTTCTCGGGCGGCCTGGCTTCCGCCTAACGAGAGGATCAGTAACGTCTGATCCCACCGACTCAGGCTTTTGAATAACAGGATTGTCGCCGAATTGTGTCATCTCGTCGATCTTCTCAATCATGCCAATGTACATCTTTTCGAGCTCTTTAATCTCGGATAGCGAGAAGCAGTATTTTCTGAACATCGCGTCGCCTGGATTTAAAGCGTCGATCGGACTTCCGTCCTTATCAAGGATGTCGTAATAAACGGAAACAATTCCGCTCATTACCTGTATCCCGCGGATACCGAGTTTTTCAGGTCTTGGGATGGGCATCTAAAAAGGGATTTCGTCTTGTGGGATTTCTGGTGTGGCCTGAGCAGTCTCAGTTTGAGGTGCTTCTGGGTTGCCCTCGTCTCGGCCTCTTCCGCGATTAAGGACCTGGAAATAATCCATGATTACCTTAAGCTTTTGGCGCGGCTTCCCGTCTTCTTTGTTTTCCCACTGGTCAAGATGTAGCCGCCCCTCAACCAGGAGAGATGTACCTTTCTTTGCCCATTCAGCAACGCGCTCGGCATTCTTTAGCCAGCACGTAATATCGACATAAGTAACCT